GAAAATTTAATTTCACCGACATCACTTAATTTCATTTCATTTTCAAATAAAACGTTATTACTATCATTAAAAGCCATTTGTTAACAAACCCTTTCCTAAAAATAATTAGTATGCGAATATTTTCTACTCACATACTAATTATATTAAATCTACAATATTTTGTCAACGTCTAACCGTTGTTGGTCTACCTTCAATTCTATACAAATCGCCATATTGCGGAGATAATTTATTAATAACTGTTGAAGTCATATTTAAATTACCAATAACAAATACCATGATTTCTCCTGTATCAGAAACAACAACGCAATACGCACCAATATATTTATTGATTGCATTTACACAATCGTCAAAAAATAAATTGAAATCTACATTTCTGAATTCAATTCCACCATCTTGAAATACATTGCAATCCTTAGATACTTTATACTTCGTTACTAAATTACAGAAATACGAGTCATTTTTCAACATAAAATCATTCATAAATACCATTTTTTTATTCAAATCTTCATTCGCCAACGTTTGTTCCATGTCAGAGAATACATTTTTAAGAACAATATTGTTGTTATCAACGATATAACCATACGTTAATCCACCTGGTAAACTATTAATAACATTTTTTCTGATGATTTCATCATTATTTTTTCCAGTTCCTAATGTAGTAATGAAATATTTCCAATCGGTTATTCTAGAAATCTCTTGAACTTCCGCTTTCATTGTTCCTTGATATGGCGTGTAATTATACCATAAGGACAGTAATTTATCTTCAGGAAATTGATAACTAACAACAATTGGTATCTGAATAATGGTGTCTTTTCTTGGTTTATTACCTTCATTAAATATAATGGTAATAAATGGTGTACCAAATGATGCATCAGTAATTCTTACTGTTTCTGTATTGAATTCCCTTTGGTCTGTTGGATTACCATGCTCATCATAGAATATTTCTCCATCCTGATAGCATTGTACATAATCATTATGTGCAGAAGTAACATCACCATTGGCATCTAATGTATTATCTGTAAAGGTAAATACTGATTTCAATACACCACCATGTATAGTTCCTTCCTCAGAAGGGGTTAAACACGGCAATGTGAACACATTATTTATACCATCCGCAACAAATTCTAACGTTTTACATCTGCAAACATTTGTAATTAATGTTTTTGAATTCAAATCATAGTCAAAACTATAACCTTCTGTTGCCAATTCAAATGTGATTGTCTCTCCAATTAATAATGCCGACTGTAAATAAACTGTAAAATATAAATCTTCCTCACCAATTATATCTGATGGAGTTCTAGTAACTTTTTCAATTTTTTGAGCATTGCTACCAACAACACCAGCTATTTTATATCCATATAAATGCATAGGAATTCTATATTGGTTCGTTCCATCGCCAGACATGTTATAATAAATCAATCTAGCATAACATTGTTTTCTATTTCTATGACTATTAGAAATATCATATGCACTATCTTCATTGCCTGAAACTTTTCTAGGTTTTAATAAAGATACCTGCCGTGGATATTCATTGTTTATATCATTAAACGAAACTTCTTCTGTTAAGTTTAATTTATAATCATAATTATCGGCTTCCTCATCATATTTTACGATTGAAGCTGATAAAATTTCTGTTGGCATATCTTGTCCACCACAACCGTTTGACAATTCAATCGTAGCCTGAACAATAATCTGTTCTACTGTTTGGTCATACGGTTTAAACATTACGCTATTTGTTCCAATTCCTGACCATAAGCCAACAACATTTTTCCCTGTTAAATCATAAACTTTTTCAATTGATTTTATCAACTTATCAGAACACAAGTTAATATTAAATGTTTTCAATGAAGATTTTTTATCATATTCACAATGAAATATTGTATCTTTTTGTGTATAAGCGTTATCACTATAATTATTAACGACAGAATTAAATGATGGCATTAATAATGTATCTGAATTAATAAAATCTGTTGGAATCATTGGCCAAAACGTATTTTTAGCATATCCATACATACTTCCTAATAATGATAATATTTCAAAATTTTTAGAATAACCAATAAACTCTTCAATCAAAAATCCTTTTTCAGAAGTATTTTTTGAATCGCCAATAATAAGGTTTTTTGCAACCAAATGACAAGGCGCACAATCACTTTGCGCTTTTAAACTACCGTTAATATATAAATAAATCTGTCCATTTGTAGGCATTGGGTCTTCTGTCCATGCAAGTCTAATATGATAATATTGATTTGCTTTCAATAAATCTGTGGTTAAATCAACCACCGCTTTGTTTTCAACATATTCACTATTCATTTCCTCATAATTAAATTGTGACAAAATAAATTGATTCCCTTGTTTTTTTAGTTTTATTATTGGTGATTGAGATTCATTAACCAATGTAATTATGGTTTGATTAATCGTAGTATCATTACCATTCCAAAAAGGTTTGAAATAAAAGTCCATCGTTCCCGTATGGGAATTAAACAAATATTCAGTTGAGCTATTATGAATTCTATAATTTAACGAACGATTACCTTCAATAACTGCACCAAATCCGCAAATAGAATCTTCATATCTAACATTACCCTCTACCGTAATTGGATTATTTATATCATATGCAGGAGATAACGGAATGGTTGTTTTATTAAATGGGATAATCAATGTGGCAGATGGGATTGTAGAATAATCCATGTGTGCATTACCAAACTGTATTCTTCTCATCTTCTTTGTCTGCACAGTTGATAAATCATTATTGAACAGTTTTTTAATTGTTTCATCGCCCAAAGAGTTTTCATTATAATCTGAAAAGCTAACGGACTTCCTCAAATCCATAACATCATTTTCATTAATCACATCATATGCCAATTTATCTGGTCGCATATGATTCATTAAATCACCTGTTTTTGAAGAATCATTTACAATCACCATAGCATTATAAGATGGTGCACCATTATAATTTTCCAATGTATATTTAGAAGAATTACGTCTTCTTATCCTAAACATAGGTAATGCGAAAACATACTTTCCATACAAAGTTGATGAATTTATATCATAATCTTTTCTTCCTGCAACATATAAATTTTTATCAAAATGAAAAATTTCATCTTTAAATAAATCATTCGTTGCTTCGCAAAATGCAATATTAACATTATCTATTCCACCAAATTGTCCATTAGCTTTTGCAAAAACCCTAGAATAATGTACAATATCCTTATAGCCTAACCCTTCGGGATATTTATTAAAAGCGCATTCGTTAGCTACTTTTATATCCCAACACAAAACCACACGCCTAGAGGTTTCCTCTCCAACACGCTCATCCAATGCAGGAGTTCCTATATCATCACCTTTAACGTAACCGTATTTCTTCGCAGAACTGCTACCTTTAGCAATTTCAAACCATACCTCTAAGTATACTAAAGTATCATCTAGAGAATCCTTTTGAGTTTCCCCTAAATCAATCAATATATAATTATCTAATTTATTATATGTAAAATTTCCTTGCGCATTAATTTCATATCCATTAACAAATGCCTTAAATGGGGCAATTGCAATTTTATTAATTAAAGTCAAACCGTTTTCAGTTGGATTATAAATAATTGGGTCTCCTGTGAATTCCTTTTGAACCAACTCTGTAAATCCACTATATATAACTTTTCTAATAGCATTCGTTCTAGCGTCTTCTTGCAATTGTTGCATTTCATTCAATTCTGTTTCAAGAATTCCAATATCATGACCGAATCTTATCTGTTGATAACTAGACTTGTTATTGTAATTAGAAAATTTTTCAAATTTATCCAAATCAAAATCGCTCCTTCCAATTTCTTTTTTCATCTAATAATAAAATAAACCCACATCAATTTTTTAATATATTGATGTGGGTTTTTATATAATTTTTAGAAGGTTAATTTCCAACAAATTGTCAAACGAGAATTATCCGGTTTGTTCCAAACCTTAAATGTTTTATAGTTGAACATGTATCCACTATCTTTACCTGCACCAGCATTCCAATCCTGTGCATCTCCACCGAACAATCCCATTTCTGTCAATGGGCCATTAGCTTCATTTTCATAAAATGTGGTGGTCAATTTCAAAATATTCGTTAGCGTATTTACTTCATTTCCTGCTGCATCAACAAAACACCATGAAGTAAACGGTTTTCTATAAAATTCACCAACCAATTTAGTTGTTGATAATGTTTCAGAAGGGGGGTCTTGCAAATCCCACTGAGTTGTATCTACATTGTTTGTTTTTTCGTCATAAGGTTTCGTAATGTCCTGAAGAATACCAACACCCAATGCCAAATACTGCAATCCTCTATCAAGGAAGTTTCCCTGAAAAGCTGGTGTTGTTGCACCCGTAATAGCACCTGGAGCCATTCTAGCTGCCATTAGTTCTGAAGCTTTATCAACAATAAGGTTTTGAATTGTTAACTGTTTCTGCATTACACCGTTAACAACCTTTCCATTCTTTATTTCCCCACCTTGATGCAAATACATTGAAATCTGACCAGATGGCTTTTTATTTTTTAAATAATTTTCATTAAAATTCATTTATTTCAAATTCCTCTCTTATTTAAATTTTACAACAATATTCGGTAAAATAATATTCATAGGTACGTTTAGTGTATCATAATATTCCTCATACGGAATATCATTAAACACTAAGCATTGCACTGTTGCACCTGCTGAACCTGTATTATATACTGTAAAAATATCATCATTATCAATATCAGCATACAAATCGCCAATCGAACCCTCTTCAATTGAAGAATTTGTAGTCAATATTGGTGTTCCTAAAGATAATCTATAATTCTCTCCAAACTCCTTTGAAGAAATAGATACCCCTTGTTGCCCTGCTAATGTTGCATTAACATAATTAATATTTTTCCATGTTTTGCTATACATATCAATTACAGTCCATTGAAATTTATTTCCTGTTGTTTGAACTACATTTGATTTCTTATCTGTAGTAATACCTGTATTATAAACAATAATTTGGTTATCAACGCATTTTACAAAAATTTCACCATTTCTACCATTTGTGTTTTCTTTAGCGCAAATATGGATAAAATATCTATCATCATCTAATTTGAAGGGCATTGTAATAAATGTGCCGTCCATACCAGAAAACGTACCCTCTCCACTATAAACAACCTCATTATCAATCAAAATGGTTTCTAAATTCATTTTTAAATTTCTTGTGCCTGTATTATATACTCGGAATCTTTTTGCCTGTTTTTCAACAAACAAATCGCCTATTTTACCCTTATCTTCCCAATCATAATCTATCAATGTAGGAATTACAGTATAATCTTTATTCTCTAATTGATGTCCAACATAATATTTTCTTTTACGATAAATAATCTTTTTATCTTCATCATCTTCGTCAACCATTGCTCCTGCTGTTTGACCATACTGATGAAACATTTCAATACCATAAATTTCTTTATCATGAATGGACGGCAAATCATATCCCAAATTTTTAATAATATGTGATAAATTTTCCAAATCTTCCGTCATTCTATAAATTTTATTTTTCATGGAAGTTTCGTCTGTATAATATTCAGTTAATGTAGTATAAATCTTATTATATTGTTCTTCCGATAATGGAGCTAAATGTCTCAAATCCGTTATTTGGTCATCATAAATAATATTGGAGAATTTACCATCAGGTCTATCAGATTTTGTATTTTCATCAACCCAATCAACACCACCAAAAGGATTATATTTTTCATCATAACCTGAATTATTCAATCTCATAATTCTAAATAATGGGATTGCATAAACATACCCATCTATTGTATGAATAGTTGGATTAGCTATTAATCCTTCTCCGGCAATAAATAAATACGGGTCATTTTCTGACTGTTTATAAAAATATTTTTTTGCTCGATAACCATTTTGAGCTAAAGGATGTATGCTTTCATTTGGTTTCCCATCTGCATCAACAAACCCCTTACTATACTTGTTATCAAAATCTTCATAATGTGAGATTGTCCATTGAAGCTGGATTCTTCTACTCGTTTCAGCTTCAATTCTTTCATCAATGATATTAAAGTCCATAGGGGAGTTAATATCATATCCGAACATAGGAACTTTATCGTTTTTCTTAAGTTCTGAAAACCAAAATTCAAGAAAAACAAAATCATGTCTTACATCACCTACTGGTGGATTCGGCAATCTTATCGGAATATTTTTTTTCGTTTCGCCAGTTCTATAATATTCATGATGTGTTAAAAACCCATTTACAACCGAATCAAATGGTGGTAATTCAAATCCATTCAAATTAGTTGTATTATTATTAATAATCTTAAAACATTTTTCAAGGTTATTAGTTTTATCTATTGTTAAAATTCCACTTTTTGTAATTTGTTTTAAAGTTTTTGCAGCATTGTCAACATTAAGCCATTGAGCTTCATTTACCTCACGTTCCATAACATAGGCATCAGAACCCACATTTAATGCAACAAAATGTGTATTATCTTTCCATGTTCCCTTTATTGGTTGAGAAAACGTAGGATTATAATCTGGCAACACTGAACTTTGTGTAGTCGGCATTTAATTCACTTCTTTCATTTTTTCTACTAATTAAATAGTACAATTACTGTTTTTTATAGCAAGTTTTATTTGAATAGCACCTGATACGCAGTTAATATTGCATCTTCATCTTTTGAATTCTTAAAACCAACATAAACAATTTCACTATCTGCATCATTCTTAATACTTTTTTTGCATTTATAATACATTTTTCCATCAAAAGAATAGTAGGTCATTAATTCACTATCTGAATCATAAAACACCGAAAATTCTTTTGCTCCCTTTATTTTAATCTCGTTTGTTTTAGCAATGCCTTCAGGTCTAATTTTAATATCATGCTTTCCTACATCAATATTTTCACTATTATTCAAATCAACAAAATCTGACATATTAAACTCAAATAACATACCATCTGTATATTTAATTGTTGATAACATAACTTCTTTTTTGAATGTCATCACATCAATTTTTGAAAAACAACTTGGGTCATGAATAATATCAATTGTTTCATTCACTTCAATATTTTTAGTTAGCGGTTTTGCGTTTTTGCTGTTATTTGTTAAAACGCCGTTTTTATCAACATACCATGGATTTCCTTTACTATCTTTTTCTTCAATCCAATATGTACGCTTAATTTTTTTTTCTAATCCAACAACACTATCTACATAAATTCCAGAAGTAAATGGTTTTATGGCGTTTGAAACCCCACAAGCCATATTACTCCCTTCCTCAAACAATACATACATATGTATAACCACCTATCATTAAATTTTACTGTGTTTTATAACAGTTTCTTTGCCCTTAGAATCAACCGTATATAATTTCATATCAACATCTTCTTCAATATGTTTTTTATCAAACAATTCTTCTTCATATGCATCAAAATATATATATGTATCTTCATGCATTCGATACTTAATACCATACCTACTATGATTAATAATTCTATTTTTTCTTCTACGTGGATTTTTAGAATATGTCATAGTTGTTTCATTTGTATAAGGAACTAATCCATATTTTAACTCTCTAAAATCAAATTCAACTAATACTTTTTCTTCTTCTTCAGGTTTTTTATAAATCTCATTCCAATCAACAAATGCTTCCCACAACATTTGTGATTCTCTCACCTTATCATATTTTTCATGGTCAAAATATTCAAATAAAATCCACAAATCGTCTTTCAACGCATATCGAATTCCTGTTCTAAAAGTATTAGTTGTTCTGTTTTCTGATTTTATTATATTTCCGTTTGCATCATATTGTAAACCACCATTTGTTTTTAACGTTCTATCTGTAGAAATAGGCTTTATTCCAAACTTTGCTTCTTGAAGATACATATCCAAACTAACTGTATATTCATCTTTTGGTTTCTTTACATACCTATCTTCATAATTAACAACCAACCATGGCATACATTCCTCTTTTGGTTTTGGAATATAAACACTTTCCGTATGAAGAACATCCACCCAATCTCTATCATATAATGTATATTTTGGCGCAATTGGAAATGCAGAATTAGTATTTGTACTTTTTTTACCATCAGCCGTAGCTTTCAATACAAAATCATAATCAATATTTTTCCATCCATAAACGTTACTTTCTTCAAAGTCACGTTTTTCAATCAATAATTTATCTGAATTGCTAAAATCTTCTCCATATCGTTCTTTATACCACTCTCTATAATTTTCTTCACCAACCAAAACAATCATGATAATTGGTATCGTATGAGCAGGTCTTACAATATTCGTTATTTCTTTTACATCACTATAAACTTCATTTATTTCAGCCGTGCTATCTATTGATTTTTCGATTTCAACAGTAAATCTATACTGATTATCCCAATTAATATCCTTATTTAATCCATAATGCGCATAATCAGTAAATAATTCATATATATGAACATCAAATCCTGTATATGCCTTTATTGCTTTTGATATGGAATTTTTATTAGCCCCAGACAATAAAGACTCAATGATTCCTGATACAACCTCACGATACTTCTCTTGACTCCATTTAGTTTTCCATGGAACGCCAATCAATGCGCCAAAATTATTATAAATAGCATCTCCATGTGCAGTAGATAAGTACATGTTATCTTCTAAAATGCCTTTTTCGTAATTTGCGTCCCCATATTCAATACCCAATGAACGTAACAATTTTACATAGTTAATATCATAAACTTCTTTGTTATAATCATCTGGAACCATTTTTAATAAATCTTCAAAACATCCCTGATAATACGCCATGCGTTTCTTTACTTCTGCTGAAACGTCCTTTGAATCAGAAGTTGATTTTACTAATTTTTCTTCAACAATAATAAAATCATACTTTTTGAAATTAACATCTAATGGGGTAGTTATTTGAACTTCATTACCATTAGGTATATACACTTTTCTATTTAATGCAGGTTTTAATGTAACTTTGTTAAAAAAACTATTATTTGGAGTTAAAATTCTCTCCGTCTTTGGAAAAACAACAGAAATAATTTTATCTCCTGAATCATTAATAAACATTAAACTATCAATAGTTAAATCTTTTTCATATGGAAGTTTACTCTTAATTAACAATTCATCTGTAACAATTTTATGATAGTCATAAAGTTTATTTAGAAGAAAATAAAATTCTTGATATGATGGTTTTCTTTCATTACCTAAATAATAATATAAAATACCATATGTGTTTTTTTGAGAATTTTTATCTGTTATATCATAAAACTCATCAACTAATTGTTTTTTATAGGGAACAACATTAATTGCAAAATCATTAATATATTCTCTTAAATCACGATAACCTTGCAATTGCATGTCATTTACGCTTGATTTATCAGCATAATGACCCTGTTCAGTTGATAAAAATTCAATATCTAAATTAAGTCCATTCCTTTGAGCTTGTTCAAGCACTCCAGATTTCATTGCACTTATTATTGGACGAAAAGTTTCATAATCAAATTCTCCAGAACTTTCATCCCCTTGAAATGCAAAAAAATCAATGTATGGCAAAAAACCTGCTTTTTCTGTCAAATCATATTTTGAGTTTGTGCCATATAATTCGCCAGTTGCTTCCGCTAACCAACCCGTATGAAACTTTTGTTTATCCTCATTAATATACGTTGATTTCGTATATTCATTAATCGCCGTTAAAATCCCTGGACCACCGATTTTTATATCACTATACTTATTATGAATAATATCATGAATGTATTTTAGCATTTGTACATATAACTCTGGTGGACATTTTATCGCGCCTGTCTTATCAATCTGTTCAGGAACAGTCATAATTTGCCAATATTTTATCCATGAATATTTATCAATAACGGTCACAGCATATTGAGCATACTGCATATAATTAAATGATGTAATGATTGTTGGAAATTCAAGTTCAATCACCATATTCAATTTATATTGTCCAACATACTTTTTATATTCTTCAATGCGTTGATTAAAAGGCCATATATCCCCATTAACACCACTATTCGCAAGGTATAATGAATTCGAGGCATCTTTACTAATTTGAATTGTATCAATAACATCCGTTATTTTTAATTTATTCACATGTAAAAACATATCTTGTAGCTTTGATTGTATTGCTTCTACACCAATCAAACCTTTATATTCCCAAGTTTGACCTAATAAGTTATCTCCATTTTTCAAACAAGTGAATCGAATACCACTTCTCAATTTTTTTCACGACCTTTTTGTTTTTAACTATCTAAAGTATTTTCAGATATAACATTAATTTCAACATTATCCAACATAAAATACTCATTTAATTCTAATTGTATTTTTGCTTCCGCAATTTTATTTTTTCTCGCTAATGACACGGTACTCAAATCAACTCTGGTTACACCCGTCGTTTGTCTTGCCAACGCAACCAATTCCGAATTCTCAATTGAACTACCCATAGATTTTAAATTATTTACAAACGTACTAATATTCGTTGCTATTGTATTTTTGATTAATGTCGAATCACTATCTATATCACAATAAACATCCATCATTATTTGCAAATCAACCCTATTTGCTTGTCTAAGAAGTATATCCGCTGTTAAAATTCGTTTCGCATTCATTTCTTTTTGTAATGACAAAATTAATTGATTATAATTATATTTTATGGCCAACGTATCTCCTTCTTGAAGGATATCTTTGTTTATCCAATGGATACAGTCCTTTGATAAAATGCTTCCACCAACATCATTACCCAATTGCGAAGTATATTTTTCATCAGAATATGTTGTTTTCACTAAAGCATAATCTGGTTTTGCGTACACTCTTAAATATATTCTATTTTTTTTCTTAATAAAAGTTCTACTATTTAATCGTTTATCTACTGCAATTATTTTATATGGTTTACCATTATAATAAACTTTTTGAAACATAGGAGCAATATCATATTTACTAATATCTTCAAATGTTACTAGTGACCAATTTATAGAATAATCAATATTCGTTAAATATTCCCTTGCAGATTGAAGTTCAACATCCACTTTTTTCTTCAGTACCTCAATCTCTGTGGCATCAACAATATCCATTGGATAATAATTAGTGTCATTAAATGCATCTGTTATTGAAAAATCCCAAAGTATATCTTTATAATATGTTTGAGTTATTTTATTCGCTGTAGTCCCATATTCAATTTCATAATTTTCTGCATTCTCATACGTTTTACCAGAAGCCAAAGACGAAATTGAAACAATGTTTAATGTTGGTTGGTAATCCAAAACTAAATCTTCTGCGCCTTTTTTTAAATATGTAGATGTTATTTTAAAATTCTTATCAACTTCTTGAATTTGTCTACCTCTAACCCAAATATCAACCATGCCACCCCTACCATATTGATATTCTTTTGCTGAGTTGATAAATCCACCATCTCTAAACATAATTGAATCTGCTCCACCAATAACAACTGCATCTTCAACAAAATCTTTTTGAATGATATATTTCAAATAGCCATTCTTTGTGCAAATTGAAGCTCCCAATATTGCCAACATTATTCTCATTTTTAAGCTTGTATCATTTTCCTGGTCTTCTCCACCACTACAAGCTATTGGATTAGATACTGCAACAATCCCATCAATATCTCCACTATACGTTTCTGTTATCGTACCTGCTGAAACATTACCGGAACTTCCAGCAACAACGCTTTGCACTTCACACTCCAAATATTTATATCCCGTACCTGAATCTATAGGTAAATTATTATAAATATCTCTATTTGTCGCATATGCAGAATCTAATGTTTTAAATACTACCTGGTCAGAAGATGCTGTTCCGCTCGTTGCAATCTCAAAATTTGCAGGTATATAAACCTCTGTTGGCAATGAATCCATTGTCAATTTTGTTCTATTTGTATTTTTAATATAAAATCTAACTCTACCAGAAGAATATGTTGCACCTCTTCTATATGTAAAATAATTAAATCCTAATCTATCCAAATTATAATCAGAAGCCGTTAAAATTGATTGATTAATTTCCATCAATTTCAAATCTGTATAAAAAGAAGCTAATTCATCAGCTTCTGGACACACTAATACATCACTAATAAATGTTCCTGCTTTAGAATCTATTTTTTCATCTTTATCATTAATATTATTTCTAATAGATTGTCGTATCTCATCATATGTACGTTGTTTAATCAAAAATCTCGCCACCTTTTATAATAGAATCGTTTGTTCTAAAATCTCGTTTGAAGTGTTTTTTATCACTACCGAAACATCATATCCTACATAATAATTATCTACTTTTATTGACTCGACACCTAACAATATTTCATCTGTTGTCATATTATTATATGTATCACTTTCTTCACATTGTAAAAACCGTAAATATTCTAATGAAGTCCTTATCATTAATTGAAGTTTTGGACTAGTTAATTTTGTTGATTTCTGTCCAATTAAATCATGTATTTCTGAACCCCATCTTTCAAAAAATGGATTATCACCTTTTACATCATTTATTATTTTCAGCATTTCCTGCTGAAGTTTTATACTCCCTGTTGCCAAAACAGCTTGACCGGATTTATCAAAAGCTATATCATAATAATATCCTTTACCTAAACATTTTGGACATTTTTCAGGCATATATTGTTTACCACCTGTATAGTGGTCACATAAATTAAATATTTTTACATCATAAGACATAACGTTAACACCTCAAAATATCAATTTCCATCTCCACGACCATAATTTGCATTGAAAGATGGAGCATTCATTGTAACAGCAGAAGGAGAAACTATATTTGTCGTTTCTGTATCTAAAACCATTGAGCTTTTTCCTTTCACGGACATGCTGATATAATCCTCAAATATTCTAAGTCCTGTGCCGTTTACAGAAATTTCTATAAAACCATTATCTGCATCCAAACGAATCATTGCCACACAATCTTGTTTTGCGCTCATTGACCCATTACTATCATCTCTATCTTGTTCCCCCGTCTTAGCCCACGCTCTTAAATCCAATTTATTACTCCAACGATTATGAATATAATTATTTCCAAATCCTTTGGTTAATATTTCTCCCGGTCTTAATGGAGGATAACACATTTTATAATTTTCGTTTAAATAACCTAAAATCATCGGACGATTGTTTTTTGCAAATCCAACAATTACTTTAGCACCAACCGGCGGTAAATAATTTATTCCGCACCAATTAGTCGGTCCAGACCACAAAAATGGATATGTCAAGTCAACCGTCTCTCTTGTTGAAGTATTTCCCATTTCGTTTAATGTTCTATCCTCTGCATTATATGAAACATTACCATTATCAGATTTTCCCTCTCCACCTATATTTAAAATTCCACTACCTAGTCCTTCAAATCTTAAACAAACCTTACCGACATTCTCATTCACCGCATTTGTTGTGTCAAGCGGATTTAATCCAATTGGCGAAATTCTATTAACAGTTGGATTATCAATTGTGGCGATTCTTAAACATATATCATAATTTTCATCTATGCTTGCTTTTTTTGTTTGACCATATTCATGTGGTATAACAGGAAGTGCTTGTGGTAACAAAATTCCCGTTTTTGACCAGTCTTCTATATCCATTTCTTGTTCTTGCGCTTTTATTTCTTCCATAGAAGTTTTTATCATAACTAACATTTCCTTCCTTATATATACTCTCTAAAAAAAGAATACATCAATTTATTTGATGTATTCTAATCAACTATTTTTTCAGTTTTTTCTTAACAACATCTTTTGCCTTTTTTGAAGCTTCTTTAACCTTTGTTTCAACTGCTTTTTTTGCAGAATCTTCTATTTTTTTCTTTGCCTTAAATGCGTTAAAATTATCAATCTGCGCATTAGCACTTTCAATGTTTTTTACTGAATCTGTAATACTAGACATCGCTTTCGATATACCTGCAATATTTCCACCTCGTAAAGCACTAACGGCTGATACAATATTTTTTACATTTTTGACCGTAGATATAATGCCTTTTATGGAATTTATTTTTGCTTTATTTGCATCTATTTTTCCTTTTATATCATTAACCGTGCCTTTGATTTTGTCTATTAAACTAGAAGCCTTTTTTTTAGTATCACTTACTCCAGCCTTTTTATCAACTTGTGATTTTGCAGCTTCCACTTGTTCTTTTTCTTTGTTTTGTATAGTTTGCGCTATTGTTTTTGGCGTTTGGTCAGCCATATCATCACTCCGTTATAATTTTGTAGGTTTAATATTTGCTTTATTCATATTGTCTGTAATAGTTTTATTCATTTTGGCAATCATTTTATTGGAATATTCCTTAACTGCTTCTGATTCCACCTTTGATTGTAATGGCATCTTTTTTAACATTTTTTCAGAATATTCTGCAACAGTTGCAGCATTTTTTGCTTTTTCTTCTGCTGTTGTTGAATCATATTCTTTATATGTAGCTGATGTAGCATTAGCATTTCCTGTTTTTCCTTTATAATTGGGGTCTATAGCTTTTATGCTTGCATCATTTTCTACTGAACCAGACTTTGACTGCTTAGACACTAAAGCCAATGCACTTGAGCCTGTTTTGATTGCATTAGCAATACCAGTCATTAATGCTGCCGTTGCTGCAACTTTTGTTAAAACTCCTAATGCCGGGACTTTTTGTAATTTGCCTATAAGTTTTCCCATAACATTTGAAGCTAATACACCTAACGCTCCAGAAATAACTCCACCCAATCCGCCATTCAACAATCCTTTTGCTTTATTTATCTTATCTTTTGCATCATTTAGCTTGTTTTTTGCATCATCAACTTTTCCCTTTACGTTATTTATTGTGCTTGTTACTTTTGCGGTTACGTTGCTTGTTGCATTTTTAACAACATCTGTTCCTTTTTTTATCGCTTCTGTTTTTGCTTTATTTGCTAATTGATTAGCTTTACTTTTTATTTCTGCACTTTTACTGTTTTTTGCTCTGCTATCACTAACTGACATAATTTATCACCTAAAATAAAAATTCAATTTATACATATCTAAATTAACATTATAATCCTTTGCAAGTTTTGCACATTGAGCTGTTGCGGTATCACCTAGTTGATTCATTTTTTTCCCTAAACTAGCATTAAATCCATAATCCGTTGCTTCTTGTGTTTTTAACCAACCGTCTGGAGGATTTTTACCATATTGTTTCTTATACAATGCAATTGCATATGATTTACTCCTTGCAAAATTAACCTTGACCATTTGATATTCTGACGTTAACGATTGCAAATCCTTCCATTCTGATGAACTTGCTAACAACTTTTGGTTTTTAATACTATTAAACTTATCCTCAACACCATTTTGCCTGTCAAGATTACTAGTTCCGCTATCCGATGCCATTTCTTGCGCAACACTTGTTGCTGATTGTTGTTCAACCTGTTTGTTATTACCTGTCTGTTGGTCTTCTTTACTTGTTGTTTGCGATTTTTCTTCTTGTTTTGAACTAGTTTTTTCACTATTAGTCGTTCTTGCATTTTTTGCTTCACTTGTATCAACGGTTTTTATGGTTTTTGCCTGACTTCCTGTTTCTTTTGTAATCACTGAATCATATGTTCCATCTTTTATTGAATTCGTAATTGTATCAGTTACTTCCAATTTACCTTCCACATTATATTGTTTTCCATTTGTTACTTCATTTGTTGAGCTGTCAAAATCACCAACAATGCAACTCGTACTTACAATCTTTCCCTTAACCGCATCACTATATCTTTCTGTTGTGGTAATAGCTTTTTCCTTACCATTCTTATCAACTATTTTTTTAGTTATCGTTTTTTCACTCAACATATCATCTGCAATTCTTTCAGTTGAAGTTTCGACAACATTACCGTTTGAATCTTTGATTATTTTTTTTCTTATGCTATTAGCATTATCAATTTTCTCAACATATTCAGTTACAGCATTGTCCCCATCTTTATATTCATATTTGGTAATATTTCTCCCATCATATTTTTCTTTTTCATCAGCCGTCAAATCCTTTTTATCGCTTTTACTTTCAGGGAAAGCATTATCTGCACCAATATCAAGAACATTAGGTATTACAATTGATTTACCTTGTTGTTGTTGCAATTCCAACTCAAATTGAGTATAACTTATTTCCAAAGAACTTCCAAAAACTTCTGTATTTAATGCAATAATCGCGTGCATTAATTCTTCCGCTAATAACTGCGCCCTTGTTGCTTTTGGAGCAGATACTTGAAAATCTGGTGATTTCTCAGCAAAATCCTTCCTATCTGCAACATTTCTAAATTCACTTCTTGCGCCTTTATCTGTAGCTTCTTTTTGCATTAAATATGTTATACATCCTTCAGCATGTTCTTTATATGATTCTACGCCACCGTTTGTAACATTTGCTGTGGTTTCAGAATCCCAAATAAAATCTTTATCTGTAGGAGTCTTTTTTAAAAATACCCACGCCGTTTTATCATTATCATATAAATAATATTTAAATTCATACAATAATTTTCCTTTACCATCAATCATTTGATAGCATTTTCCTGTAACTTCTGAGGTTCTTTTCACCCAACCATCAGCATAAGTTTTCTTATCCCAGGCATTTTTATCCTTCAAAACAATTGTTGAATTTTCGTCAGGAACAGCTTCACTTGCTACTTCTTTCGGTGATAATTGACTTTCCGACAAATCCACTTTATAAACCGCACCTAATATTACCATCAACGTATCACCAGGTAACACCAAATGTGATTGTGTATTTTTATCATATTTTAAACGTATTGCCTGTAATTTACCTAAGTCAGGACAATATCCCAACATTGGGTCATAATACGTTTTATATAATAACAGCATATGGTCTATACATGAAGGTTTACCCATCATTCTTCCGCAAGTTAATGTCAATGTCATAGTCGATTCTTTTGCAACACCAATACTTCTAGAAATTTGTTCAACATAATATATTGATTGTGCATTTGTTGTCATTGCCAACTGACTTGCTTTAACCCCATTATAAGAAGAATGCATTTGAGTAGCAGCACTAATTGATTGGTTCAAATCTCCACCAGGTTTTACATCCACTAAATCTGTTTCTGTATTTTTTGATTTATCCCCTGCTTTTGCATCAGTTGCTGGTTTTGTATTTTTATCTGTTTGAGAATCATTATTTTTATCATTTTTTGCTGATTCAGTCGCGGTTTTATCTGCTGTTGTTTTTGTTGATTTTTGGCTATTTTCATTGGTTTTTGTAACAGTACCTTCTGTCGTAACCGCTGTTCCTGTCGTAGCATTAACAGTGGTCGTTTTTTCAACTGCTTTTGGTTTACCATTTTCACTTTCCTGTTTTACGCTAGATTTTTCTAACTGCTGGAAAGAATCCCATACAGGTTTTAATGAAGTGGAAGTTGTTTCCGCAAAAGTACCTGAATTTCCGTTTCTACCATTTGCAATTAACGTACTTTCCATTGCACTTTTTTCTGTTTGTGGATAAATTGGATTGTCTGGATGTTCATCATATGCAAAGAAACGAACTGGATTGCCAATTTTTATAAATGAATCTTCAATCATATTCATGGTTGCAGAATTTCTTCTAGCCAAAGAATTCGCAACCATCATAAATGCCAACATATGTGCATTTTCTTTATTACCCATATATGGAAAAGTAATAGTGTTTGGCATTGGTCTACAACCAAAACGAATCATAGACGGAATATCAGGGAACACCCTACGCAATTGTTCTACTGGTCCACCTTTATCGAAAACACCAAAATCTCCCTCAATATTAACTTCATACATATTATAAATTCCTTTATCTGTATCAGTTAAACTGAAAGACATAATATATTCTTGTGGTATTTCAGGAATAAGCGCATCTGTTAATTCAGATAACGTATTATCATAATAACTTCTAGTAACATTATCGTATTGTTCTTGTGTTTCAGGCGGTAATGAAGAATCTTTTGTTTTGCCATCCTTTGACGATTCTAAAGTAAAATATCCACTTTTTTTTGCTTTAGCTCTTAACACAGATATACTATCGGTATTATTATAATTTATCTGTAATGTTCTACCAACAAAACGATATAAATCAGAAGCATTTGACTCCGTTAGATTTGAGCCACCATCTGTTGGATGCTGAAAAACTGTGGCATTTGAACTAATTATTTCAGGATATCTATTGCCATCATTTAAATATGTTGCAGCTAAATTCCATAAGGTATCTCCCTCAACAATTACATGAGTTGCAAATGCATTTCCAGTTCCACCTGTACTTTTTTCATTAGAAACATACGTAGCTAATTCATTCGTCTCTACAGAACCACTCATCATTTCCGCACCTTTTTGTGGCAATCCTCCAGTATGTGCCAATACTGTAGCTGATGCTTTTGCTTTTAAATATTCTGCATATTCAGGCGTTATTTTCTTTACTTTTTTATTAACGTCTTCTGAACCATTATCAGTTTTTACACCTTTTTTCTTATCTGATTCTGCTTTTTCTTCTGCCTGTTTTTCTTCTTTTTTAACTAAATATGTTTTTGAATTAACTGCGAAATATTGCTGAACATCATCAATTTTAACTTGGTCTAATAATCCACCTTCTAACTGATTTAACCCCATATTATTTTTAACTAATGCATTTACCCCCAATGCATAATTTGGGCATTTCAAAACAATATTTCCTTCTTCATCAGCAAAAAATTCTAACAACAATTTCTTTGCAGCTTTATTACATTCCTGCAATCTTTTCTCCATAGTTGCAGTAAATAATGACTCTGAACTTGTTTGTTTTAATTGATAAGTAAACGGAGGGAACTGAATATTTTCAATTCTATCTTTTAAATACCATGTAGGTATACCTGCATCTAAACACAATCTTCGAATAATCCAACTTACTGGTTTACCTGCAAATACATTGGTTAATGCCAAATTTCTCCATGAATATCTTAATGCCTCTTTTTGTTCATCCGAAGCCTTTCCTGCACTTTCAACCCCTAAATGCTGTGCAACCGCATATGGATTAAACAATTCAAACGTTCCAAAGTGTTTTGTATCTTGTGCAGAAAATCTCAAATCTAAACCATTTGAGCCTGATGCTCCAGGTGTCATTGAAGGGTTCATTGTTACATATGATAAATCTAATAATTTCAGCTGGTCTGACCCAGTAATACTAATTGTACATCCTGCTGTTTTACCTGAACTATGAGTTTTGGTAACTGCATCAATATAACCAAAAAATATTTGATTCATTTTGAAATCGCCCGTAGCACTATCTCTTTCAAAATTAGATTTTCCATATACCCAAATTTCATCCATTGGTTCCCAGTCACATTTTTCGGCAACCTTCCATCCACTTACTTGATGGTTTTCACCTAATCCCTCATTTTTGTTACCGTCAGTGTCTCCAGCATTTTGTCCTTGTGTTAATGGCAAAATTAATTCATATTTATCTCCATTCGGTTGTGTTACATAAACCGTTCCTGTAATGCCATCATCATTTTTTCTTGTTTTGAATGTTGCTCCACCTAATGATTTACCATCATCGCGATTCCAAAAAGATTCACCAGTCTTATTTGCTTGTGCCAATACATCTTCATTATTTTTTACCTGGGTTGCATCTGTTGTTGTTCCCATAGAACTAGGATTAGCAACATCTTTTGCTAATTGCGCATTATTATCAGGGAATTCACCACTAACCATTGTACTTAATGTTGGCGTTCCTGCTGAAACAACAGAACTATGTTCATAACAAAAAACTCTTTCTGCCCCTTGTAAATCAATCTGACAAGTACCCATTGAACCAGCAATACTATGCGACGTTCTTAATGCAGTAAAATTATCTAATTTATATGTACGAACATAATGTCCATCACCAATTTGACCTGCCTCATCGCCTTTTTGCAATGTCATGTTAACTTGTGCATTTGCTGCATAAAATAATTTTTTCCTGATTAATACTACATAATCCTGTTTAAAATTAACAATCTTTATATTGCCTGTTCCAGAAGCGTATTGCATTTGAGTACCTTCTAGAATTTGCGGATAATCATATTTTTTAAAATTTGCTCCAGAAAGTATATTTTTTGACATTGACCATACTTCTGAGCCAGCAACCTCCCCCGGATTTGAAAAGTCTTCGTCATTTAATACCTTCGGCTGGCTATCAGAAGTCTGTTCTTTTGCTTTTGCTTCCGCATCTTGCTTATTTTTTGCAGGGTCAGAATTTTTTTTTGTATCCGTTTTTGTTTTATCAGTTGTTGTACCAGTTGTTGTATCAGTATTTTTATTTTCTTCTGCCAAAAAAATCTACTCCCTTCATTAATTTGTCTTAGTTGCACTTCCACCTTGTGTTGGTGGTGTTGTGTTTGTAGAGCTACTTGTTGATGTACTTGCTGATGTACTTGCTGATGCGCTTGCTGCTGATGCGCTTGCTGCTGATGCGCTTGAACTTGTATTTTGGGTTGATTTATCACTCTTCGGTGTAAATAAATTATTCATCACCGTACCTGCCAATACTGTTGTAAATAAATTACGCAATGAAGCACCACCGCCAGTAGCAGTCGTTGAAGTTAAATCAGGCTTATCTACTTTTACTTGTCGTGTAACCGTAAATTGCATTTCATAATAAATCAATGGCGTTTCTGCTGATTTATTATAAGAAAACGAATCAAAATGACCAATATAAATTCTATCATCAAAATAAATAATTACCTGTCTAGGTCTATACGCATCCGTCAATTGGTCTTCTATATCTGACCAATTCGTTGCTGCCCTATTATGGTCAATTGTATGTTGCGCATTATAAGCTTGCACGGTACTAACCACATTATTTAATTCAGTTGCAGTCATGTTACCTAATGTATAATAATTTCCGCTAGTTGCTTTCATTGGAAATGCAGTATCTTTTGCTCCTGTAAAATTACCCGTTAGCATTTGTAATACACCAGTTAATAAATTACCTGTTCCACCATTCATTTGAGTCATAATGGATTTTAAATTATCATTTCTAGCACTACCACCAAATAAACCAAGAACTAAATCTGCTGCAATACTACTAGTAATTGCAGAAGATGTTGTACCCATTCCTGTCTGTAATTCTTTAAGAACCACATTAAACATTCCTTTGAAATTAGTAGCATCGCCTGTTGTATCCGCTGCTGCTTTCATTAAATTTGTTAAATTCGTTGAAGTGCTTGCTGTTTGTGCAGTCTGATTATATAATCCACTCAAATTTAATCCAGCATTTGCAACTGCGTTAAATAAATTTGCATTACTTTTTGCATTAGCTGTTTTTGTTCCAAATATTTTTGCACCCAAAGAACGGTTAGGGTCTCCTGTATAACCTAACCATTCTGAAGTAGCCCCCATAACTTTTCCTAAATATTTTGATATTGGAGATTTACTTCCTTTAAGTGAATCTAACATTCCTGTTAACGAATCAGATATTGAAGCACTTTTTGCAGATGAAGAACCACTTAAACTTGTTATTTGATTTGTATGTACCGTTGATACACTAATATTCTGATATTTTAACAATGCACCAGAATTATGATACACTTCTTCCAAAGCTTCAATCCCTTTCATTGAAGCATATCCTACCGTACCACTTAATTTCAAAGTCCAAACATCATCTCCATAATGATGGAAATAAATTCCTCCACGTGTATACACTTTTTGTTTTACCTTTGCTGTTGTTATACTTAACTTAGACGGATTTATATACATAACAATCTCTTTCTTTTCTGTTGGAGTTTGATAGTATTCTAATGACATAGGAACACGTTCTTTTAATGACATATATCTATCAGCTGCCATTTGTGCAGCGCCTAAATTACTTGTAACATAATTGTTATATCTAGAAAAATGTTCCATATATGTTTTTGTATTAACAACCGTTGATAAATTGCCGACAATTGTTCCTGGAATATTAATAGCCGAGCTTATATTGTTTGTTCCACTACTTGTTGAGGAATCATCTTTTCTTAATGCATTTGATAACAATATTGTACCAACATTTGCTAAAATATTATAATCCAACTTCTTCACCTACCTATAAAAACAATACAGTAAAAAATAAAATTAATGATTATACATTCTTAATATTTACGAGATTAACATCACATTTTATTGATTCTAAAAATGCTTTTATCTTTGCTGCCATTTCTTCACTTGATTTCCCTTTTTTCAATTGTCCTGTTATTGCCATTGCAGCAGTACGCTCACCTTTTTGCATTTGTTCTAATTTTTGCTTCTGCAATTCTCGCATAGACATTTCCATTGTATCTTGTTGGCTTTTCAAATTAGCTTTCGTCGCATCCTCTACTTGTTTTAACGACCTCTTTGCAGCATCATCTGTTGCCTTTTGTGCACTTTCATGATATTTAGAAATATATGTTTCATTTTTCGGTTTTTGTGCATCCATTGCTTCATAACGTTTGCGTATTTCATCTATAGATTCAAATTTACTACCAATATCCACATACATTCCATCCACAATTCTTCCTTGCCCTGTTTTACCACTAGAAACACCCATAGATTGCAATGCATTCGCAAAACGTTTCGCGTTATCTTCTGCCTGTTCTGATAATGTTTTTGGCTTAAAATTCTTCAGCAAACCGCTTAAATCACCTGAACCAAATGCGCCTAAATTAACACCCCTATTTTTTAATTGTGCCAAAACGCTTTCAAACGTTGCCAAATACTTTGATTCCAGTGTTGTAAAATATCCATTTTGTGCCAAAATATGAACAAATGCAGCTGCATCGCCTCTATTTGCTGCTGCTGCCAATGCTTGTCTATCTTTAGCATAAGCAATAGAATGGTCTGCCATAAAATTAGCAGCCTCTTCCAGGCTATTAAACGTAGCATAACCACCGTCACCTGCATTACCATAATTGTATCCTGGTTTATGTTGATTAAGCATACCCCATCCTGATTCAGATATTAACTGTGCCAAAATATAATCAGCTCTAACACCAGTTTTTGCAGAAACAATTTTACAATATTGAACCATTTCAGAATCTTGTGGTAAATCACCCATCAAATTATCTGTAGGCGTTGTTGAAGGGGAAGAATTATCTGGACCATATCCTGTAGGAACATCCCCATTCATATAACCTAAAGCTCTATTTAAATAATGGCTTGTTGTAACCGAATCAGCAGCTTCATATATATCACTACCATTTTCTCTTGCTGCTTCAACAGCATTATCAACAGCCCCTTCACCTGCATTATAAGCTGCTATTGCTAATCGATAATCGCCATTATATTTATCTAAAAGGTCTCTAAACATTGTTGCTCCAAGATTAATGTTTTCAGAAGTATTCATGTTGAGGACTTCAGGATGCCATTGAGGATTTATTTGCATAAACCCATATCCACCTACATCATAACCACCATCATTATCATAATCATGTAACCCTAATATTTGACCACTATGCTCACTTAATGCTATCGCAGCAAATGCATTTGCACTAATTCCATGTGCATTTGCAATATATTCAAGTTCATTAGCCGCTTCAGGACTTTGACTTTGAACTAATGCTAAAGCACTTCCTCCACCGCTACCATCACCAGACCCACCCCTACTAGGGTCTTCCTGATATGCTTCTTGTTGCGCTTCTTCTTCAAGTCGTTCTCTTGTTTCTCTTTTTAATATGTCTTCCCAAGAACCATTTTCGCCACCACTTGTAAGCACTTCTGACCAATTACTCATTATTTTACCAGCAACTGCATTTTCATCTGTTCCACTACCAAACGTTAAACCTGCCAATTCATCATTTAGTGGTTGCAAATCACCCTGTTTACATCTTGCATAACTGGCAATCTGTTCCATTTCATGTTGTTCTTTTTTTAATTGCTTATATTTATTATAATTATCGGCATCACTTATATCAGGTTCTCCATCAAATTCTTCTAATTGATTTGTAACTTTGTTATAATGTTCTTGAGCAGCTTTTTCAATACCTGCATAATATTCAACTGGACTATCTGGATTAAATATTGTATTAAATTTAGTTTCAACACTTTCTTTCTCTTGTTCATTCAGTTGTACATTTTTATATGGCTTGTTCCCTCTACGATTTCTATTTGCCAGTGCAGCTCTTCTTTTATACTCTGCAAACGCTTGCTGTGCTGTTGCTAAAAGAACCGCCAACGATACGTGAGCTTTTGTAAAATCGTCCATCATTTGTTTGAATATTCTTTTTTCAGAAGCGTTAAGAGAATCATAATCAATTCCATTTTCTGCTAAGAATTGTTTGATTGCACGTCCTTGTTCTGTATCGGACTTTATCAAATCAATCATTGAATGCCCATACATATCTGTATCTGCATTCAAAGTTTTTAAAAATTCCATATTTGCAGCAGAAACCTTATTACCGATTCCCAACAGCTCTTTTAATTTATCTCCACCCTTAGAAGCAAAACTACTTGCTGCCATTCCTGCAATTGGAGCTACATATTTTCCAACAACAGGTATTCTAGATGCTGCTCCACTAGCTAATGCATATGCACCGCCCTCTACTGCCGTATCAACACCAACTCTTGCAACGTGTTCATACCACGGTCTAGTTTCACCATTTGAAAATTCGTTTAATGCAGAAAACAAACCTGTCATTGCAAATGTTCCTCTATTGTCTTTCAAGAACCCTTTTATCCTATTAAACACTTTCATTCCAATAGATTGTGACCTTGCTTTTAATTCAGCTTGTTTTTTCACTAATTGTTTTGTTTCTTTATCATATTTCATCTTTTCTCCCATCAATGCATGGGCTTTTGCTAAATTACGATTCCTTTTTTTATCATTGTTTTTTTCTAATTCTTTTACTTCTTTTTCTATTGCTTCAGATACTTTTTTGTTTTTACTAAATCCTCTTGTTACGGCAACCGTAGCCAAACCTAATGTCCCATAATACAAATAATTGCTGAATCCTGTAGAAGCTACATAATCTCTTATTTTATTATCTTGATGCAAATCTACAGGACTACCATCTTTATTAACAAACTGCATTTTAGCCGTTCCTGAATCAAACATATCAGCCATAGTTTGTACATACGTTTCATCTGATTCCCCTGCACCAAGTTCAGCAGCTTCACTTTTTCCTGAATTTGCAAGAGTAGCACCACCAATCAACGCAAGTAATCCTAATTTTCCTTTTTTTCCTTTGAATATGTTAGGGATTTTACCAAATAATTTTGAAGCCTTGTTTTTTAGTCCACTGAAAAAACCACCTGTTTTTGACTTTGCTTTTTCAGCGACTTCCTCAACTTCATCAACTGTTTTATTTGATACATTTGTTTTTTTATTCCACCAATTTTTAATTCCACGTTTTGCACCATGTAAAGCTAATGCACCTAAACCAAAAGCCCCTGCACCCATAGCTAATGTTTTCCATGGATTATGTGCTGCCCATAACAATGCACTATGAACAATAGGACTCTTTGATAACTCGCCAAGGAATTTTATTATTTTTGTAATTCCTTTAGCCATCGCATCGATTATCTTTTTCATTTTATTTGCTAAATCATCCATTTGTTTCTTATATTTTGTATTAATTAATTCAGCTAATTTATTCGCTTCTAATACTCGCGTTGCTTTTATCTTTTGCATTTCAGATAATTGTTTTCCTGCTTTTGCAAGCGAGTCCTCAAAACCTTTTAATCCTTTTTCAACGTTTTCACTTTTATGAAGTTCTTCTTCATCCATTCCTGCTAAATATTTTCCTGCTCCCTCTGTATCGCCATTGGAGAGTTTTGATGTTAAGACGGATGCATTTTTTTGTGTCATTCCATCTCCCATCATGCTTTGCATCATGACAAAATTACTTATTCCGTCAGATACCCCAAGACCGCTATTTAGCATATTATATTTCATGTTTAGGCGTTCGCCCATCATTTTATATCTATTTTTAAACGGGTCTCCGTTTTCATCAGCAACCATTAATGCGCTTCCCATAGCTGCCCACATGCTACCTGTTTGCCCAGCCATTACCGCATAATATGCATTTGTTTTATTTTTGCTAAAATTAGTTTGTACTGTTGCAATATTTGTTGTAAGATTTACCGCATCTTCAACACGCATTCCATCATCAACCATACTTGAAACCATATTAATAGCAAGATTTCCACCAAATCCCATGTTACGCAATGTATCCGTTAAACGAGAAACCTGTTTCATATATTTTTCTACAGGAACTTGTGCCTTTTGTGCATCTGCCATAACGGTATAAATCGTAGTCGTTGCGGTTTCTGCATCTGAACGATTATTTTTGTACCAAGTATTTAATGCTTCTGCCATCGTTCCATTACTTATGCCATACAAATTTGCAGGAGCAAATAAAGTATGAGTAAAATAATTTAAATCTCGTGCATTTGCATTTGGGTTTGAATTATAAGAACCACCAACTTGTTTAGCTAAATCTCTGTACATTTTTGATGGTTCATCAAAATCAACCATTCCATAAGTCATGGCATAATATTTATTACCCATATTGTATGTCAAATCTCTTGCTCCACTTGCGCCATTTGCGCCAATAGAATAATTCGACATATAATTATTGTATAATGATTGACCGTTTTTCTTATAACGGTCTTTTACAATATCTAAAAAACTCGTAGCAGAAAAAAGACCACCCATGCCAAGCATTGCCAATCCTTTTCCTATTACTCCCCAAACACTAGATACATCTTTAAATAATTCTTTATAGAAACTTACTTCTTTATTATTAATTGCCTCATCTAAATCATCACGTTCGTTTTCTAATTTTTCTAATTGTTCTTTTAATGCAGATACAACTTTTGAATCAGGGTCTATTAATGACTGTGCATTTATTGCCTTTACTGTATCATCAATTGCTGTTTCAATCGTTTTTCTGACTTCAGAAGCTGTTTTTTTATCTTGTTTGTTTGAAAAATGTTTTAAACCAAGTTTACTTACATTATCTGCGACATCAATAACTGCATTATTTGTTCTCATTTGATTATTAATCAAAAGTTGACTGTTTTGAGCCAGTATATTACTCTTACTAAAATGTTTCCCACTTGCCATATCAACTGAGTTTTGAACAGTGTCATGCGCTTGACTTGCATAAGAATATACTCTATCTAGATTATCAACGCTATCGCTAAAACTATCTGAAAACAACGAATTACTATTTCGTCTAGACATATTTAATTCATTAAGCATAGCTGTTGCACTATGATTAAATCCCATTGAAGCTAATTCACGACCAGCCATTTCTGTCGTTATTTGAGAATTACTATCAACGTTTTTAAATTCACTAACTAATGAAGTTAATTCTTGTTGCGCTGATTTTTTATAATTCTCGTGTATATGCCTAATTGCATCAGCCATAGAATCTTCAGATAAGCTAAAATCATAAGTCTGACCTAATACATCTGATACTTCATTTATTAACGGTTTTACTACTGTTAATTCTTTTTGAATCTTATCAACTCTAGAAAAAACCTCATTGAATTTTTCAAAATCAAAATCTTGTGTACTTTTAGAAAAACCCATGATTGTTTGCTGTGCAAGTTCATGTACTTGTTTTAAGTTCTCTAAATATCCAGATATATTTCCTTGTTGCCGATTATTTTTTATATTATTTTTTACTTCTTCAATTTTACCAACAATAGTTAATGCATCAATATTTGGTGTATCACCTGTCATTTGCAACAACATTGTATTTGATTTAGCAATGTTATCATATAAGTGACTCATTGTTTGCGAAATTGAAGTCAAAATACGTGAATCAGTTTTATTAACAATATTTTGGTCATTAATAATATTTGATTCAATTTTAGTTTTATTAATTGTTTCCGCAGAATTTAATAAAGCACTTCTTATTTTCTTCGTATTGTCAATAAGTCGTACTAAAGAATCCCCTGCTTGCGAATAATTATTATGTATATCATTCAAAACTTTCAAATCAAACATTTTAGATAAGCTATTTAAAAGTTTTTCTGAATCCCCTGATAATTTATTATTATTTTCATTAATCATACTCATGGAATTCTTAACGACTTCCATAACAGCTTTTTGCAATTTAACATTTACTTTCTGTAAAGACCCATAACTTGCTGTCTTTGTTCCATCGCCAAAAGACTGATATGTTTCAATTGCAGATTCAATATTTTGCAATTGTTGTTTGATATTTAAATATTTATTAATAACATTTCTGTTTGTGTCGGAAGTCCTTAAAGAAATTATTGTTTGATTAACTGAATTTAACAACGAAGCAACATTACTCAGTCCTTCAGACACATTCTTTAATCCATCATCACTTTTTATATTTTGTTGTATTATAGAAATTATTGATTCTTTTGTATCTGTAGCCATTTCACATTTCTCCATTAAAAAAAATTACATCTATTAAAAAAATAGATGTAATCATTAAAACTATGAGCATTGTTATGCATCAATTGAAGCATTTTTACTTGCTGTTTCTTTTTTCGTTGTCTTTTTGTCAAGATTTTTGAGTTCGTCATCTTTCTTCTGACGAATAACCTCAAATTCTCTATACAAGTCATTAACAATCGTTGGATTAACTCCATTAAACAAAATTTCCTTTTCTGCTTCGCCAATTTCTTGACCATCAATTGTTATAAGTGCTCTTTCAAGAATTTCAATCTGCATCTTATACATACGAGTAATTTCATCACGATAATCTGGACCTGAACTGTTTTTCAGAGCACTCAAATATTCCTCAGAGGAAATTAATTTGAATCCCCACGTTTTACCATAACGAACTACGTCTTCAGTATCTTGTCCAATATTTACTAAGTCCTCAATCATTTGAGACACAAGTTTATTTGTTTTAGCTGGCATTTTATCACCGGCTCCTTTCACAATAATTGTTTATTTCTTTCTGCTACATAGGAAATATATTATACTCAACAAAAAATAATAGTATGTTTATTTATAATTAACATTTGTTGCAATTAACGGATTGTCCATATATTCCCTTGCAATTTCATCTACTTTTTTCAAAATATCTCTAAACACCCAATTCTTTTTTACAATTTCTTCTGGATGTTGTGTCAATTCTTCATTTACTCTTTTTTCTATTGATTTCAGGTTTGCCTTTGCTGTTTCGTTTCCTTTTTCAACCGTTCCGCTTTTTATTGCAGTTTGTATTTTTTTATTAGAAGCATCAATTTCTTTTTTTATAGAATCTATAGATTCAAATTTACTTCCAATATCTACATACATCCCATTAACAATTCTTCCTTGTGCGGTTTTACCGTTAGACACACCCATAGACTCTAACGCTTTATTAAATCTTTTTGAATTATCTTCAACTTGTTCTGATAATGATTTCGGTTTGAATTTAGATATATCTAATTTTGGGGCTTTAACATTCGGGAATGGGTTGGACGTGCTTCCATCTCCACCACCACGACCATCTGCTCCTGTAAGTAAATATTTATTAGGTGTATATCTTGCTGGTCCGCCTAATCCATCACTAGAATAAAAACTGACATCCAAATGCAAACTATCCTCTACTCCTGCTGCACCTCCATGTTGAGCAATTAATTGTTCCAATAAATCCTCTTCGTCTGCCGACATATCACGTGCAATATCAACTTTTGCCCCAGAACCATGGCTTCCAGGATTTGTTCCATTATGGTGATACCAATGTATACCATCAGGTTTTTTTGTCTCTGCACCACCCGTGATTGTTATTTTATGACCAGTTTTTTCATAAAATTCTTTTGCAACCGCATTCATTGCTGCTGCAACTTTAGGATTGACGTGAACCAAATCAGTAGCACCAGGTATGCTTTCTGATTTTTCCATATAAGTCATGTCAAATCCACCCTCGCCATTACCTAAATAATCACCATCTGTCCCAGGAATACTTGTATTTCCAGCTGCCTGTATTTCTTTGACTTTTTCTTCTATTTCTTCACTACCGACTGTATTCCAATACGATTCATATTCTTTATTGTAATGTTGTTCAGCTTCCCATTCCATAAATTTTTGAAATTCCCATGATTCTGAACCACCTATTGTTGCAGAATCAAATCTATTACCATTATCACCTTGAAAAGATGCTTTCCATCTTCCCCATTCTCCATTCATAAAATTATAATACGCTTTATCACCATCATCATCTGAATTAGCCATTTCATGAAATTGATTTGCTCTATCAGTAAACCAACTTTCATCATTAGTATGATAATAATAATTCGCAATATCACCAAATAATCTACTTGCATTACCTGACAAATCTCCTGAACGTCTTTGATACCAACTTCCTTTCGTTTTATCATCAGCTTTCCATTGCTCTTGAACTTCGCCAAATATTGTATATTTAGAAGTATCATCTAAAGTCATTGTTCCATCTGCTGCTTTTACTAATTTTGCATTTGATAAATCTTTACCATTAGTTGTTCTTAAATTAGCACAAGCATTTCTAATATTAGCTAATGATTGCGCTGCTGCATTTAATGCTTGCGCCATATCGCCATAAATGCCCATGAATTCTATAACTTTATCTTCCCAAATCTTCTTTTCATATTCACTAAGTTCGCCCATATTCACTCCATGCGTAGCCAAACTGGTTTGAACATAACGTTTAAAATCAGAATTAGACAACCCCAAATATGATGCTAGATTTTCCATTATTTCTTGTTGTTTTTCGATTTCCACGTCCGACATATTCCCTTTAATAATTTTTGCCTGTCGTGCTAACGATTCATCATCTTCGGTATTACCAAAAAACTTATTAATTCCTATATTTGCTCCGGTCATTGCTAAAGAACTACCAATAAACGGTATAGCAGAACGTAATCCTTTTGCTATTAACCCTCCACCAGGAACTCTACTCATAAGAGCAGTTAATGTAGCATCAACTAAATATCCTGCTCCAGCTTCAGCAACATCTGTTCCAATTCTCCTGCCCCAACTTTGATTGGGGTCTCCAAACAACATATCTTGTCCAACAGCAAGTGCTAAATTACCGCCAAAACCTTTTATATGATTTTTAATTTGCTGGCGTTTTGACATTTTTTTGTACTTTTCAAATTCAGCATCATATCTCTTTAAATCTTCTTTAAATTTATTCTCACTGTTATGGTATTTTTCAACTTCTCTTTCATATTGTTTTTTACTTGTTTCAAATTCCTTATTCGCTTGAACCAATTTATCATAAGCAGCTTTTTGCTTTCTATATTTTGAGCTGCTTTTTGCATTTTTCTTTGATGGCGCATTTCCTGGAGATGGTGGTTTTTGTTTATCAAAAATAGGTTTTTTTTCATTAAAAACAGGTTTTGTAGGCACGGACAATGATTTTGATTTACAAAAATGTTTATAAATTTTATATAGTCCCATAGGTAATCCTAACATTGTTGCGCATATAAAAATTTTATCTTCCAAAGAAGCATTATTTCTATCTTGAGGTGAACTTGTTACAATTTGCACCTTTGCTTTTCCTGTTTCAAACAAATATGAAATTTTACCCCACCATAAATTATCATTATTTTTATTTTCTTCTTCTCCAGGAGCTACTTGTGGTGAAGCAAATGCCGTTGATGCACCAACAACTCCCATTGCTAATGCTGATAAACCTATTACGCCAACGCTTTTTGCGCCACCTGCAATAGAAGAAGGATGTCTAATTGTATTAGCTGAACTTTTTAACACATAGCCTAATCCTTTTTTTGCTGCCACTCCTGCCATAACAACACCTGCTGTTGTTTTTATTGGGTCTTCTGCAAATGTATTTAGTATTGATTTGCCAAATGGCGAATTCAAAAATCCACCAATCATTTTAATAACTTCAACCATAGATTTTGCATATTTATCTATTTTTAATCCCAACCATTTAGCAAAATGATTTAGTTGGCTTCCTAATTGAGTATCTAAAATGTTAGCAATACTATTCATATGCTTTTTATATTCAGCTTTTATTTTTTGCGATTCAGCTAATTGATTCGATGCCTGTGCCAATTGTTGCAACATATCCTGTGTCATTGTTACTGGCGCCATTGGGTCATTTTGCTCATCAAAACCTTTTAACTTTTCTTTTATCTCGCCATATTTACCTTGTTGTGCTAAATTTGTCAATACAGACGATTGCTTTTGAGTGTAACCTTGTCGCATTAATCTATCTTGTAAATCCAACGCTCCTTCTGGAGTGTTTGCTCCACCCCATCTATCACCGAAAAACGATGATTCTTTAAACAATCTATCAACCATAGTATCATAATGAGAATCCATTGGTTTTCCATTCTCATCATGACTAAGCAAACCTTTGTTTACCATAGTGAACGGGTCATCTTTTTCTCCGTTCATGATTCCCCAAAATATGCTTCGACCCCAATCATGACTCATTTTGCTTTTTGCACTAGCCGTTTCAGATACCATTTGTGAAGCGTCTTCAACCCTAAGACCATTATACCCTGTTATTGACTCAACTGCATGAGCAACTTTTGGTGCACTTACCCCTAAATCTCTTAATGAGCTAGACAATTGATTTACTGTAGCAAACATTTTTTCCATGGGTACATTTGATTGTCTTGCTGAACCTTCCAATTTTCTAAATTCTTCAACCGTATCAGATACAGACATCCCCATATCTTTATAAAAGTTTTTAATAAATCCTTGTGTTGCTTCATCAGGTAAATCATATAAAAGTTTATCAGGTAACAATTGCTCTGTGAATTGTCGCATATCTTCTCTGTTTTGACTAGGAGAAGAATTATATTGTCCACCAACATTTTTTACTAAACTAGAATAAAAATTTGCAGGAGCATCAAACCCAGCTTGTCCATAAGTTAACCCAAAAAATGATTGACCCATGCCATAAGAAATTGCATTGTTTCTCGAATGACTAGGATTTAACCCCATTGAAGCATCTGACATAGAAAGTTGATAATTCATTTTACCGTTTGCTTTATATCGGTCTAATATTGTTTCTAATGCATGTAATGGGCTAAATAAAGCTCCTATACCTAATGCACTTAATCCACCTGCTAATATACCTACAACTAAATTTTTAGCTTTACCCATTGCTCTAAATACAGTGGCTAAATTTTCAAAAGGCTTTTTTAAATTATCTACTTTTTCAACCTCTTGTTTCAATGCTTTTTGTCTTTCTTTTAATGCCTTATAAACTTCATCATGCTTTCCTATTTCTTCAAACGCAACAACAATCTTGTTTACAAAATCTAATGATTGTTTTGCAGATACTTTCATTGATTCAAAATCTGCACTATCTTCTTGATTCATTCCTGCATATTGAATCCATGAAATATTTAAATTATTTAATAATCCAACTTGTTTATCTGCTACTTGTATTCCTATTTGTCCTGCATGTTCTAAATTTCCACTAACACCTGCATCAAAAACGCTTTCATTTCCATCTTGATATGTAGCAACACTTTTTGACACTTGTTCTAATTGTCTATTTCCCAAAGAAATCGTTCTTGATAGTTCTCGATTATGATTGGCAAAATTAGAACCGCCAAATACAGAAAATTTATCCATATTTAACCGATTCGTTAAATTAAAATACACGGAATCATTTAAATTGGGCGAACCGACACTGTTTGCTCTACGTATATCATACGCTGCTACATAATTATTAGAAGCTGAATTATTTGTAGTTATTTTTTGTTTCAATTCTGATGCCGATTTTTGCAATTTTTTTAAATAAATTGTTCGCTCTAATTTTTGAAAATCGTCAAATATTGGTTTAATACTGACTGTTGAAAAATTTAATTGCGAAATTAAATCCCCAATATTATTGTTGTTTCCCTCTTTGTTCAATATAGAATCTAATATTGTTGATGTTTTTTCACTTAATGACATGTAATCTTTAATTGAATGAACTACTTTTTGAGAATCATCTTCTGAAATACCATCTGCATCAAGAATATCCTTTAATTGAACAACAACCTGCATTAAATTTTCATTCATTCCACTAAGAGAGTTTACCGTTTTATTTAAATCTGTTCCTTTTGCGCTTGCTAATTGTTTCTTTGTATCATTAATAGCAGATAGCAACGTTGAATTATTTGATTCTAATTGACTTATTTTTTCCAACACACCATCATCAATTACTTCCAAGTCATCTATGATTTGTGTGCCGTTTTCCGATATGCGTTGCATTTGTTCAAGTTGAGACCGCAAAGAATCACTTAATTGACTGGTTAGCATATTATTATTCGTTATATCAACATTTCCACTTGATAATGCTTTTATTGCCTTTGGTATTAATTCAGAACCAAATGCATCACCAAAATTTTTAACCAAGCCATCTTTTAATTTTATATCAACATCATTAATTATATTACCAATAGAATCTACATGATTTACAATGTTGTTAATAATTGTTCTGTCACACGCTAAATCTTGCATACTAGTGCTTAATTTAGCTAATTGTCTTTTTACTTTTTCATCATCTGTTAATGATATTTGACTTTGAACAACCTCTGATAATTGATGTAAATCTCCTAAAGAACTTAATGACATGATTATTTTATCATTTATTTGTTTTTGAGATTTTGTATAATTGTTGACGAAATCATCTAACTTTATTGATTGTATATTATTAAATGCTTCTAATACATTGTCTAAATATTGTTTGCACAATGTAATTGTATCCGTCATTTCCTTAGAAAAATCTTCAGTAGAAGCGGAAAATAAATTTAGCATAGATTGCACGTCATTAACATTTTTGACCATTTTATTTATTTGTCGTTGTTCTTGTTCATAATCAAGCGTTGTTTGTGTTTCTACCAAACTTGACCCCACTTCAACTGAGTTTTTCATTTACAAACCCTCCATATATTTTATCTATTTGCAAGTTGCGAATTAATTGCAAGTATTGCGCTTATCATATCTTTTGAAGTCTTTTGTGTCGCAGCTTTTACAGAATTAACCTGTTTATTAATATCTTCTAATTGTTTCTTTACTTTATCTCCACTATTATCAACAGCAGTTATTTCAATTTTAACCTTTTCTTGATTTTCAGCCTTATTTTCTTCTGTGGCTTTATCTTGTGCTTCTTGAATCTTGCGCTGATTTTCCTTATATGCTGCATTATTTTGATTATTAATTGCATCTTTTTCTGCTTGCGCCTTATCGTTTGCAGCTAACAATGTTTGGTCTGCGTTTTTATATGCATGATATGTAGGTGGTTTTGGTTCATATTTTGCATCAAGAACTTTATTCATTTCAAGCGGACCAGTACTTGCCTTTCCATCTTTATTTAATGCAACCTTACCATCACCCGTAAATGCACCGTTTAATCCATATCCATATCTATCAAAATCTTTTTCTCCAGAATTCATACGGAAATTTTTACGAACACCTGCTAATGTTAAACTTTTTCCATTAGCTGATAATGCAGTTGTTCCATCAATAATTAACTGACCTGTTGCCACTTTATCTTTTAACAATTCTGCATTACTTAATCCACCACCCATTTTACCAAGTTGTGTTAATAATGCATCTCTACCTTTCATTGCATTATTCAATGCTTCTTCAGGCGTTTGCGCCGTATTACTCCCAACACTATCTCCTGCTCCAGGAGTATAATTATCAGGCAAACTTCCTGTAGCTCCTAATCCCTCTGCATTACCATACGCTTGCCATTTAGAAGCGTCAAAGTCTTGTTCGGTAACACCAGAATCTGAACCACCTGAATGAATAAACTTACCATTACCAATATATATTCCTGTATGACCAATATCATATTTTCCAGGTCTAGTACCTTCTCTGAATAATAATGCTCCTGGTTTTATTTTTGAAAAATCAGTTGATAATGCTCCAGCTTCTTTCATTTGACCATATTGGTCATCTGCCTGTCTTGCAAGAGTTATTCCACCAGCTGCATAAGCAGTTTGTGTCAATAAACTACAATCATAATCACTATATGAAGAGCCAACCAAACTCTTTGCTTTATTAATTATTTTTGCAATTTGACCATTTTTATTATCTGTAGTAGATGGTGGGTTTGCATTATATTTTTTACGTATAGCTTCTGCATCATCTGTTTTACCATTTCCTGAACCATCGCCAGTTTCATTTGCTTTATTTTGTAATGCTCGCGCTGTTGCCCATTTTTTTCTATCTTCTAATCCTAATCCATATTGTTTTCCCCAGTCACCATCAATTGCTTCAGAAGAAAATTTAGCGAAATCTTTTGCCCTATTATCATCACGTAAATGTTGGAATGCCGTACCTGAATCACCATATTCAGATACATATTTAGTTCCTCTTTCTCTGTCATATTCCTGTAAAAGTTGATATTCGTCTCTACCTAAATTTCTTTGACTTAATGGTATATCTTCATTATTTCTTTGTCGATATTGCTCATCATAAACCATAAATCTATCTGAAATTGGGCTACCATCTTTAAAATTATCACCCTGTTCATCATCATAAACATGATTCCAATAATAACTACCATTTTGTGCAGTATTATAAATAATTGGGGCATGTTCATTATCAGAATCACCGTATTCAGTCATTACATAATCTAAATATTGTGCGTGTGTATCACCATCATTTTCAGCAGCATATGTACCATCATTTTTAGCTTTATCTGTTGCTGCTGAAGTCTGCTGACCTGCCAAGAAACTTGCAACCAAATCACTCAATCCCATGGATTTCAACTGATTAAAGATATTATCCATGTATTGTTGTTGGTCTTTAGTTAATCCATCTAACTTCATTCCATGCTCACGCAATGCTCTATCTGCCGATTTAGCTCTATCATCATTAGAATTTACTAAACTATTTGAATTTTGTGTATATTTTTCTTTTGCACCATCAACTGTTTGCGTATATCTATCATGTTCTCGTTTAATACCATCATCATCAGATATACCAAACATTTTTTTTGCTTGATTTGCTAACCATTGACCTCCAGCAGAACCCGCTGCTCCACCTAATACTGTTCCTGCTGGTCCAACTGCGGAACCAGCAGCAGCGCCTAACAAGCCACCACCAACAGTTCCAATCATATCTAATGCGCCACGAGCAAATCTTTCGCCACCAGTAAATCTATCAGGATGTTGATAATAATCATATATCTCTGAACCTGCCGAAATCAATCCTCCAACCGCAGGTGCACCGTATCTAAGCATTTTACTACTGTTTTTACCAAAAGTAGATAAATCACCTAACATTCTTGATTCTTGATTCTGTTGTGCTTTACTATTTTCTCTATTGCTACGATTAGCATAATTAGCACCAACCGTTGCCAATCCAAATGCACTTGCAGTTGCAACCAAACCATTATCAGACATAAAGCCACTTTTTTTACCATCACTGTCTTTATCTCCAGGCAAATCTATTGTTGGTGAGTTAATCTTATTTATGATTTGTTGTTCTAAAATGCTATTGTTTTTATCTACATCACCTGTATTCGGAATATCCGCATTCGGAGAACCATTGTCAGGTGGAGTTTGGTCATCATCACCACCACGATTACCACCATATGTAGTATGAGAATCATCAGCCCAATCTTTATCTTGTTTATCAAACTCACTAGGTTTATTATCTTTCTGACGTTTTTCCCATTCATTCATAAACCCTGAATAATTACTCATATATTGAGATGATGCTTGCTCACCATTTACAGTTTGAGTTTTTGCAGTACCACTAGAAAACATTTGATATAGCTTATATGCACCATAGGCAACACCGCCCATAGCTGCCATTCCCAATGTTAATGGCAATGCTTTTCCTAAAAACCCTGCCGCTGCTCCAACTCTACCTTTACCACCAGATGGTAAATGCGTTGCTGCCTGAGATGCTTTATCTTTAATAAAAGCACCTGCTCTATTTTTTGCAAATCTAGCTGCCATCGGCAATCCAATTGCTGTTGCACCAACAACTCCAGCCGTTAAAAACGGATGGTCTCCTATCGTACTTGTTACTGTTTGACCAGCTTTTGAATTAAGAAAATCATCTAATCCTTTAGCAAATTCACCAATTTTAGTGACAATTGTATCCAATGCGTTAGCGAATCCTTCACGGAATATACTAAGTGGGCCAGTTAAATAATCATTAATTGCTTCCCCGACATGTTTTTCTGCCATAGTTACATCAGCTTCAATTTTTTGTGTAGCTGCTAACTGCTTGGTTGCTTCTGCAATTTTTTGTTTGGCATCAACCATAGCTTCTGCTAATTGTTGTTTACCACCATCTTTATGTGCATCTGCTTTTGATAACAAATCTGCAACTAATCCAGTATGACCTTTTTGTGCAGCATCAGCAATCATGGAACTATCTTTGTCGGTATAACCTCTTTGTCTTAAACTCTCAATAAACATTGAAAGTCCGGCACCATTATTTAATCCACCTCCAATAGAACCCTTAAACATAGCTTCTTGCATAACACGTTGTGCCATAACCTGATAATAATCACCACGTGGAGCACCTTTTTCATCATGAGACATTAATCCTTGACTTATTAATGAAATTGGGTCTCCACCTTGACCAGCCATCATACCAAAAAACGCACTACTGTTATAGTCCTTTGCCATGTTAGTGTTAGCTCTTGCTTGACTTTGAACTAAGCTCTGAGCATCTTCTACACGCAATCCTCTACCTACCAAAGCGTTCATTGAACTCAATACTTGTCTACCGTCAACTCCGCTTTCACGCAAGCTATTTGCCATTCCCGTAACTGTTTGTACATATTTTTCAACAGGAATACCAGCAGAATTTGCAGTTTGTGCTAAACTAACTAATGTATATGAAGCTTCATTAGCAGACATTCCCAAATCCTTATAGAATGTCTTCATCATATTAGCCACTGTAGAGCTAGAAATATCATAAACTTTACTTATTGCAAAAGTGTTTTTTGCAATAATGTCCATATCAGCGGCCGCCATGTTTGGAGATGAACCATAATGTCCACCGACACCATGAGCCATAGCATCTCTATATTTCATCGGTTCATCAAAACCAATCATGCCAGAAGTCATGGAATAATATTCGTCTCCAAGCGTTCTTGAAAACTCTTTCATTCTTGCAGGATTAAAGTCCGCACCCATATAAGCATCGCTTTTTGCCATGTTATATCTGCGCTTACCCTCATCTTCTTCTAACCCCACACCTTTTTCAATAAAGCTAATCGGATTTAATAATGCGCCTAATCCCAATAAACCAAGTCCACCTGCAAGCAAGTTCTTGAATTTTTTAACGCCACTCCAAATATCAGAAAAAATTGTTGCTAAATTACTAGATTTATCTTTTACTGAATCTACCTGATTTTTAATATCACTTAAAGCTTCACTTTGTGCTCGTAATTTCCCTAAAGTTTCATCATTTGGGTCAATTTCTTCCACGGCTCTTATTGTAGCATTAACATTTTTTAATGCTTCTTCTACAGATTTACCAAATCCATCCAATATTTTTTTATCATCAGGAGATAAACTTTTTCCACCGCCACTTTTCAAGTTCATTCCACTTGCAGTATTAATTACCGCATCAGCATTTGCGCTTGAAATTGTAGACATTCCACCCATAGCTGTTTGCATAGCTTCTCTATCTTGTGCATTTTTTGCGCGTTCCAGGTCTTGTGTCCATTTAGGCATTTGCATTTGTGAAAGAACACCTGTTCTTTTAGCAGTCTGAAGATTTTTTCCCAAATCAGATTCATTACCAAGTAAATTTCCCGTTTTAACATATTTATAAAACAATCCACCTGTTTTGCCATTTTTCGCACCTAATGCTTCTAAAGCATTGTTAGTTCCATCTATTCCACTAGCAACACCAGAAGCCAAAGTTCCATAATTTCTAGAAGCAATATCTAAATCCACTTTTTTTCTAGTTGCATTTTCAGGGTCAGGATTATTTATATTTTCGAATTCAGCCATATCTTGTTTTATTTCTTCTGAAATAGAGCTAGATATAATTGAATTTATTTCCTTTTTTGCATTCTCAACATTTTCCTGAAACATTTTTAACCCATCGGTTAAAATTTCAATTTGTTTTTGATATGCACTACTTTGTGAAGAATCTCCACCTTCTTGCCTTGAATGCCAATCTAATACTCGTATTTGACCTTCAATCATTTGTTTTGAATTATCTATAAAATCCAACAAATGATTTGAAGCTGAACGTTTAACATCAGAGCTATTATTAGTCTTGATTTCGTTCAACATACTAGTCATTGAACCAATCAAAGTATTACTAGTATTTTGAGTTAAATTTGCTTGCTGTTCATTTGTCAAGCCACCGTTCTTAATAGCCTGTGTTGTTTGGTCTGCAACATTTGAAATCTGTTTCAAAATGTCCATACCTGCAACAGTGGTAATGGAATTCATAACAGAGTCAATAAATTCTTTACTGTTTGCATTCATCTGATTAACTTTAGACATGTGTTCAAACAGTGTATTAATTGTTTCAGATTGGTCTTTTAATTGTTGTGCTTGATTCTGAAAAACTTCCTGTGCTTGTGCACCTGCTTGTTCAGCAGATTGACTTGCAGAATCAGCTTCATGTCCAAATTGACTTGCTGAGCTCTGTGCTTCCTTCATTGCATTATTAAAAGAATTAGCTTTAGTTGAATTTTCACTCATTTTTTCACTAATTTTAGACAATATATCATTTACTTGTGCAAATCCAGAATCAACGTCTCCAATAATTGACTTTATTGAATCACTAGAGCTAGAACTTAATCCCTGTCTAATTCCTTCATCAATTGCATCAGCAATTTCACTTGAATTGACATTGTTTTTGATATTATCAAAAACACTTTTTAATTCAGCAATCTTACTTTCAACATTACTTGTCTGCAACTGTTGACCTTTTTCTGAAAGTTTAGCAGAAACATTTTGAATATCGCCAACCAACTGTGATAATGTTTTTATATCACTCTGAAAGTTCTGGTTCATATTTTTATTATTATCTGTTATTGACTTTAATACAGAGTTTAATTCTCCGACTTTCTTTTTAACATTATCTAAGTTATTAATAATTTCCGTGCTACTTCCATCATTAATATTTGTAGAAGTAGCACTGTCCTTAGTAGACGTGTCATAACGATTAAATTTTGAATCCATTAATAAATTCCACCACCTTTATTATTTAATTTCTATTGCATCTAAATCATCAGGATTTACACCTGCTTTTTGTGCATCTTCATTAATTGACTTTATTACTTTTTCATTCTCTTTATCAGCCATTTTTGTATTAGCAATTGCCCTACTTAAGAAATCTTCCTTAGATTCTGTAGCATTACCCTTTCTAACGTCATCTGACAATTCTGTTATCTCATCTTCATTCATAAACATTTTCATTTTTTTGTCAAAATCTTCATCAACCGTTGTATCTTTATATGAGATAATTTGATTCGGGTTATTTGGGTTCACTTCTTCGTGAGCTTTTGTTTTATTTACTTTATTCGGCTTCAATCCTTTAGCTTGTGCTTCAAGTGAATTTTCTTGCTCCCTTACTTTCATTGCCAATTCAGGATTCATATAAAATGCCATATAATCCATTTTGTTTTTTAATTTTTCTTCTTCTTCTTTTTCATCTTCTAACAATTGATAATAATAATAAAACCACTGGTGGTCATTCATCTTTTTAACTCTATCTTCTGTTGGTAGTGCTCCTGCTGATTTCATCACTTTAAATCTAACACGAGAAAAGAAATCTTTACTCATTTCTTTTATCTGTTCTAAGTTATCAATTGCTTCTAACTGCATCTTATCTAATTTTTGATATTCCGTAAACAGTTCATCGATAACCTGCGTTGGCAATTTTGGAAAAATTAACTCTTTTGATTCATCATCAACTTCAATATTATTGATTGATATTAATGCTGTTTTAACAACTGTTATTTTAAAATTTAACCAGCTGGTTGCATCATCATGAACAATCGTAGAAATAGACCATACCTTTGCATGTTCTTGACGATTTAATGTTTTAAATCCCCAATCTTTATTAAATCTATTGATTATTTTAATGCCATATCCATTAAAAATTATTTGTTCTAATAAATCTTTCTTTTCTTCTTCTTCTTTTTTCTTATCGTCCATTATCTCACCAACTTTCAATTATCCTTACTAATAATAAAATAAAATGTCTGTTACGTTTCATTACCAATAAAAAAAAGAGATACAATTAAGTATCTCTTTTTATATCAATAAACGTCAGCATAAGAAATCGTTGCTTGCTCTGCCACCGTAATATTCTGTACGGAATACGTTTTAGAATAACTCTGAATCCAACAATCAATATAAGTTTCTACATAATATACATCATCAGAACCTTCACGTCTTGTTTTCACCTGAATTTCCAAAGGAACTTTTTGGTCTTTCAAAGTCTTAAACGTTAATCTCGTTTTTGTTTTATAACCATCAGCTTCACTTTTAACCGTTGGCGCATCCCATGTATTTGATGTACCATCTTTTGAATCATAAACCTTTGAACCAACCTCATTGAATGGAACACCATTAGTAGTTAAACCCAATGCATTCCAAATTGAAGATTCATACAAAGCAATACGATTAACTGAAATTGTACCACCATTAGTATTGTTAGGAACTGCTTGCACAACACCTTCCCAACCAATAGCTTGCAACTTGTTAATGTTTCTTGATTCTGAAACGTTAAAAGATTGAATCATTCCTACAATACATCCATTTGCATAAATAAATATGTTAGTGGATGTCATTGCCCCTGCATTATCATATGAGGACAATGGTTTCATAGTGTTATTTGCTACACGAATATCATTTCTCGTAGCTCTATGAGTGTTTGTAGAAGTGTTTTGACCAAAGTTATTAAAGTGTCTAGTTGAATCATAAGCCATTATCTACTCACCCCCATTAACCATTATTCGTAATAACACTACTATATACGTCAGAATACTGAATCGTAGCCTGTTCTGTTACAGTAATTGTTCCACTTGCAATTGCTTTAGAATATGTTTGTAACCAACAATCTGTATATGTTTCAACATTATACGTTGTGTTTTGGTCATCAGGCAATTTCGTTTTTACCTGCAACTCCAAAGGAACACGTTGTTCTTTCAAAGTCTTAAACGGATTTCCTAACGTATTTGTTGAACTACTATATGCCGTTGCTGAATTATACACCTGACTATCCGTTGTTGCAAACTGACCAGTCGGTGTCAATCCTAATGCATTATATAAATTACCATTAAATATTGCAAAACGTGACAATGAAATCTGACCACCACGAGTATTACCAGGAACAGATTGGACAACACCTTCTGTTCCCAGTTCCTGTATCTTAACAATATCTCTAGATTCAGATGGAGTAAAGGATTGTACAAATCCAATTCTCATGTTATTTGAATATATTTCAATATTTGTACTAGTTACAGGTAGAGATGCGGAGTTATCCGCAATCTCTGGCATACCTGTGGCACGTTGAGTATTTAATGCTTTATTTGTACTTGAAGTATAAGCTGATTTTGTACCGCTTACTAATGCCATTAAAAATCACCTGCCATTAAAATTTTATAATATTCTGAAATTAAGCACTCATACCAAAGCTAATCGTAATATAGTTCAATGGAGAAACCGCTTCTATTTCAAAGTTAACAAGAACTTCGCGTGGGTCATCCGCACTATCTTTTACCGTCGGGCCTGTATAGCTTAAGATTATTTCTTGTGAAACAAACTGACTTAAAATACTATTAACTGTGAATTTAATGTTTGTTTTAGCAGCAGGAAGATTCTTGATACCAACATACATTTCATCACATGATTTACGAACCTGTGCAATAACATAGTCTTTAATCTGTACGTATGTGATTTCTGTTGTGATAATCTCATCATCTTTTGTGGTAATACCATGACGAACACGGATACCATTAGATTTTTCCTCAACAACACAGCAACCTGATTCAGCAAGTGCATTCTTTTCAACTTCCGTATATGTATCCAACAATGAGTTAAATCCACATGCGATTTTTTTACGTGTTAATGGCTCTGCTGGGTCATGCGTAAATGCAACCGTAGCAACACCCAATGCTAAATAGCAACCTGGCAATGTACGAGTATTAATTCTACCTGTTGACAAGTTTTTAACATCATAAGAAACACGACCAGGAGTTACATAAACAACACGTTCATCAGAATAAGCTTCTGCCTGTTGTTTCATACCCAAAGTCTTATCAGCAGCAGTTGCTGCTTTATTAATCTTCTGACCTGCATAAGAAGATAAGAATACCATACGCTCATGTCTTCCACTTTCAGCAGACATTGTATTAACATGAGATTGAGCATAAGAACCAACATTCGTTGAAGTTGTCAATGGAACAATCGCATTAACATTATCAACACCTGCAACATCCTTAGTCAATTTATCAATAGCAGCCTTCATTTCATAATCAGAATCATTTTTAGCCTGTACACATACGACTGGATTTACTCCTGCCTTAAATGCAAGTTCTGCACCTAATGCCAATGAGTTTGTTACAATTGAAGAAGCCGTTACATCATAGTTACCATATTCTTGAACAACATCGTCATAAGAATAGAAAACTTTTGGTTCATAATCTTCAATGGCTTTTTTGTATTTATAAGAAATATAATATACATTATTTTCCGCAATTGCTTCACCAAATGTAGCAGCAGTTGTAACAATACGAACCGTATCACCTGTATTAACGACATCTTTATCAAAATCAGGAAGCAAGAATGTAATACCAGGAATAATATTCAAATATTCTGATACTGCATCTACCTTTTTCGGGCCATAAATAACAGTGTTATCGGAAACTCTTGTTATCTGAACTTCTTTTGTTGCACTATCAACTACTTCCAAATCATACGTTCCACTAATAACCTCATCGGAATCAGTTACTAAGAAATATTTATAATCTTCAGCAGATTTTACTTCTTCCTTATTCACAGGAACGAATGATTCTCTCAATTTCTGAGAATACCCCGGAACCGTTTCATCAAAAACAACTTGCGGTTCAATTTCCGTTTTTGCGGCAATTGTTGTAATAGTTACACTATCACCAACTTTTGTAATTGATTCACCTGTAGTATCAGGAACAAACAAGTCCGTTATTTTCAATTTCAAACCAGGAACAGCAGTTGTATTAAAATCATTACTAACGCCCCATTCACCAATAATCTTCTTAGAAGAATTATCAGTTACACGATAGCAACCACAATTAATATGTGCTGAATCGGAATGGTCAAAAGCGTCTTCCAAATATGTAATTTCTAACGTATAAGAACCATCTACAATTGCATATTCTTGATTATCATTAACAACGGCTTCAATCTGTTCTTTTAATTTCAAACTTCTTTCATTTGCCTGTGCAGTAATTGCATATTCACCAGGTTGAATTGTGTTCCAAGCAATTTTATTACCCTCTTTAAGAGTAAAGGCTTTACCTTCTTCAAATTCTTTAGAACCTTTTACAATAGAACCATTGCTTAAAGCTTTATCTGTAACAGAAATAATTTCAAAAACATTTTTATATGCTAATGTGTCATATGATTGCGAATCGCTTTTTTTAATTGCTTCATTATATACTTCAAAATAATTTGCACCCGTACCAATCAAACCTAGCGCACGTGTTGCGCCTACATTATTTACGGTGCTTGCTGATTTTACAAAACGAGCATAGGCACCAGGAACTCTATATGGCATATATTTCTACCTCCATCCATTTTATTTTAAATGGCTACTTATTTTCACCATTTTTTTCATTATTTTTTTCATCCCTAGTAACATGATTATGTTCTATCCACTTATCATCAACTTTTAAATTCATGTCAACATTAACATTAAATTCATTCGGGTCAAGCAAGTCAACATCTTCAATCCATGTAGACCAGGTATTTATTCTTAACTGCGAAACATAAATTTTATCACTATTGTAATCTATTGTTGTTTCTCCAGCATAAGACAAATCTTTAACTATTACCCCCTGGTTTTGAATATAACGCCTTAATGAAAATCTCAACGCTTTCGCAACCAAATCAGTAAAAACCTCTCTATCCAACGGATTTCTACAACCAATATCTATCGTTAATGCGAATTCATAAATTCCCTGATAACGATACGCAATTATTGCACCTGTGCGTGGGTCTTTTATCTCCGTACACATATCACCTAATCCACTAGTTACCATGTTGCCCGTTGATGCACTTATAATAACTGTTGGGAATGCTCTTAATTGCTCTGGTTCAGAATCATAAAAAGAAGCCTCTGTAAAATGAGCATCACTTATTTGACTAGGTAATTTATTCATATAATTTTTTGGATTATTAAAATATAATCTCAAAAATTGTATGAATACATCTTTGGTGTGCTTAATCGCATTTTCCATTAACATTTACACACACCTCTTTTTTATTTGGTTCTATTAAAGAAATATTTTTATTTATTTTTATTATTTATACACACTATTGCATATAAAATATGCTAGTTATCCTAACACGATTTTATAAATTTTAATTACGCATTGTTATTTTTTAATACAATCAATTAACCGAATAATTATTGTTATCTACCACAAAATCAATATATTCGTTTAAATCATTTAATAAATTTTCATCTGTGGCGTCTTCTTCTTTTGCATCTTTATTAACATAAAAATATTCTTTCCTTACTGAATTTTTAAATGCGTTATCAGAATTAAACCTTTCTTTACCAATAGTCTTTAATTGTTTTTTCAACAATTCTTTTCCTGTTTCCGAAGAAAAATATGCTGATGGAACATCTTTAGCAGTAAAATCAATCCAATCTGCACTAAATTCAAATTTAACATTACTTACTTTAACTTCATTGTTTTCTGCTACTCTAATTAATCTTTTTTTCATTTTTAATTCTTCCTTTACTTTTTTACAAATTTGGATACAAAGTTGTTCGCTTCATATTATAAATAGGGTCTTTCATATCAAATGCCTTTAGTTTTAATTCCTGATGAAATAAATATCCTCCAGCTTGATTTATCATAGATGCAGTCACTTGATATATCGTTCCTGTTGGACTAATCAATATATCTCTATTCATAATCTTAGTGTTTGAAATCGTCCACGCTCCCGGTGAATTGTCTTGAACCAACATTTGGGTACTTATACCCATTGACGTTTCAACAGGCTTCAACCGGACGTAGAGCTGGAATGCAGGGTCATATCCACCAACATATCCTGTTCCATAACAAACAGGACAATCTTGCGTTCCTGCACGACCGCGAATTTCATCATAACATTGCGTACAATGTTCACCATCATTCTTCCTAGTGTATAAATCAAATAACATTCCTGTATTTTTCAAAATCCATAAACTACGTTCATTCATTTTGAAAAACCATCTATCTGTATTATGTACCTGAAAACATGTTGGTCTTGATAATGCACCCTCAATAAAATCGCCATCTGATTCATATACGGCAGACACTTTATACCAATTAGCAACATTTGGATTTCTACTAATATCAAAATCTTCAAATCTATTTGTCACTAACGGTTTAGCATTAACCTGATAAAAAATACCATTTTGAGATATTCCTTTATATAAATTATAATAGATGTTTTTTATTTCTTTGTTTAATACATGCTTATCTGGATTCCTTACTTCATCCCATGTCACAACAATATGTGAATTATCTCTTGGATACGAAATTATGACATTTTGTGGTGGTAACAAATTCTTTTTAAATACCTGTATATTCAAAAATAATCACCTCATAACTTAATCATAACATTCTTATTAAACAAAATTGAACTGCCATTCAACTGTTCACTAAAACCATGTAAATCATCCAAACATATTTTTGTTGACTTTACAGGAGATTGTTTTGACCGTATTTTTATTTCATAATTACCATTTTTTAATGCAAATTTATATTTACCATCTTCATCTGTTTTTACATATGTTTTTAATTCTCCATCTTGTAAAACAATTATTTCTGCATTTTTTATTGGCGTATGTTTATTATCAATCAATTGTCCATAAATGTTTTTATAATCAGTACCGCAAAAAGAAACAGTATCTTTATATTTTCTATAAATTAGACCCTCAATTAATAAATAATATTGGAATTTCAATCCATTACCAATATATTGATTTCTTTTGATTATTTTTTTGTTATTTATATAAATTTCAATATTATAAATTCCAGGTTCAATATATGCTATATATCTACCACCATTATCTGTATAACAAACTTCTGAAACAACATCTCCAAATGTACTTGTTTTTTCATTATTTTTTATAAATACAATCTTTGCATTTGTATAAGTTTTATCGTTATCCTGTAATTTTCCCACAATTGGTTTAACCTTATATCTTTTCATATCTAATAAAGACGGGTTTTTAATCACATTGTTATTTGTATATAAATTTGAAATAAATGTTTCTTCTGTTACTACTTCAAAAAAGCATTTATTAACGTGTGAAGATTGCCTACCAATTGCATCAAAATAACATTCAAAAGTTATAGATTTATCTTGTTTCAACATTCCTCACCCCAAATTAATTAACTTATGTTCAATTAATTTATCTTCTTGAAATTTCTCTGCCTTAAATTTTATAGCATTATCATCAATAATCATTGTATATTTATATCTATAGTTATCATCAATTGTATTAATTCCAACATTATAAATAATAAATTGACTATTATTAAACAAACTATATTTTTGTGTTTTAAATTGAAAAAAACTAGTTATTTTTTGTTTTAACTTAAAATCAAAAACTTTATTATTAATAAAAAAATTAAGGTTATCCTTAACACCACAAAAAACATTTCCATCTGTAAAATAACAAATCTTTATATCTCGCGTATCTTCTAAAAAAGAATTGTCATATTCAGAAATTAAAATATCATTTTTTGTTAATATTTCCCAATGCATTTTACTCATAGTTGTATAAAAAATTCAAATTAAAGCTATATTGACTTTGCTTTATTAATGAATTTTCCCTTAATTTAATTTTTGTCTGAATTGTAGCATGGTCAGATACGCCTAATATTGTTCCATACTCATCACTTGCATTTCCCTGAATATCCTTAAAATTTTTATTACTCATGCTTATGTCTTTGAATTTAGATTTTACGTCTAATGTTGTGCATCTAGCATATAAGAACGGGGATAAATTTCTTGATTCAGGAGGAATCTCTATCTCCAAACTACAGTTTGTAGCATTTTGTGCAATGGTTTGTGGCGTTCCACCATCCCATGCAGGTTCGTTATTCCAAATATCGAATTCAACTATATATTCCGATTCTCCACCTTTTAATCCATTGCAACGACCATAATATATTTTTTTATTCATTGATGTACTAGCCCATCCTAATAATTGATGTCCATCAACATTATCCAACAGCCTAGTATAATATGTCATACGAGGATATACCAAATCAATCACCACACTTCACTTAATTATGTATTTTCATAATTTAAATAGAAAAAGAGCGATTAATAATATCTATATTAATCGCTCTTTCATTTTTCTCTCTATAAATTAATACATGTTTTTCCAATGTGTATTAAAACACCACATATGTTTCATCATTAAAAATCTTATATGCCGTTCCGCAATTTTTACAAATCTTGTAACCTTCTTGGTCTTCTAATGGTGAATATTCACATTTTGGACAAGTTCCCGTTCGAACTTCAGCAGAATCTAAAGATTTTAATTTCTCCATATTTTCTCCGTCTTGTGGAGTTACCTCAATCTTTATATCTTCCAATTCACCATTAGTAATTGCTTTAATTAATCTTTTTTTCATAGAAATCACTCATTAACTAATTGAGCCAACTCGCCTACAAAATTATCATCATCATACAAATTATCACATGCATATTCCATATCCGCTGCATCATAGTCACTCAAATCAGGTAACTCATTTGCCAATGCTTCAATAACATCTGTCATAAAGTCATCATCCTCGGACATTGTTTCTGCAACCTCATCATTAGAAACCTGAGTTTCAAACAAATCAGGATATTTATCAACAAAATCGTCCAACAAATTCAACATTTTCGGACTCGGATTTTTTGCTAATCCTTTTAATTTCTTACTAAGTCCATGGTCATCATGATGCATATTAAAGCCACCAGATGCAATACTCTTTTTACTCATATATATCTACTTCCTTTTGAATTATTAATCATTTTTTACTATTAATAAAATAGCTCAATTTAGTCAATCTATTACGTTAAATATCAATTATTTGCTCACTTGTTTTAAAACCATTACTATTAATAACAAATTTATATTTCCCTTTATTTAAATTTAATTTAAAACTTCCATCAACATCCGTAATATCTTCGCAAACATATTCGTAAATGTCTTTTTCTATATTATATACACTTGCTATAATTGAAGCACCCTCAATTCCATTTCCATGGGCATCTAATATATAATCAACGACTTCATTTTCTCCATTACCATTATAAACGGTTTTCGTTTTTGTTTTTGTATCTTTAGAAACAATTTCCTCTATGGTTTTTTCCCCACTATTATAAACATTTAATTTAAACTTTTTCAATATTCCTGTCGGAGTTTTTATTTTCATAACATAGTTTCCTTCATCTAAAAAAACTTTCCATTTCCCATGATTATCTGTTTTTGTTTCAATCAATGCAGTTTCAATATCATCAATATTAAATATTGATATTTCAACATCAGGTATTCCCATATCATTTTTAGAAGTAAATTCATCTTCTATTTTAAACAATCCATTGCCTAACGCTTTATCAGAAATTTTTTCCAATCCAATATTATTAAATTGAATTTCTTCATTTTCATCACCTATTTGTGCGCGAACAGACCTTGATTCGTATCCGTTCATAGAAAATACAAATTCATAATCTCCTGGATATAATTTACTCTCCCATTTTCCGTCTTCATCTGTCAAAGTTGAAAATACAACATTGTTTGATTCCAATTCAACAACTTTTACAGTTAAACCTTTTAACAATCTATTATTATTTATATCATTCACATATCCATATAAATATATGGAATTTATATCTTCAATATTTTTTACAACTATATTAAATTTATCTAGAACATTTAATGTCTCTCCATTAAACATTCCTCTATACACAACAACATATTGCCCATAATTATCACAAATATTTGTATCAAAGGTGTATGAATATCCCTCATCTAATGCATTCATAGATTTCCATGGTAAATCTTCGTACACAACCTCATCTGCTTCATGTAAAACTCTAACTTTAGGATTATCAACCTTAATAATTTTATTTTCCACTCTAAATTCACAATACAATAACGCTTTATCGCCCTTGAAATAATCCATAACCATCCCTCCATCATTTTACAAAAACAAAATAGCATTTACGCAAAAAAAAATAAGACTCGCTTAACCAAACGAGTCTTATTTTTAACAAAATTAGAATTTGAAATTCAATCCCGTATTCTTCATTTTGCTCTCAACATGCTTACGCATAACATGAGCTGTTGAAATTCTATTATGCGGAAAATGCTTTTTAGCAAGATTTTTAATTGCTTTATCGCAAGCTTCCAATGTATCTTCTGTTTCAGCAACAACTGTTTCTGCAATTTTCTTAATTGCTTCATCGCACTCATCAGAAGTAATATCACTCTTTGCCGTTTTCTTGATTGCTTCTTTCGTTACAGATTTATCAAACGTGCAAGAAACGCCCTCACTAATAAGTTGTTTCTGTAGCTTGGTCAAAGAAGCACTTACATAACGTGCCGGGAAATACTTCTTAACCAATTCCTCTGCATCAAACAAAATCTTTTCCATACGCATATCTAATTTTTTAGCCAAACGCTGTGCAAGAACATTACTCTGTTTTGCAATCACTTCACGAGAAGCCTTAACTTCCTTCTTCGCTACTCTTTCAGCGTGTTTCTTAGCAATAACATTTTTAAGCTTATCTTTCGTCATTATTCAAAAACCACCTTATTTTAATTTGATTATTTGTCTGCCAACATTGCAGCAATAATACGGTTAACGTGTTTTACAGAAGCTTCTTTCTTATCTTCCTTTGCTTCTTTAGATTCGTCTATTTCATCAGCCTCATCTGTTTCTTCATCCAATGGAGCTTCGTCAACGTCCTCAAACGTAAACGTATCTTCCTCTGGAGCTTCATCTTCGGCAACTTCGTCAGCTTCCTCAACTTCATCTTCTGCAACTTCATCAGCAGGAGTCTCTGTTTCAGTTTCTTCAACCACAGGAGCATCCTCAACAGCTTCATCCTCAACAACAACTGGAGTTTCTTCATCAACCTCAACAGTCTCTTCAACAGCCGGTGCTTCTGGAGCAACAACCTCTGTAGCACTATCCATCAATGCTGGATTCTGATAACGAGCATCCGGTGTCGTGCAATGGTCTACTGCATCTTCTTTTGCGATTTCCTGAGAAGTTTCAGCTTCAGCCTGTTGGAAATCTGGAATTTCAGACGTTTCACGAACGTTATAATCATAGACATCACCTGGGTCAGTCATTGCACGTTCTGCTGGGTCTGTAACTTTCTTCGTATCAATCCCTGCAATCTTCTCCATAACAACGCCCAATCCCTTTTTTGTGTTGTCTTTATAAGAAGCATCTACAACTTTCCACTTAAAATTCTTATATTTTACAGTATTACCTTCTACTGCTTTCGGGAGCATAGCCTTATCAATAATGGCAATATCTGCCTTTTCAATGCTTGCAACCGTAGTCTTTTTAACAGAAGCCTTTACCGTCTTAACATTTGCGTTTTTCTTAGAATCAATCTTTGCTTTTCGAGATTCAACAAAGCTATCCAACCATGACATTTTCTTTTCCATTTATATTACACATCCTTAAAAATTTTCTTAATTCTTCTTTGGTCTACCTGCTTTTTTTGCAGTATTTTTATTATTTTTAACTGATTCTTTAGAAATCTTGGTTTCTTTTTTATCAGCTTTAACAACCACTTTATCTGTCTTTGTTTCTACCTTTTTGCTATCATCTGATTTATGTTCAGACTCTAAAGCAACCGTATTAAGCTTCTTCTGTTCTTCTTTTTTGCTTGTTTCAGAAGCCCCATCAGCCTTAACAACCGTATCATCTTTTTTTACTTCCGCTTTTTTATTTGCTTGTGCAGAAGTATATTTAGAAGAATCAGTAGCATTTACAACAGTTTCAGTATTTTTCTTTGCTTTTGGCAATTCAACAACACCATTCTTCGGTTTAATAGAAGTTTTAGTTTCTTTATGCTGTTTTGCCTCACATTTAGAATGATGCAAATAATCACCTAAAAAGATTTTAATATCTTCTGAACTCTCAAATTCTTCATCTGAAAAAATTTTAGAATCCTTATCTGGAGTAAATTCTGTATTCAAATCTTTTACAAAGACATTGTAATTACCTGCTAATTTAACCTTATACAAGTATCATCAGTCCTTTACATTTTTAATTTATTCATCTATTTAGAAAATACATATTATTATAAAAAATATAACTCAAATAAAAAAATTACAATGAATACTCAATAGTCGGAATCCCTTTTTCTTTTGCCATTGATAATTCTTTTATGCTCTGTTTTCCCCCACCAATTTTTATAAACAAATCTAACATACTTATAAATTCTTTACTTTCATCACCAAAGTTTTTACCATATGCATATATAATATCACAAGGATACAATTCATATTCATATCCTTCTTTAGCCATAACACCAACTAAATTAAATCTTTTCCCCAATCTAATATTTTCCTCATTAGCCTTATCATATACCATTTTAGGGATTCCCAAATTTGTTGCTCCTGTAATAATATTTACCAACTCAGAAGTATTACAGAATTCATTCTCAATTTTATCAAATACTGCATCAATCAATTTTTGTGCATATTTTTTATCAAACTTAGAATCTGAATAACCAACAAAACCTATATTAACAGCCATTTTAATATTCCACCTTTCAATTTACGATTGTTCCGATACAGTATTTCTTTCCCAAAAAACACCATTAACGAACCCCTGAATTGAATCATCATTATTTGCCATATCTAATCTCTGTTCAGCCCACACACAAAACTGTTCATCCATTTCAATGCCAATATAATTTCTCTTTAGTTTTTTTGCAACAACCGACGTTGTTCCACTACCCAAAAATGGGTCAAATACAACATCATTCTCATTTGAAGATGCCAATATCATCTTAGCAATCAATTTCTCCGATTTTTGTGTTGGGTGTGCTGTGTTTTCTGCCATAGACCAAAATGGAATTGTAATATCATCCCAAAAATTAGAAGGACATGTATCTCTGAAATTACCTTTCTTACCTTCTACCCAATCTTTAGGTATGCCATCTACTTTATATGGTGCAATTACCTTTTTACGAATCTTAACCGCATCCAAATTAAAAGTGTATTCATCGCTTTTCGTACAAAACCAAACATCTTCTAATGAATTTTTCCAATTTGCTTTTGCTCCACGACCCTTTTCTCTTTGCCATGTAATTCTACTTCTTACATCAAAAAACTCTCTTAATACATTGCCAATAACTAAAGAGGATTTCCAATCACAACAAACATAAATAGACCCATCATTTTTCAATAATGGATATACTGCTTCAATCCACTTTCTTGTATAATTTTTATAATCCTCATCATCTTCTTTATGAAAAGTCATTTTATTGAATTTCTTTGTTAAATTATAAGGAGGGTCAACAATCATCAAATCAACACTATTATTTGGCAACTTTGAACAAACGTCAAAAGTATCGCCTAAAATTGTTTTATTCAATACATTATTCAAATCATTCTGATTTTTTTCAACAGAAATGGTTCTATCTAAGAATTTTTGTCCATCTTCTATTGAAGTTTTTATTGTTTTATTTCTTGAATCATCACTCATTTTTATACTCCAACCTTTTTTATTTAAAATAAATATAGGGCATAAACCATCGCCCTATATAAATATTATATTACTTTGATTAAAAAATTTATCATACTTTTCAATATTTTTTCGACATTTTGTTTTTTCATCATCTTATATATATTAAAAAACCAACTCTTTTATTTGAGCTGGTTTTTTAAATCACAATTAAATATCCTCACTAGAATAATACTTGTATATCTTTAGATTCTTAATTGAATAATCAACCCCATCAACTTTATCAGATATTGATGTTAAATCGTTTTTCAAATCGTCAACTGAAGTATTAATATTGTTCGTTATGATAACGCTGTCATTAACTCTATTCAATATTCTAGTCTGCTCTTGTTGTATGCGATTCAAATCTCTTATTAATGATTGATTCGTATTTTCCTGTGAATTTATCTCTTGTAACAACTTAACAACAGCTTCTAAACAATAAGATGTTTTTTCATAAGTTTTATTGATTTTATCCTCTAAAGAATCCATCCTATCATTTATTTGTTCAAAATATTCTTCTTGTATCTTATCCAACTGTTGTTCTTCCATTATTACATTACCTCAGAAGATGTATAACTAATGTTATATTCTCCCTTAGAATTGATTTTAACCGTTGCCTTTTTTCCTGCTCCATCATCAGCAGTCACCTTCTGCAAATTGTGCAAAATAAGGAAATTCATCATATCGCCTTTTGCAAACTGTTCCCATGTTGCATTAGACATAACCCCATTATCAATTTTTTGCTCACTGATTGACATGTTTTCTTCTGACATAATAACACTCTTCTTTCTAAGATTTTTTATTTTTTATGTCTTTATTATATTCAATACGATTTTTTTTATAACAAAATAAAATTATTTTTTTACAACGCACCAACGCTGAAATAAATTATATTTTATTTCACTATCTTTCATTTTTGAAAAAACTATATCAAATAATTTTCTATCAAAATCAGAATACAACATAATATATTTATATCCAGCCCATATTGAATACGCTTTTTTATCATTCATTAAACTCAATAAAACTTCTTTATCATCTGTGCTTAACAATTTAGTCATTTTAGAAGGAAAATTAAAAAAATCTTCGCTAGAAACCTTAATTAGCCCCAAATTTTTCTTTTCTTCTTGTGTTGATTCTTCATCTATTTTTTTAACAACATCCATCAACCTATTAACAAAAATAGGCTCTTTTATTTCCAAATTATTATCAATGATATATTTAACAACACTTTTTTGAAGAATGCCAGTTAGCTCATCATAATTATGCTGTTTTAATAACTCTCTGCATTTTGTTCCACTAATACTTTTAATTCCTTTTGTCATTTTTTTTCTAGGAATACATATAACATTTATTCCTCTTTGATTAAATAAATATTTGGCTTGTGTTATATGTTGCCGTGTAATGTTATCATCTGTTTCAATACCACAAATAAAATGGTCAATATTCATCTTGTTAAATCCTTGCCTAACGACATCCAATAATTTATAGGTATTCAATCCAACAAAATTTTTACTATGTCTTAACATTAAATCATTATATTCAGGCCAAAAAGTTTGATAAGAAAACATCTCTGGCATATCAACAACAATTACATTTTCCAAATCATTAACACCAATTCTAACAAGGTTTGAACAATCCTCTTTATCAAAAATTAAATTCATTCCTTCTTGCATAAGAAATACAACAAAAACATCGAACATTCTTGCCCCTGTTTCAACTAAATATCTATGTCCAACTGTAAATGGATTACAACTCATAACCGAAGCACCAATTGTTGTTGTAGAGTCAACGACAATATTTTTCTTCTTTAATTCGTTTTTATATTCACTTATTAAAGAGTTTACATTATAATCAACCACTGAAAATGACCGCTCAAATAAATAATGTAATTTATCGAAAATAATCTTTGCAATATTTTTATGACAATATGCCGTATAATGCGCAGCATCGACAAAATTTTCTTTTTCATGTTTTCTTAAAAAATAATCTTTTGTTTTTATTACAGGAAACAAATCAATTAATTCTCCTAAAATACACGGCGCACATCCAATAATTACAATATCTCCTTCTTTTATTGAAAAATTAATAATTCTATTATACATATTTATTAATGTTTCATTGTTTGTCGCGCAATTATATATTGAATAATTTTTTAAATTAAAGTTTCTCAAATAAGATGATATTGTTTCATTATCATTTACATAATATCCAAACATTGTAGAATTTCCAAAAAACAAAACGTTATTTCGCTTATCTATTTCGCCCTCTTTTCTAACCCCTTCACAAACATTTATTGAATTTGAACTATAATCATCAAAACAAAAATATTCATTATTTTGAACTAAAGATGGATTGGCTACAGAAATTTCTTTTACATATGAATCATCATAATCAATAAAACAATTTTTATAAATATCTTTATTTTTGTTTACGATATCATAAAAATATTTTTTTCTAAACTTATCAAAAAATACCTCATATTCTAAATTTTTTTTATCATATGTTTTATAAACAGTATCCGTACATATTTTTTCAACATAATTTTCAAATTCATTTTTTCTTTCTAAGTCCTTAACCAATGGTATTTCCAACAAATACATATTTGCACCACGATGAACAACAAAATCATATATATCACTTATTATTTGCAAATTTTCCATATTAACCCCTCAATCAAAATGCTTCAAAATAGTATTTATAATGTTTCTCTTTTTAACGTCTTTCCATAAAACAGAATCCATATCAACATTAAAATCATTTTTATTTGTGCTAAAATCATTTTTTACATTAATTATTTTTTCTAATCTATATTTTCCCCAAATATTATGTGTGGTTATTGAAACATTTTTTAATGCATTGGAATTTACATTTATTGCAAAAGAATTTCCATAATAATATAAATTTCCAGGATTTAAAACACTGTTGTTTAATTTCGACATTAATTTTTTACAATCCGCTTCATTTTCTTCTATAACGACCCAATCTTTATAATTGTTTAGATTTATAGTATCATCTGCTTGTATTTTATCAAAATTTTTAGGAAACAATATTTTATTGTCATTGCTCATACTTACTTCTGCAACTTTCTTTAATTGTAATTCTTTTTGTTCATCCCATAATTGGTTGTTTTTTTCATAATCTTCTTTTGTAATTATCTTATAATCACCATTTTTTATTTTTTTACTATTCGGTAATTTATTTTTAATACTTTCAGTAATATAATCAAACTTTTGATTATCATCCAACATTGGCAATCCCAATCTAGCACCACAAATTTTACACCAGTGTTTTTGGTCAGAATAATCTACTCGCTTCCACCAATCAGGTTTTACATCCCAACCACCTGGACCATCAAACAACAAGTCTAATGCTCCTGCCATCTCACAAAAAAATGCACCTTTTGGCGTTATCGAAGCTCCACAATTATTTTGAATCCAACACCTATTTTCTCTTTTTTCAAATTCTTCATCTGATATCCCTAAATCTTTATAATTAACCAATACTGAAAAATGTTTTGTTTTATTTTTATGGTCATTACATCGCAATGATGAAAACGTATCACAAATCAATTCCATATTGTCATAAAAATTATTTGTTTCAGCAGTTGTATATAATCGCAATTTTCCATGATTATAAGGCATATAATCCATAGCATATTTATTTACATCACAAACAGGTTCAGTAAACATTTTATTTGTTGCCGTTCCGAATTTATCATGTAAATATTGAACCATTTTTGCAAAATCAGGATGTAACAATGGTTCTCCACCAATTATTCCAATTTGTCCATTCCAACCATCTAGCGAATCAATTGCATTTTTAAAAAACTCAAAATCCATAAAGTATGGGTTTTGATAATGTCCACAAAATCTCATACAATTTGAACAAGAATTAATACACTTATTCGTAATATCTATTAATATCGTTGGTTTATCAGCTATCTTCTTCAAGTTCCCACTCCTTTCTATCTTTACAACTTATACCCCAATCAACAATTGTTTTTTTGTTGCAATATTTACAAAAATTAATACTTTTCCTATTATTCATTTTTATTATTTCATCAATGCTATCTATCTCAAAAATATTAATAAAATCATCATTTTTTTTAACAGCATAATTTTCATTAAAAAAAGAATTGAACTTATCAATATTAGCAGGAATAATACAAGAATAAAAATCACCATTCATATTTAATTGACAGCAAGGCATTACATTAAAAAACTCATACATGTTTTCGTCAACATTTTCTTTTATTTTGTTCAAATCACTATTTCTATTATTACAAATAATATCATTATCATTTGTTTTTCCCAAATTAACCCTATAAAAATGTTTACCTTCATAATAATTTGTAACCGATAATTCTACATTATAGGTTTTAAGCTCATCATAAAAATCATTTGACTTTTCAATTGTCCCGTTTGTTATCAATTTCACCACAATATCTGGAAAAATTTCTCTCGTTTTTCTCACATAACTCATTACATCAGGATGCAACAATGGTTCTCCACCCATCAAACTGATACCATAAAACGGTTTGTTTTTTAGTATTTGTTTTAACCTTCGCAACAACCTGGTAAAATCTTCTATATTAGCAAACCACTCATCCGCTAATGGAGCAAAATGGTCACATCCCTTACAGTTCAAATTACAATGATTTGTAATATGAATATCAACAGTTCCTAATCCATTTTTAACATAATTAAGTTCTTCAATATATTCTTGTATGTTTTTTTTATTGTTTTCTTTTAGTAATTTTATCAAACCATCAACCCATTTCACCTTAATAACTTCAACACCAAATCATCTTTGTGAAAACATAATTTATTAATCACATCTTGTTTTGTGAATTTTATTTCTTGCGTGACATTATCATCAAAATCAAACAACCTCAAATATTCTGTCAAGCCATCATCTTGTGATTTATTTTCCGAAGAATAATAAACCTTTTTATTCATATAAACAAACTCAAAAATTAACTTGCCAATATTTTCAGAATATATTGAATCAACAACGTTTCTCCATCGTTGATATTTTAATGTATTTTTCAACATACTATTAAACTTTATTTCATCTGTATCTTCCGCATTTCTCTCTAGCTCATCAAACACACCATTTTTTTTATCCAACGAATCCAAATAATTTAATCTTTCTAATGAAAACTTATGATAATACACATAGTAATTGTTAGTATAAAATTTTTCATTACATGGATTTCCTAAAATTTTTATATTTGGTATATTTTGCACATACTTGTTTTTTTTATTGTTATTCATTATGTAATCATAAAACATTAACCCAGAATCAAGCATAATTAAATTATCATACCTAAAATCAAACGTAGATAGATACTTCATGATGGCAAATGAAACAATTAAATTCTCTGATTTATGATTATTTATCCATTCATTTAATTTTCCAATATTACAAAATTCATAATTCATTCCTGCTATTGGTATTGATTTATTTATCGTATTAATATATTTCATATTGTTTTTCATATCTGCACAATCAACAAATATATAACATTTTATATTGCAACCATATTTTTTTAAATTAAAATACATATCAAATAACGAAGTCGTTATCCCGTTCATTTGTGGATAATAAAAGACTATATCAACATTCATTGTTTAATTACCTCGATTTCAATATATTCTTCAGCGACTCTATACTTTTTGTAGCGAATGCAACATTACCATGTATTTCGCAATAAGGCTCTTTTTTTAATTGCTTAAATAAATCATTTACTGATTCTCTATAAAAATCATTTATAATTATAATGTAATCATAACTATCATGAAATTTTTTCAACAATTCCATCTTTGAATAACGTTGTTTACATATATCAAAATCAATAAAATCTATAATATCAAAATAGCCATTGCTAATTTCCTCACTGTTCTCATAAACAACTAAGCAATGTCCTTTATATAATTGTTTGAATTCATTATATAATTTTTTCATATATATTAATGAGTTAACTTGATTCATTACTCTTTTTAAATTTTTTCTTACATAGAAATAAGCGATTGGCTCATTACAAAAAGAATAATGTTTGCAATTTGACACATACCTAAATATTATTTCATCGTCAGCCATACGCAAATAAGAACAATCCCACTCACCATATTTTTCAAAACAGTTTCTACTATGCGCAAAAGAGCACGTATCAACCTGATTAGAAACAAATATATTCGTTTTTGAACAATCAAGCCCTTTTAACTCTTTATTTCCTTCATCATCAACTATAAAATATTTTGTAGTAACAACTTCTGTATTATCATTGATAACCTTTAATAAATTTTCACAGCATTTTTTATCTGTCTCATCATCATCATCAGGATATAAAATCCAATCCCCAGTAGAATGAATAACCCCATAATTTCTTGCATAACAATGACCTTTGTTTTCTTTCAATCGAAACATTTTTATATTATCCATACCTAGCGCATCAATAAATTGCTTCTTTTTTTTATATTCTTCAATCAATGAACAATCATCAACAATAATTAATTCCCAATTAGCATATGTTTGATTGACAACAGCCAAAACTGCTTTAGGAAAATAACAACTTCTATTATATGTTGGCATAATGAATGAGAATTTTATTCCATCCATTCTTCTTTACTCCTTTTTGATTGTTCCCATTCTATGTCTTCAATAGGTTTTCTACAATACTTACAAAAATCATTTTTATTACGATAAAACTTATCAATAACCTCATCTGTCACATTATCATCATAAATATCTAGAATATCTTCTTTTTTAACCTGATATGTTTCATTAAAATACTTATTAAAAATATCAATATACGCCTGTATTGGACATAAATACAATTTGCCATCTTTCAATTGCATTGATTTCCAATGAATCATACAACAATCAAAATCTGTTTGTTTCGCTTCATGTGTTAAAATATGTTTTCTTAATATTTTTGTTTTTTCATATTGATTAAAATTTTTTGTTCTAACCCCAACGCTATTCAATAGTGCAAATAACTTCTCATAATTAACATTAATTGGATACCTTGTCATTTCTACCAAAACATCATACTCTATTAAACTGTTTATCATTTCTCCCATTCTCTGTTTTAACAAACTACCATTACTTAATACACTCATCTTTGTATTTGGCATAATTTCATGAATTGCTTTAAAAAATTCACAAACATTCGGATGAAGTAATGGTTCACCACCAAACAATCTAATATTATCTACAATTATTTTCGTGCCTAATTGTTTCAAATCTTTTTTAAATTCCTCAACATCAGCAAACCACGGTTCAGATAATGGCGAAAAATGCGCACATCCTTTACAGTTCACATTACAATGATTTGTAATGTGATATTCAATCATTCTTACATGTTTCATTTTATAATCATTCCTTTATCAAACACTAACCCATCCAGCTTTTCATTAAACATCCTAATCATATCTTTTGCATAATTGAAGATTGGCATACCACTATCATTAAATGAAGTATTTATTAATATTGGATTCCCCGTCTTTTTACCAAAATCAATTAATAAATCATGCAACCATTTATCCTCTTTAGCATCTACTGTTTGAATTCTAACTGTTCCGTCTAAATGTATTGCCCCATCAATAATATTTTCTTTTTTACAATACCCTAAAACATTCATATATGGGGCATCAACATTAATATCAAAATATTCTCCCATATACTCGCGAGGAATTAATATGCCATATGGTCTATACCATTCTCTATTTTTTATTTCGTTTAATTTATCATGCATTTCTTTATGTAACGGTGAAGCCAATATACTTCTATGTCCTAACGCTCTCGGGCCCATTTCTATATTTCCCCTACATATACCAACAATACCATCTTTTTCTAAAATTTCAATCAATTTATCATTATTAATATCAATCAAGTTATCCTTTATGTGCCTATAAAAATATGCTTTATCATAAATTTCAGAAGTACAATAAAATTCATTAATATCTAAACTATTTAACTCATTTGGTTTGTTTTTTAATAAATAATTAAATATCGCTCCAACTGATTGACCTGTATCAGAAGCTATTGGATTCCAATATATTTTTTTAAACCACATTGATTTAGCCAAATAATAATTCAACATGCAATTCAATGCGCATCCACCTGAAAAAACCAACGTATCACTATATTCTTTATATTTATCAAAAACATTATTTAATACATCATCTATCCATATTTTTTGAAAAGTATATGCCAAATCATATTTATTATGCTTTAATTTCAATTGGTCAATATAATTATTAATATACTTTTCGATATTTTCTTTTTCAGCCCAATTATTCCAATTTATACTTTTTATTTTTTTCATAAAGTCGCGTATATCTCTAATTTCTATAAAGTTACTAGATATACCGGCATAAGCCATAAATTTACCTTCCATGCCATCATAATATTTAGTTTCTAAAAAATTACTTGATAATATCTCATAAAACAATCCATAACTAAATCGTTGTTCTTGAAATATTTTTTTTAATTTATTGTTTTTATATAAAAACACCGCATGGTTTCCATCACCTTTACCATCTATTGATACACATAATGCATTATCTAATTTATTTATTATTGCAGTTGGCAATACATGATTTTCTTGATGATGCATTTTTTTCATTTCACAATTCTCTAACATTTTAACAAACTCAAATGATTCTTGTTTCAAATATCCATCTTCGAATTGAGTATAACACCACACAACTACGTCAAATCTATCCACATTAAACAAATCTTTAATCATTTTTTGTGCTTTATAAATGTTTTTATGCATACAATCTTTATAAATTGAATCAACATAATTAGCATAATCAATCTTCTCTTGTGAATGAAACGAAAAATGTTTTTTCTTTAACAATTTATCCATTTCAATGTATCTTAGCTCTTTTGTTTCTGTATCATAATAGCATACATTATAGTCTTGATAGCATTGTATTCCTAAAATTTTCATATAGTTACCCTTTCAATAATTTTAATATTTCATCATTATGTTTCATAAACAAAACCTCTTGTAATTTTGATTTTGATAATAAATTCAAATCAAAATCAAAATTATCATCAATTCCAAATTGAAAAAGAAATTCTGTTAATCCATCATTGATTTTTTTATTCTTACAAGAATAACTGGCTTCTTTTTCTAATAGCAAAAATTCGAACATCATTTTTCCTATATTCTCATAATAATCAGCACCAAATTCTGTATATGGATTATCTTTTGATTTTTTGCTATATCTAAAATAATCATATCTTTTATACGAAAACGGTTTAATATCTAATTTGTTCTTTTTTCTTTTAAAATATTCTTCAGATGTTAATATGCCATTTTCATTTGTGCTTATTTGTTTCAATCTATTAATCCGCTCTTCTGAAAACTTCATATACCAAATAAAACTATTCTTTACAAATTGTGCATTAAACTCATTACAAATAGTAATAATGTCATTATCATTTATATACGAAATCATATTATTGAATTCATTTTGAGAAATCTCTTTCTTATATATAAATGCAGGATAAAATAAAAACACTTTATTAAAATCAATCTCTATCGTTTTTGTTTGAACTAAATCAATTACCTCACTACTAATCACACAAGCATTTCCATGTAAATCGTAATGCATTTTACCATACTTCAATGGCAAATAAACAATATTTGATTCATTACCAAAATAGCGTTTGAATCTTTTAACTACTAATTTATCATCAAAGAATACAATTAATCTTATTTCCCAATTTGTATATTTTCTTAAATTATAAAACAAATCTTCAAATGAAGTATATGCCCCATTTAATTCATATAAATAATAAATCAAATCTATTTTCATCACTAAACACTCTCAATACATTTATATATTTTCATCATTATATTCTCTATACTGTACTTTTTTGATTCCTTAATACAATTCTTTCTTATATTAACAATATCCTTACAGAAACTATTGCGTATAGAAGCCGGTAAATCGTCTGTGACAAGCCATCCATTATATCCATCTATAACTATATCATTCATTGATTTACACTCCTTGTATCCAATCACAGGCGTTCCAAATGACATTGCTTCTAATGCTACAGTTGGCAAACCTTCTATTATTGATGGTATCACTAAAACATGTGCATTACGATAGAACGGTTCTACATTTTTTTGATATCCATGAAAATGAATATTGTCAAATTTGAAGTATTCAGATATATCCAAAAAACCATCATTGGCATAATTATACCCTACAACATCACACTCATAATACGTATCTTTAATATAGTCTAATAATAACTGCGTTCGCTTTATATCCCTGTTTATTCTTCCAACATATAGAATGTTACTTCGTTTCTTATTGATTTCTATGTTGTCAGGTATTTCTATACAATTATAAAAAACGTATGATTTATCTTTATATTTTTCACTAACATATTGAGGTAATAAAAATCCTAGTCTATCACAAGATTCCAACATCATATCATAAAGTAACTCTTTATCTTTCAATGCTTTTTGAAAAAATAAATATTCTAGCCCTTGCATTTTACTAAATGTGTTTTTAATATATTTTGGCTCATTATGAAAAAACATTATTATTGGAACATTTGTCATTTTAGATATAATTGACCAAAATATTACTTGCTGACCCCCACCTGCATTGCAAAATATACAACGTGGTTTTATCTGAAAAACGGTTCGTGCAACTTTATTCATATATCCTCTAGAAAAATAAGTAATCATATCACTATGAACAATTATATTTTTCAAATTCAAAAAATTTCCTGGTTGCTGAAACAGATGAACTTCGTATTTTTTAGATAACGATTTGCAAATTTTTATGGTATATTTCTCCGCTCCCCATAAATATTGTTCACCTTCATTTTTCATAATATTGCAAGTAATAATAATTTTATTTTCATCTCTATTTTGTACAAACCATTTTTTGTTTAATGTAAATTGAGCATATAATAAATCATTTTTTATATTCACGACATGCCATCCTTAAAATATTTTTTTCCAACTTCTTATCCACCAATTTGTTTGCATACATTTCCCATATTTTACCAAACAAATCAGCTTTCACCCATGGTTTTGGATTACTAGCATAATGAATTATCTTTATTTTTTCTGATTTTATTCTTTCTCCATAAATCCGAATATATTCATTAAACTTCAAATGACCATAATTGTTTGCCAAAAAATTATATCCATAATCTATATATTTTATTTGACCATTAAATGCATCATTCATAATATCCTGTTCCCATAAATGATAATCTTTTGCTTCTGATTCTAACCTTATATAATAACTATACATTGTATCTTTTTTATTAATAACAGTATTCCTTATCTTTTTTAGATTCAATAAAATATTTCCTGCATTAAAATAATTTAACCCGTTTATCTTATCTCTTACTCCTGCTACAAAACAATCCTCAATATCAATTTCAAAAATTTCTGAAATATCTTCTATTACAACTGTATCTGCATCAATATGAAAAACCTTGTCACAATCTAGTAATTCATGCAACAACAATTTATAATATACTACACCTGCATTATCTTCTCTGATAAAAATATTTTTATCAATATAAATTGGATGGATGCAAAAATCAATAGAGCTTAATTGACCTATTTCTCCTATATCATTAAACTCTATACATAACAAATAAACATCGTAATTTACATCACGATGCTTATTTGTTTTCAATGAATACATTGAAACATATGTTTGATATAGATATGATTTATTTGTAATGTAACAAAGATTAAAACGTCTTTGCAAACTCATTATAAACACTTCTCAATTCTTCTTCATCTACTGCACTATCAATTCTATCCTTGAAATCCTTAAATGCTTTATATGCTTCATCAACGGCATTAAATTCGTCCAATGAATCTAGATATTCAGATAGCTTTTCCAAAACTTCCGTATCACCTGAATTGATTACTTTTAAATATTCTTCTTCGCGATTTTCATCTGTAATAAAATATCCTTTTGATTCCAAATAATGATTTAATTTGAAAAAATTAAATAATGCAAAATTTGAAATGGATAGTTTATCACCAATAGAATCACCCATAATGCGAATGAAATGTGTTTTTTCTCGTTCTAGTTTATCTTGACTTGATAGCTTAACCGTTTCGACTTCTTTTATATCTTGCTCTTGTAAAATCGTTGGTTTTAAATTAACGTCATAATAAATAACACATTCAGGCTCACTTCTATGTAAATCTAATTTATTAAAAATTCTCAAATACGCTTGTGGAGAAACCTCAACATAATCCTCTTTATTCAATAAAATTGGTTCATTCTCTAATTTCAAAAATGGATTAACTAAAAAAGCTCTATCTTCTTTAACTAAAATACCACAATAGCATTTCATTTCTACATTATCACTCATCTGTTTTCGTTCCTTCCTGCACTTGTTTCATAATATCATCAATATCTTTATTATTTTTATCATTTTCTTCTGGAAATTCTAGTTCTATGTTTTGTTTTCTAGCCAAACTAACCAGCAACATATTAACAACATCCATAACCGTAGCATATGCCAATTTATCAATCGGATAAATATTTTCTCTAGCACTAATTACAAAATTTTCAATAGCTTTATCTACTGTTAATATTTTCTTATCGGACATTTAAATCTTTCCTTTCATTAATAAATGTATGCATAACACCATCCATATCTTCTAACTACATGGCAAGAACAAACTTCATCACCAAAACACGTACAATAATTACAATTACATACACATGTATTGGATAATAAATTAGCAGCTCCAACTAAGAATCTATTGAAAAACTCAGCAAATGTTTTATCCCCAACTTCAACAGTCGCAACAAACAACGCAACCCATTGGTCTAAATTATCCGTTTGCAATGCCATATTTCCCCACGGTTTATATTTAACAGTTCCATTTGGCGAACCTTCTTCAAACCCTGTTACTGAATCATCCGTAGAATTACCATGCGAAACACCTAGTACACAATATGTTGGATTACCTCCGTATGAAGCACTCTCCATGTGACTATAATCTGTTGCATTATTTATACGATTATTATACAAATCCCATCTATAATCAGCTGGATGATTGTTTTTATCATATTGATACATATGCAATGTTGTTTTAAATGCACGTTTTATATCGTCAGCCGTTACCATTACATCTGGGTCTCCACTTGTACCAATTTCAATATCATCAACGCCACCACGTAATGACCATTCTCTACGCAAAATACTCCATAGCTTTTGCATTCTTTCAAATGTTAATTTCGCTCCTTCTGCCACAACTTCCATTTGTGGATTTCTTGGGGCATCACTACCCGGATGAGAACCATAAGGTTTACAAATCGGAAATCCTGCTGGTCTTTCAATTGTATTCCAACCGCCCTCAACATGCATTACATAAGGCCCTTGTGCCATAATTAATCAACTCCATATATTTATTATATAAATTTTCAATTATTATTCTAATATATAGATACGTTTTCTATCATTTTTTATCATGATTTTCCGTAATACGTTGATTAGCAATATTACAATAATGCAATTCTTTTTCAATTCCTATAAATTTTCTATCTAAAGTATCACATGCAACACCTGTAGTTCCACTTCCTGAAAACATATCCAAAACAATCTGACCTTCTCTTGTAATTAATTTAACCAAATATTCCATTAGCTTTATTGGTTTAACTGTAATATGGTCATTATATTTACCTTTTTCAGATTTAGAAGCCTTTGCACAATAAAAAAATCTTGATGCTCCACCCTCATCACCATATGTTATTTGGATATCTCCTGCTTTTCCCAATCCACCATGTTCAAAAAACACGCCCTCTTTTGTTCGTTTACAGTTTGTTCCGCTTTTCAAATGACCACTTTGTTCATCTAATAATTCGGCAGACACTTCATCTAAAATAACATTTGACGGAAATCTCCCTTTTGGATTCGCACTAGCCATAACATTTTTCGTATTATCAAATCCACAACTCTTATCATTCATAACAACTGCATTTTTTCTACCATGTCTAGAAGTTGTTTTTAATGGTTCATTGTGCGAAATTCTACAATCATCAATGTTAATAGCACCCGTTCCATATTTCAAAACATTTTCACATACTGTTTTTTCTTCTATTGGTTTTCTCGCCACACAAATCAATTCTTGTGCAGGTTTTAATGCAGTATTCCATCCGTTCCACTTTTTAGCTTCTTCTGTTTCGAATTCTACATCTCTAACATATTCTTGACCATTATAATCTTTTGGTCTATCATTATCTGCATGGATTTTATTATATCCCATAGAAGCCGTAGCCTTTTTTCCTTTAAGTTTCTTAAATGCTTGCGTATTGGCTGAACCATTTTTTATTTTTGATTCAATTTGCTTTCCAACATCAGCCCCATGTGGCATACCACTACCATAAATCCATGACATCGTATCACGAATTTCAAATCCTGCATCTTCAATAGCACAAACCATACGATGATATGTTCTTGTGGAATTAAATACAAGAATGTGACCACCCGGTTTCAATACACGGAATACCTGCTCCCACATTTCTACACTATTTACAATACCTGTTTTATCCCACCCTTTTGACATAAAACCAATATTATAAGGTGGGTCTGAAATAACAGCATCAACGCTATTACTTTTCATTTTTTTCATTTCTTCAATGCAATCGCCATTTATAATCATTTATCTTAATTCCTTCTCATCTTTTGATAGGCTTTAATATAATTGGAAATCTTTTTATACATAGCGCACACACTATCATTATTCGATTTATTCCAATCTTCAACTTTACCATTGCTATTGATGGAATTACATCTAAAACAGAAAATTGAATCGCATTCCTGACATTTACTGTTTTTTGCAAACATATTGTTTCTTACTAAATAATTATGTTCAATCTTATACAAACAATTATCGTCAAAAATATTTGTATAAAACATTTTATCATCTGCATACAAACAACCATGGCAATACGTTACTCTACCATCTAAATCAACAATAAACGAATCGTCACCACCATGGCAATCAGCCCTATCTGCCGTATCAAACCACACAAATCCAGTATATCCATGATTATCTTTTTTGTTGTCTATAAAATACTGAATCAACTTAATAAATTGATTGTTCATTTTATCAAAATCAATTAGTCCATCACTTAATGTATCTGGTGTACATGCAAAAACAACTTTATGTTTTAACGTCTGATTGAATTTGTCATAATTGACATATTGCTGATAAATATTATTCTCTAAATCATTTACAGTACATGTAGATTTAATTCCAAAATTAAATCCGTTATCATCAAAAAAATGAATTGCTTCTTTAACAACTTTATCCGTTTCCATAACTGTTTTTCCTAACTGAACCCTTTGATTATTTTCTTCATTATGGAAATCATAAGAAACCTGAACCTGTAGACGTTTCCCAATCAAATTCTTTAGCTCTAGCAATTCTTTTTTGTATTTATTTACCAATGAACCATTCGTATACATAAAAAATTCAACATTATCATACATACTAAATTCTTTTACAATACGATAAATATCTTTGAAATAAATGAGTGGTTCACCACCCCAAAACTCAACATGAACTAAATCATTGTTTTCTTGAAGAACATGGAGCAATTCAATTACCCTGTCAAACGTCTTTGGATATAATGACTCTTTGCTCTCTACCGCGCCATTCTTAACCTCAAAACAATATTTGCATCTAAAATTACACGCCTTACCCATATTGATGGATATTCCAACTTTGTTCAATTATTCCACCATCCTTTTTTTGTTATATCTATATTATATTCTTTGTTCATAAATAAATATAAACTAGATACCATATTATAAATTTCCTTTAATAATAAACAATATCCATCAACAATATCTCCGTTTTTATACTGCACATATAAACATCCTTGATTACAGAACTTATTTATTTTACATTGATTACATTTATCATTTATCGTTATGTTATGTTCCGCTACAAATTTAATGTTATCATGATAATATTTATTCTCATTACTATCACACAATCTATAATAATCGTTTGTATAAAATCTAGAACAAGGATATATAATTCCACTCGGAGTTAAACTAAATCCATTTTTACCTGCAAAACAAACAAAATTTCGTTTTCCTGAAACAATATTATCTAATACTCTTTCTACAAACCCTATTCTTATCCATCTATGATAATTTTTATAATGAAAAATTAAGAACTCTTTCAATTTTAAAAGCTCTTTTTTTATCACTATTAAATTGTTTTCATTCCAAACATCATCTTTTACAAAAGATATATCCATATATAAATCATCACAATCATTTTCCATCGCTAATTTATAAAAGTAATTTACAACCTTCATAATGGATGGATTGTGATTGCTTATCATTGCTTTAGCTTGTACAGGAACAATATTGTTTTTTACCAATTGCTCGAAATTTGAATGATTATTATCACATTCTCCATCACAACTAATACCTATATTAATATGATGAAGTTTTAAAATGTTTTTTATTTCTTCATTCAATAATAATGCATTCGTTTGCAAAAAACTGAATTTTATATTATAATTGTTCTTCATCCACTCATCAAATAAAATAATTTTATTTATTTCTAATAGTGGCTCTCCACCAAAATAAGTAACATTATACTCACCACTAAATTGTACATCAGTCATAACAGATAGATTTTCCACGCAATTCATTTGCTTTTTTAATGATTCAAATGTTAATACTTCTTCATCTTGGTTGATATAACAATACTTACATTTCAAATTGCACTTATTTGTCATATGCAACTGTAATACATGTTCCACATTAAAACACTCCTTTTTTATAATTATATTAAAAAGCTCTACTGTATGGTAGAGCTTTTGTTTTTAAATTGTTTTATTAATGCTTATATCTAATAAATATGTGGAACGATTTTTAAGATTTAATGGATAATTATAATTATATTCTAACATAAATCCATGGGCATCCTTATCTATCTCTCCATTAATACTACCTATTTCTTTCATTTTTACTTTTCTTTTATCAATTCCACCTATATATAATTGTGGATAGTCAGAAGTCGAAAGAATATTCATTGTCCTTGCTACACTATCATATTTATAAGAGTTGGATAACAATGATTCGAAATTTAATAGTTGTTCATCTGTATATTCATATAATGCATCAAATATCATATTGGTTTTGAATTTGTATTGCGAAATCCTCTTTAAATTCGCCAAATCTAATTTACTTACAATTAATTCGTCATTATAATAATTCAATATATACGCAGTCTTATAGTCTATGCTTACTATTTTTGCATGACATAAATCGCTATATCTAAATTCTTTATTCGTTGTTCCTACACCATATACATCTTCTGTTGACAGTTTATATAACAATATCGTTTTGTTATATATATTACAAATTCTATAAATACCATAATCATCTTTGTTTTTGCTAGACATTGATTTTTCAAACTTTAAATAATACCTGTCATTCATAAGTTCCATAATATTCATCGGATTTTGATTCTTTATTGTATCTTTATATGTATATGTGAGATTATCACTCTTGATATCATATTCATATCGCTGAACTTCAATGTTAAAATTGTTATCATACATACATACACTTGCCGTTGTCAATATTGTCATTGAAGTATTAAAATGAACTTTTGTATTACTTTCTTCATTTTTGAATTCTACATTTAGTGGTATTTTAATAGCATAATGGAATTCTTGCATTGTAAATTTTCTAACAAAATTATCTTCATTCATTGAAGCAAAATCATGTTCTAACACTTCATATTCTGATTCGGCTGTTATATAATATTTTACATTATTACTCGTAACATATCCAATATCATCAATATATTTTAACATATTCGTTCTGATTTCATTAAAAATATTAGCAATCATATCGCTACAATCAATTACCGTTAATGTACTATCTTCTATACTTATTTTTTCTAATGCATTTAAATTATCATAATTTATAAATCTTATTCGTAAATTATTATTCGTGTCAAATCCCATACACATATTATGCTTAAGATATTCTAATGTCGGATTGTATAACGTCGTTTTGTAATCCATTGTATCATAATTTATTCCATCATATTTTACAACATGAATTCCATATTCATCAAAATTTATAAAATAAAAGCTTTTATCATTATACATGATGTATTGTGCTTTATCAAAATATTCTTGTGATTTTTCTATCAAAATATGTTTATTCTTCATATCTAAATCATATAAGCTAAATGGATTTAATGCGTCTTCTTTATTATAAACCATAAAACCTGTCGTTGCATTACTAGATATTGTTTTATCTTCATAAACAGCATCTAAATATTTTGTATTACCTTTATCTGAATAACGGATAATATTATTTGCTGTCTTGTTCGTTTTTAATGTTAATTCATAATCATCATGCGCTTGTATATTAAACGTACAAAAATAATCATCTCCACAAATCAATCTTAATGAAAATCTTCCTTCATCTCTCTTTGTGGTATTCTCATCTACTATATATTTAATAATACCCTCTCCATTTATATCAAATATATTTGGGGATTTGTTCGTTTGGTTTTTATTATATGTCTTTAAATAATCAATGCTATAATTTTCTGTTTGAAAATGATATTTTTTATCTTCATGAATTAAATCAATGGTTAAATATTTATTCCCATCTCTATTATCAATTACTAATTCAAAAATATCTTTATCAAACATACTATTTTTGTTATTTATTCTACCTACAATTCCACCATATATGTTATACGTTGATGAATCTGTGTTACTATATGCAATGGTGTTTAATGAAAGTGTATTGGGTTTTATCATTGTACTAATTATCTTTTCACTTTTCAACCCATTGCTAGTTACTATCTTTACTTTATATAATATTACTCTTGACTCTGCCATTGTCGTGTCAAACAATAAATCCCTGTATCTGTATTGATGATTATGTACTTCCATCTCTCCTAATAAACTCCATTCTGTTGGAGCTTCATATCCATGACGTATTAATGAATTACTTCCATACTCTACGTTTTTATTGTATGATTTTGGGGATATATGAGAAAGTGGACAGAGATGGTAATATATCAAGATAGAGTCAATGTTGTATTGTGTCTCTAATCTTAAAATAATATCTAGATAGCTATAGTTCTCGTGTAGTCCATATGTAGACAAGCTAACAATTTTTATATCGTTCTCTATATAATTATTCAGAATTTTCAAATAAAAATCATTCTTATATATCTTGCCCGTATTAAGAATCACTTCAACTGCATAATTGAAATTACCCTTCTTTACAATATTTTTATCTTTAATTGTATAAAACCCGTTACTTTCTTGATATACATCTACATCTTTATAAACTTCACCATTTTTATAAACAATAATATTATTTATTGGATATTCATTGTTTTGTATTTGCACATAAAACTCAAAATTATATACATATTCTCGTTTATAAAAATTATCTTTATCACAATACACCTCATGTGTGTATCCTTCAGGCAAAGTAAATATTATATCATGATTGTTCAATCAAATCACACCATCCTTATTCAGCTAAGAATAAATTATTTGTTTCTATGGCTTTTGGTAACAATGCTCTTAGCCCTTCCATACATGCAACTGCATCATCATAATCTGAAAAATGCATCCTATTATTCTTAGGCTTTTCTTCTGACTTAAATTTTACTGTTAAAAATTCAGCAAACTCATTTGGTAACAAATTCAAGGTCATAGCCAAAGTATTATTTGTATTAAATTGAATTTCCACTCCACCAGTTAATCGATATGCAAGCACAAAGTATCCATATTCATCTTTATCTACTTTAAAATCAATCAGCATGTTTTTCACTCCTATTATCTAAATAAAATAGGCACTAAAAAATAGTGCCTATTTGTTAATTCGTATGTAATAACATCCATCTATATACAAAATCATCATTCAATAAATTCATTTGCTTATCAACCAACTGAAATTGACCCGAAACTAATTTATTACAATAGCAATTCCATACAGGCCCTTGAATCATAATACTTAATCTTGTATCTGCTTTATCAAAATAATGACCTAACGGGTCACGATGATATTTATATCCTAGTTTTATAAAATGACCAATTATTTGTTTTGTCATAATTAACTAACCCTTTCACGAATACAACGGAAAACCATTACCTTTATGAATTTATAATATTGTTTTAAATATTTATCAAATAAACCAATGGTTTTGTTCTTGCTAGAATCATTGTGTTCTCTTGTTAAAAAATAATCATTTTTTCTTTCAGCAACTTAATTAAGTTATTCATAACTAAAATTCAAATCTTCACACGTTACTAGCATTTTAATAAATGGAGTAATCATTTTTTTAGGAAACATAATATCTTGTTGTTTTCTAATTTTTGATGTTGCCAAACTATGACTATCACCATTCATACGACAATGGTCATAAAAATCACACAAATGAACCATCGTAGAATACAAATGAATATCTTCCGCTTTTAATCCAAATGGTTTACCTGTTCCATCTAAATTTTCTAAATGCTGACCAACAACATTTGCTACACGTTCAAAACCTTCCGCGCTATTAACAATGTTTTTTGAAAAAATAGGATATATGTCCTGTAGCTTCACTTTTGTTCCACATACATTAATTTCATCCTGATTACCAAATTTTCCAATTTCATGTAAAAATCCAGCCATATAAAGAACCCCTCTGTCCTTCTTTTCAATGTCGAACTTTTTACTAAACTCATAACACATCATAGCAACACGTTCTGAATGATGAAATATAGAAGGTGTTTGGGATTCAATTTTATCTAATATATAATTAAATTTTTCCATCTTCATAATAAATCAATTCACGACCTTTTTTAATAATATAATATACCACCAAAATATATTCTACTATTGAAATAGTAAAAAGACATGTAAATAATAATAGATTTAAACAAAAAATAATATAATATAAATATAATTATTATTCGGAGGATAACCTTTATGTCAAAAAAACCAGATTATATACAATTAAATGATGATTATAATGAATTGGCAAGTGATATTTCAAGCATTACAAAAAAACATGAAAAATTAAAAGCTAAATTAGATGATATTGATGCTGAATTTACAATATATCTTAATCGATTGATTATATACATCAAAAATGAATTTTGGAACAAATACTCTTATAAAAAATATACATTTTTAATTTCTAATGAAAAAGATGGAACAAAAAAAATTAAATTTTTTGACCAAAAAGATATGAAAATAGCTAAAGCTAAATACGACAGCGAACAAGAAGATAAAAAAGACGTATTAGAAGATGATTTCAATTTCTTTTGTGACGATGATTTAAATGACAAAAAAGAATTTGATAACATGATTGATTTTTTACAGAATAACATATCAACTGTAAAATTTGAATGTGATATAAACCACAAACAAGAAAACACAATTAGAAAATTAACAATTGACACTGATAGATTAGAAGAACATTATCATTATGCAAAGACAATTATGCAAGATTTGGAAAGCGAATATACTGATTGCATGACCGAAATCATTTCTAGACTTGAAAATGATGATGAATATGATTTTAATATTGAAACTGATGAAATAATGTCTATTCGTGATGAAGAAACTATGATATGGCATTTAATTTATTATCGTCTTGATAGTGATACTATTGAGGATTCTAATGATAAAAAAGACTAACCAATATTGGTTAGTCTTTTTTTATTGTTAATTTGAATACGAATAGTTAGCAATTGCATCCAAAGTATTCAAAACTGCATCCTTATTATTAAACAAATGTTTCAATACTTTTCCGCTACCGTTACCTTTTGCTTCCTGAATCTTCTGAGCCATAGACTGCATATCAGTAATAATCTGTTTCATGTTATCAGCCTTATTTTCTGCCTGACTAACCATATTATTAATGTTTGCTTCAGCCTTTGCTCTAGAAGCACTAAGTTGCTCTGCAAATGCCAACTCATCTTCTGTATACTTACTCTTATCTTTAATCAAACATGCGCGACCAACGACATCCAATGCCTTTCTAAGTCCTTTGCTTGCTTTATCAAGAGTTCCTTTATTAATTTCTTGCTGTGGTGATTCATCAAAATCTACAGGCTTGCTTCCATCTTCACTCCACCACTGTTTCGAAACACGAGGCTTTTGAAACGTAGGCTCACCCTTTGCATATAAACCATCACCATCTATCAACATTGCACAATACTGAATCTGATATGGCGTTACCTGCTTAGAAACCATAATGCCATTGCGTTCTTCAACAAAACGAGTGAAAAAGTTTTTATTTTCAGTTGTCGTTGTTCCAAATCCATGGTCTACAATTTTGAATTTCTTATCACTACCAAAATTGGTTTTAGCATAAGCATCAAGCTTATCAAAAATAGCCTGTCTTGCATCGCTTACTGTGTTCAATGCATCCAAAAAATCTCCTGAACTATCAATTCCCCATGCATCATTTTGAGAAGCCTTGTCACCATGAACAACAACCTGACAATTATCATCACCTTCAGGATTCAATTCAATACCAGCTTTATGTTCTAAACCCAATTTCTGAGCAAGCTCATAAGCTTCTTTTTCTGTCATTGTTTTTTCTCCACCATTAAGTGCATCCGCAATGACTTTTTTCATTCTAGCCAAAATAACATTCATATCTATCTATCATTCCTTTTCTTTAATTTTAATAATTTCTACAAACAAAATAAACATACATACAAAAAAAATAATCCCAAATATAAATTTACTTAGGATTATTACAGTTTAATTCAATTTATCAATACCATTAATATAATTGATTTCATTATGCATTAACAAATTTAATTTATCATAATCATTGCAGATAATTATGATATGATTATCATTTTTGAAATACTTTTTTAGTTCTCTACATTGCCATTTTGTTTCATCCAAAGAAAACGAAAAAGATAATTGTGGGGTGTTAACCCCACCGACAATCATATCAAACAAAAACATTGATAATGCATATGGCTCTTGCTTATCATTACATTTATTTTTTCCAATGTTACATATATATACCATTTATTTCAATCCTTTTTTGAATTTAGCCAAATTAAACTTACTAATATCAACTATTCTATTCAAAAATTGATTTGACAACCATTTTTTGTTATACTTTACGGATTTCATAAATGCATTATCTAAAATATACGTTACCGCCCAATCTTTATCATTTCTAGTGCTTCTGCCACATTCCTGAACCAAATTACGCATCATTTTGCAAGTATACCAACTCTGATTGTTTTTCATTTTCCGTTTTACACGTTCATCTGCCATAGAAATATATGGCAATTTAACAATAATTTGAAAACGACTTAAATCATCATGCAAATCTACACCTGCCATTAATGACGGGGAAACTAAAACTGTTGGATTTGGAGAATTAGCATGGAACTTCATTAACGATTCATTGGAAACTTCCATTTCTTTATATACCAATCTATCAGAATTAATACTTTCAACAATTTTCTCCATAATGCCATATGTTGAAGTATGAATAATACCCTTCTCATTTGGATGTAAAGCTAAAATTCTTTTAATTTCATCAATTACATATGGCATAGTACCATTAATGTTTTTATAACTCATTGAACCAATAGGGTCATATACAATTGGAGAATTATAAGACGGGAATGTGCTGTCTTTTGTAATGAAACACGTATTTTCAGGAGTCAATCCCATATCCTTACAAAATCCAGGTTTGTCCAAAATTGTTGCAGACATAAACACAACCTGATTCATTGCGAATTTATCAATTAACTGGTGAAATAAATTCTCAACGCTAATTGGCTTTACTGATAACTTCCCATCTTTTGCTGAAATAATCCAATTTTCTTTTTCTGAAGAATTTAAAAAGTTATCTATTTTTTCGCTCAATATTGTTAATTCATTAATGTGCTGAGACAATTTATTTACGTCAGTTTCTTCCAAATCACTAAGTTCTTCTGCCGTCAAGTTACTTCTGTCTCCATGTTTTATTGATGCAATTGTTTTTTGAAAGAATTCGATTTTATTCTTAATTATTGTGGCAATTAATTTTATCCAATCTTCATTTTCCTTTAGCCCATCAACACGTGGTTTTTTATTGTATCTCAAATAAACATTGAAATCCAATCCCTTATTCAATTCATATCTTTTATCAAGATAATCTTTTGATAATGTAAAACCTGCACTATTAATCAATTGGTCTTCTAACATGTGGCATTCATCAACAACAATAACCCGTCTTTTAGGAAATGGTTTTGCTTTTACAGACAATGGTTTTGTAGCACGTAAGAAATATGAATATGAAGTAACATACATTTCTGCTTTTTCTGCACTTTTCTTTGCATTGACATATGGGCAGATACCCTGTTCAACGCAATCCATCCATATACTTCTTTCATATTTGCATTCACCATTAGAACAGCGCATACCCTCATCAACAGCACATTCATAATTTGCAGCGCCTTTAACGACCTTAACACTCATGTTATAAAAATCTTTTTCATATTGGTCTTGCAGTTGTTTCGTGGCAGTTAGCAAATAGCTATTTCCTGCACGTTTAGAGATTGCTTTAGCGATGGCAGATTTACCTATGCCTGTGCCAGCTTCTATGACGATATAACGGTACTTTTTATCTGATGCATATATTTTATCCAACGACTTCAAAATGTCTGCCTGTGGCGCTCTCACGCTCTTATATGGGAAATAGTTTTCAAATGTATTTTCGCTCATAATTAAACCCCTTCTTCTTTTTTGTTAATCATATAATATCACATTTTATGTTGAATGTCAATATAATTTAAAAAGTATGAGATTAAATAAATCTTAATCCCATACTCAATATCAATAACCATATTCTTGTCTCAAAATATTCTCAATATTTTTATGAATATATATATCTTTTATTTCATTCACATTCATAGTTAAAATGCATAAATTAATAAATTCATGAAATACTTCTGCATAAGCAAGATATAATTTATCAAAATCAATAAAATCATTTGGTTTTTTCCAATGTTTCCATGATATTTGTTGTCTTACAGAAGCACACGCATCAGACAATCTACAACTCGCCTTCAGAATAGTAATGTCTTTATTAATGTCATCCTTAGTATATAAATACTCATCAATTGACTCTTTTTGTCTATTATATGCAACATCAATCAAATCTTCTTTTTCATTTAATGAAACATTATATTTTTTATCATAAGCAAATTGTATATCATGTGTGTTTGCGCCACCAACAATAAACAAATCTAACATAAAATGCAAAATATCGATTACTTCTTTTTTTAACTCAATATCAATTGAATTATTTTTATCATTTTTTGAATAAAGCACTAGATGTTCTCTAACTTCTCTTATTTCATCTTCAACACAAATAAGATATTTATCTACCCATTTATCCACTTCTTCTTTTGTTGGGTTATCTACTTTCCTTATTCTGCTTGCAAAAGACCGTTGCATTTGCATTAACAACTCCCATGCAGTTAAAGATATATCAAAATTATTTTCTTTCAAAACCCGTTCAACAATTTTATCATTTTTTGCATCAACATATGCTTTATACTTTGCACAATCACAATGTAGGCTTTCGCATTGCATTTCTAAATATGGACAATTATTATTCAAAAAATCACATCCAACACTCTTATTTTTGTATTATATTATTTCTCAATATTATTATTTTGGCTTCTCATTGGAGCTTGTTGTCCCATACCATTAGATTGATTTAATCCAAATGCACTTTGAATAAACCCACCAACCTTACTTTTTCCAACAGAACCACCCATAACTGCTCCTGCAACATTAATTCCTGTTACGCAATATGCAAATGTTTCAATAATATCAGCCCATGTTTTACTAATATCTGTATTTGCAATATACATATATGCTCCGAACAATAATGATGCAACTAAACAAATCATTAATAATGATACTCTAGTTTCGTCAACTGACATAACATTATGAAAAAAATTATGCGTTGGTTGTTGTTCTTGCTGTGTTGGCTCTACATTATTTTGATTTTCTTCCATTTTATCCTTCACCTGTTTCCTTTGTTGTTTGACACGTTATATTTTCGCAAGACATGTTTTGGCATGTTAATTCTTGACAATATTTTGATTGACAAGAATATTGCTGACAAAACGTACTTTGACATTTTTGACATGATTCACAATAACATTCTGATTCACACGTTTCACATACTTGACATGTTTGACATGTTTGACACGCTTCACAATGTTGACATGTTTGACATGGTATTTCTTGACATGTAACTAATTGGCACGTCATGACTTGACACGTTGTTATCTGACATCCTTGACATCGTTGACAACTTTGACAAGCCTGACAAGATTCCACCTGACATTTTACACTCTGACAACAATTAGAAGGTGAACAATTACAATTATTAACATTTCCCTTATATAAATCCAGTCTATCTAATGCCGTTTTTAGCTCTTGTAATTTGGTTTTATTTACAACGCTTCTTATTGGACTCCAATCTGTTTTTTTTATTTTGTTATTCTTTGCCACAACCATCTTCACTTCCCATATCCGTAATTAACTCTAATATTGGATAATTCATTACGTTAATCATTGTGCAATAAAATTCTTCTCTTGCCTTTGTTCCAACCAGAGGGCATCCATTCTTGCACAAAATTTGAACAGGACATTTATCGCAAATAGAAGAATTTTCTTTAACTTTATCCATATCACAAACATTCTTCATCACATTAAATGAGCTATCCATAATAGTGCCAACCTTATCATCAGTATTATGGCACTTATACAAATTCCCTTGCAAATCTACATTAAGCACCTCATATCCATTTCCACATCTATCTCTTGTTGGTTTAATGTTATTTGTACGTAAAGCAAATCTAACTTGATTTATTTTTTGCTCTATATACGCCTTTTTAACTACTGATATTTCTGATTTTCCCTGAAAAAAGTTTAAATATTCATCACACAATTCATGTATCTGTGTATATACTTTATCATAATCAAAAGATTTTAAATCAATATTTTCCAAATTAACATCTAATAAATCATCAACATTAAAACTAATTGTATGTCCATTGTAATTTTCAACATAATCTTTATTTAATTTTTCACAATCTTCCAAATAATCCTTAATATAATTATAAGAAGACATTACACCCGATACAGAAAACCAATTTAAAGAAAATATATTTTCTTTATTATCTTCAAAAACATTATATCCTCTAGTTTTAATTGAGTTTCTTCCATCCCAACTAATACAAACGCCATTGAAATGCTCGTTAACAAACTTTACTTTTTCTTCATCAAATAATTTACCATTCGTAATCATTGTAAAATATAAGTTATCAGGTTTTCCCATTTCCTCTATTTTTAGCACAATTTCTTTTACTTTATCCCAAAACACTAATGGTTCTCCACCATAAAACTGTACATGTAACATTGAGTTTTGAGATTTTGCAGTTTCAATAATAAAATTATACAACATTGGATTTACTTGTCTTTCCATTGCAACATTTACCACATCATGTTGCAAACAATATTTACATTGCAAATTACATTCATGCCCTAACATGATAAATATTGTTGATATATTTCTAGATAAAAAATTGCTCATTTATTTATTTCCTTTCAATACAGACATTATCATTCCAATATTTGTCCAATCCATGAATTTAATTGCTTCTTCTACAGTCATAACATGCAAATGAATACGTTCAGTATCTTCAACTACTCCGTGTACTTCATTATCTTTTTTAACAGAATCAATTTCTTCTTGTGTTAATTCCACGCTAAACAATGCAATTCTGTGCGAACATAATGTAGCTGCTGATTGTTTTATTGTTTCATAATTGAATCTATCAGAATCCAATACTAATCCTGTTTCTTCCTCTAATTCTTTTGATGCTGTCTGTAATCTATCATCATCTTCATTAAGTGAAGAACCACCTGGTAATTCAAATACCATTTCGGCTTCATTAACCACAGGAGTTCTAAACTCTTCACATACAATTAACTCCGATTTCATAATGTCTTCTTCATTTTTGCTATATGCAAATATATAACTCATATCTGTTCTTGATATAACAAATTCATTATCTTTAACTCTATCTTCCTTAACCCCATCATATGACTCTTTTACATAAACATCTGGCTTATATACTGCCAAAAATAATTTTTTTGCTTTTGGCATATAAAACTCATATAAAAACTCAAAATTTTCTAATTTGTTTCCAATTTCTTTTTGTGGTTGATACCAATTTTGAAATTGATTTGATTTAAAAATATGTTGTGGAACTAACACTTCTGTGTTCTCTCTATAAATTCCATCGCCAATAAAATCCAATGCATCATTTAATAAAGCTTTTAAATTATTATGCCATTCATATTTTCCATCTGAAATCTTTTTTATATAATCATTCTTTACCGCACTATCTGGTCCACCAATAACCAACTTATCAGTATTAAAAAACAAACCAAATTCAATATTTGTTGTTAGAGCTAACATTTCATTATCAGGTCTAAATTCTCGTGGAATCCAAAATACGATTGCATCTGCCATTTTTAAACATTTGTGCTCCCACTCAATTTGTTCATCTTTATCATCAGGATTAAACGGTTCATCATCTCTATTTTCAGGTACAAATACAACACCATCGTAATCGAGTTCTCTTAATATTGTTAATGCTTCTTCACGCCAGCCTAACTCTTTTTTTTCGCGCGGTGTCGGACCAGCTAAAAAAATAGATTTTGTTAAAGATTGTGGTATATCTTCTCTTGAATGTATTTCAATCATATTATTTTTTCCTAACCTTTTCATATTATTACATTCTCCTTTTTTCACATAAATCTTTTCTATAAATAGAATAACGAATACAAGAATCTATATTCTATCTTTAGAAAAGAAAGTTGGTGAAATAATGATTGATTTAGTAAAATTAGCTGATAAAACAAATAGAGTAATGAATAATATTTTTCTAGAATCAGGAATAAATAACATTTCATTATACGTATATAAACATCATGATTTTCCTTTTTTAAAAACAATATGTGACACATTTGAAGAATCTATGAATAAAAATCAAACAACAAAAAAAATCAAATCGTTGAACTATCTAAAAACATATGATAAAAAATCAACCCTCGTTGTTTTTTGTTTATTATTAAACAACAACAACATAAATGATATAAACTATCAATTCAACGATTTGTCCAATTTAGTAAAAACAAATTACAAAGTCGATTGTTTACAAATTTTTATTAATTGCCAATTCAGTGAATATCATGAATATGTCAATGCAATAAATAATCAAATTAAATCATATATTACAAAAAAATATGAAAACAAAATAAACAATGAGGATGGATTACAGTGAATACATTAACTTTATTATTATTAGGCTTAGTGTTAATTTATGCAGTTGGAGAAATTGCAAAATTTTTATTTTATACACTTATTGTCCTGCTAGTTGCATATTGCATATTAGTATCATTTAATGGCAATATAACACTACATCAAATATTTACATACATAAAAGAACTTAATATTTATACCATAAAACAAAAAATCGTTAATTTTTTTAGAGGTGAATAATATATGCGTAAAAGATTAATTGCTCAAAGCCCACAATTAGGGAATCTAATTTCAAATGATTCTGAATTTTCTTCTATAGAAAGTGCAAACACGCATTTCAATAAAGACAAATTATATAATGCTACAGGCAAACAAGGTACATATGGATGTATATCTTATCAAGATGTAAAATCACCAAAAGACCCAATTAAATTGTTTGTTACAGAGGTATATGTATCAATTGATGCAGGTAAAAACAACCAGGGTGAAGAAGTTAAAAGTATTATATCCATTACTAGACCATTCACTAAAGGCAATAATGTTGGTAATCCTATAGAAATAAAAGAAACGTTATCACCAAACATGTCTGAAGCATATAATATTGAAAAAGAAACAATTCTTCACGTCAATGGGTTATCATTAATCAAGCTTCCTGCTGGAACAAAAGACTATGAAGAAGCATTAAGTTTAGCCAAAGATTCTATAGAAAAACAATTTAAAGACGTTCAATATGCATAATTTAAAAATGTATTGACAAATATCCCTTTTTATGATATAATTCACTTATATATTAGAAAGGGTGTTTTTTTATGAATGTTATTTTAGAAAAAAAAATAAACCTACAGATTTCAAATACTATTGATATGCTATTACTAAATGCAAGCAATGATTTATATTTTATTCCATTTAATCCCGAAGCAACCATTATCACTTCAATATTTGATATAATTGATTCATCTAATCTCGTTGATATGGTTGGGTTAGATAAAAACATAAAAATGAAATCATTTACAGATTTTTATGATATGGAAAGAAATATTGATTTCGATAAAATTGATGCCAATGCAAAATTTGTTACCGTTGTTATATCTCCGCACTATAAAAAGAATACAAATATATCCTATACACTTCATACACTAAATGAATTTCTTCCATCTTTGCCATCAATGGATTGTATAACTATATTCGTAGAAGGTAACTTCTTACAAATTCATGAGGTGGAATGCTTTATTCGTAGTAAAATAATATCTAAATTTGAAAAATTAAAAAAGGACAATTAATTGCCCTTTTTTAATACATTTAACAACAAATCATTTTTATTAAATCCCAACTTATCAAATAATTGTTGCTCAGTAATACATATTCGTTGTTCAAATGAATCATCTATATTAAATAACCTTAAATATTCTGTTAGCCCATCATCATGTGTTTTGTTTAATGGCGAATAATACACTTTTTTACCTAATGCAGAAAACTCAAAAATCATCTTTCCTATATTTTCAGAAAATACTGAATTATCTTCCGTAACACTTCTCCATCGATTGTAATGTAATTCATTTAGCATCATATTGTTTAATAACATATTCCCATTTTTTGTCCTTTTACAACTTGAAATTGTTCCATTAACAACATCCATCTTTTTTAAATGATTAAACCTTTCTTTGGAAAATTTATGATAATACACAAAATATTTTTCCCAATCAAAAAAAGTCTGATTCATTTTATTTCCCAACATTATAGTATTCGGAAGTCCTTTAACATAATCAATAAATTTACTATTTTGATTATAAAAATCATAAATTATTCTACCAGCATCTAATAATATTAACTTATCATATTTAAATGGTATTGAATCAATAAATCTAAAAACGCCAAATGACATAATTAAATTGTTAAAGTTATTATTTTTTATAAATTCATTTAATGTATGGATTTCTACATATATTGGATTTAATAATTTAATAGGAACGCTTTTGTTTAACGTCTGTATATATTCCACATTTTGTTTCACCATTGAGTCTGACGCATCAAACAATATGTAACAATAAATATTATTCATATATTTGTTTAAGTTGTAAAACGAATCAATCAATGATGTAGTTGTCCCATCTAAAAACGGATAATATATAACTATCGCATTCTTTTTTATAAACTCCATACCTTTATTCCTTTTTTTTCAAAATATTTTCTATCAAACAAACCTTTTATATCAAATAGTGTCTTATCTTTTTTTAAGGCATTGGCAATATATTTTTTATGTTTTAAAAATGAATCATGCTTAACAACAACAACTATACTATCCACATTTTTAGGAAGTTGATTAACAATATTGATTGAATTTCCATATAAAGTTTTTAATTCTTCTTTATTACACACATCATCAAAAACAATAACCTTGTATCCAACTGTTACTAAAAAGTCGTACAATTCAACTGCTTTTGAGTTTCGTACATCATTACAATTTTCTTTAAATGTGATTCCCATCAATAATATTGTTTCATTTTTATTTGGCAATTCTTTTTCTATTTGTTCTCCAATAAAACCAATAACATATTCATTAATATTACGTGACTGTAAAATAATATCATAAATATCCAATCCCTTTATTATTGGTTTTAAATAGTACGGGTCAACGCCAATACAATGACCGCCAACCAATCCTGGTTGATATTCCGCATTAATAAAATTAAATTTAGAACTAGCTACATTTATCACTTCCGTTGTATCAATATTATAATAATGACATAATCTAGCGAACTCATTCATCAAAGCAATATTTACATCTCTTTTTACATTCTCCATTATTTTTGACATCTCCGCAACCTCTAATGAAGAACATGCTCTAACTTTATTACCTAAAATTATTCCATACAATTGTTTTAACTCTTTACAATAAAATGCATTACTGCCTGAAACTAATTTTGTGATTTCTTTTATTGTTTTCCCACCTTTACCTGGTTGTAATCGTTCTGGGGAAAAACCAACTCCAAAATCATCATTCAATTTCAATTTTGATTCTTTTTCTAAGATTGGAACACATAAATTTCTAGTAGTTCCTGGGCAAACAGTTGACTCAAATATAACTATATTCTTTTTTTTCAACACTTTACCTACTGATTTACAAGCAGAAACTACATATATATAATCTGGATTATTTCCAGCATCAACTGGAGTTGGTACACACACTATATATACATTGCAATCTTCTGGCATTTCAGATACGAATCTTATATTTTTAAGTAATTCAGAATCAACACTTTCTGTTTCATCAATACCATTTTTATATTTTTCCATTTTTTCTTCATTAACGTCAAACCCATACACAGTTACATATTTACCAAATTCAGAAGCCAATTGAATTCCAACATATCCTAATCCAACAATACAAATCTTAATATTATTCATTATCTCAACCCTTTCCAATCATATTATAACAAAAAAGACCTTGTTTTTATAAGGTCTTTTATCGAATTAATGATTATCAAAATCCTTTACATATTTTTCATAATTCTCTTTAAAATCACGTATACACTCTTGTAATTTTTCTTCTGAACATTCAGATACAGTTTTATGATAATCTTCTACTCCAAAATCCGGTTCCCCATTAATTACAGGCACAATCATACAATCGTTTCCATACGCATCACTTAAATCTGCACAATAATTTGTACCGTTATATTGGAAAAAGTCTCTAAACTGTTTTCTACCTTCCGTAAAATGAACTTCTTTTGCTAATCTTTTTCTTAATATATTCATCACACAAACCCCTTTTAGTTTAATTATTTTCAAAAACAATATATAAAATAAATTGAAAAAAATAATAAAAAGGCTAGACCAAATAAATGGTCTAGCCTTTTTTATATCAAAAATTACTTAATCGTAATCTTTGCAACGGACATGCCATTAACTACAGACATACCGATTTCTTCATAAACAACCCAACCAACGCGAAGCTCTTCAGGTTTATCAGCAGGAATAACCTGGATATCCTGACGAATTGGCATTACACCAACGAACTCTGGGTCAGCAAGTACATAAACCGTATTGAGCGGAACTTTCTTAGAAATAAGGATTTCAGCCGTCCAAATATGTCCGAAAGAACCAGTCTGCAATACTTCATGCTGCGTTACCGGGTCAAACTCATTCTGACCCCATTTACGAATGTCAGCGAAAGCCTGTGCGTTCATGACAATCTTCGTAACTGCGAGGTCATGCTTCTCAACTTCACGGAAAGCCGTAGCAAGAGCATCACGAGTAAGTCCACCAGCACTAACAGTCGCAGGGTTAACAGACGTGGAAGCAGCTTCCAACAGACTGAATACAGTCTCATCCTCTGTAGCCATGATGTCTGACTTAGCACGTTGCTGTGCACGGTCAATGATGTTAAATCTACGCTCTTTAATCTGAGAGAAACGAACCTGCGGATATGCGACTACTTCAAAAGTCGGAACCTGGATTCTTTCACCCTCAACCAACTGGTCTGGTGCCTGTCCACGCTTAGAAACTACGAAAGCCTTAGCATCAACATCACGGTCATAAACCGGAAGAGCACCCTGTGGCAACGGGTCAACTACGAGCAACTTACGTCCAATACCCTGATAATCAAGGGACATACGAATTGGGTTAGCCATAGCACTTGCAAGTGCTGCACGACCCTCATTTGTTTCAAGAGCATTGGAGATTAAATATTCTTTTTCTTCTTGTGTCATATTCTTTTACCTCCAATTATACGTGCATGATGAAGCCGAGGAATTTTCCACCGTTAGCAGCTTCGCCAGCCCATTCTTTCATATTACCCTGTCTGTATTCGCCAACAGCAACTACAGTACCGAGTTCCTTATCACCATCATTAGCAGGAACAATCTGACCATTTGCATCAGTCGTGATTCCCTTACCAACTGTGAACTTATCAATCGTTGCACCCAAACGAGTTTCAGCAACGTGATACTCACCACCGATGAAATAGAAAGATGCCTTACCAGAAGCGTTAATCATATCCTTCAAATCCTCACGGATAAGACCAACTGCTCCAGCACCTTTCGCACCAGCGAAAACAACTTTACCATCAGCACTAATCGCTGCAAAGCGACCTGCCGTTTTACCCTCTACTGCTTCTGCAACCGTTGCATCAACGTCATAGAAACCGTTAATCGGGCCTTCAATAGCAGCTCTAACATAATCTGTAGAGTTGAACGTAGGGCCAAAAACAAAATGACCACCTGCATTATTCATTGCCATTAAAGAAACACCTCCATAAAACTTTCAATATTTTTTAATTTATAAGAAGTGTTTAACTATAAAACGTGATAATTGCAGTAAACATACACATTCAAGAGAATGCAGAAATATAAATAATTGTTTTATCCGCTAAACACTATCTTTCGACTTGTTACATTATTAAAATATACATTTTTCAAATAAATATAACCTCGTTTTTACCAATTCAATAATTATTTATCTAAAAAACTTTTATTTTTTCATGTTCTGTAATATAAATATCTTTTATTTAATTAAATATTATCTCTTTTTTAAAAATTTTTATTATATTCTAAAATACTTTCATTTAATGCATTTATATCCATACTATTATATATGGGTAAACTTATTGAATGATGTGCAATACGATTAGCTACACTATTACTTGTATTCAAATATAACTTATTATCCCAAATTGTATTTGAATACAATGAATCTGTTTCAAAATAATTTTTCAATAATTGAATAGTCTCGTTTTCACCCTCTACCTGAATTCTACACCATGCAGAGATTGAATTAGATTCTACTTCCTGAAAAGCAACACCTTTTAACTGTTTATAACAATCCGCTATTTCATTTCTTTTTTTCAAAATTGTATCAATAGTTCGTGCTCTTTCCAGCATCATTATTACATGAAGCGAGTCAACTTCACCATTAGTTCCATCAACAATACAATTATTATCACCATTTGAACCATGATTCAATAATGAGCATGATTTTTTATATAAATCCTCATCATTTGTAAATAAAGCTCCACCTTCACCAAAGCCACCAAACGGTTTAGTCGGATAAAAAGAAACAGCAGACATGTCACAACCAACATTACATGTCTTTTTACCATGATATTCTGCCGTAAATGATTGGCAAGCGTCTTCTAAAACAGGAATGTTATATTTTTTTCCTAAATCTAAAATAGAATCATAATCACAAGGATTCCCAAAAATATCTACAGGCAAAATACACTTAATAGATTTATTGGTTTTTAATTCTTCTTCTAATTTATTCACATCAATGTTCCATGTATTTTTATCTATATCTATAATTACAGGTTTTGCCCCAACAAGTCGTATTGCTGATAAAGTAGCAATAAAAGTATATGCCGTTGTTGCTACTAAGTCCCCTTCTTTTATACCCAAACACTTTAATGCGACTGCCAATGCCTGTGTTCCTGATTTTGTTAATATACAATATTTACTTCCTGTAAAATTTGACAAAATGTTTTGCAGTCTATCCTTATAATCAGAACTCATAAATCTTCCTTTTAAAACTGCATTATCTAATTCTTTAAACGCATTTCTTTTTATTGTTAAATATTCAAATTTATTATCAAAGTATTTAATCATTATAATTTCTACACCTTTCATCAAAAAATACCCAATTAAGGGTATTTTTTCATCTACTTCCCATAGACCATCCCAAATCACTAAATTTATCTTTTAATGATTTGCCAAATGATTTTGATTGTTGTACTACAGGTTTTGTAAGTCCTTGTAAATTACTCATTGGATTTTTACGATTTGCAACTTTCTTTGGTTTTGAAGATGCATTCAAAGAAGCCTTTAATGCATCCATTCCTTCTGATAAATCACCATTAACTGATTCTGAGGTTAAATTTCCCATTTGAGTTTCCATAATTCTATTTGCTTTTATATCAGCTAACGAACGATGTTCACTAAAATCTGATGAAGAAATATTTGTAGCCATCGATGGCACTTCTTGTGAAAAATCTCCAATTACTGGGCCACTTTTCTTTATTTTTCGTAATGCCTTTTCAGCTTCGGTCAAATTTTCTTCTTCCTCACTTAATGATGGGTCTGCATTATTAACATCAATCCAAACTTCCGCTTCAACTTCTTTTGCATATTTTTCAAATTCTTCATCTGATAATGTTTGCACTTCTAACAATTTCATTTCCCTGTCAGACTCATCAATTAAATTTTTCTTAATTGCCATATCAACAATTTTATCAAATTTAGTTGCAAATTTACTTTCAACCTCAATTTTATTTGGCTGTTGTTCTACTGGTTTTTTTATTTCCTCTGTCTTTTTATCAAATAAAACATTATTCAACATCGCAAAAGATATTCTATAAAATTTTGGTTCTGGTTTTACAATTTTCAAATTAAGCAACCACTATCACTCGCTTTCTTCTGAATTGTTATTTTCAGGCTCTTCCTGCTCAGAAGTAGATTCTCCACTTTCTTCTGAATCCGAAGAAGGAGCTGATTCCGCATTATCATTACCAGGTAATGATGGGCTTGACTCTGAATCATTATTCGATTCCTGTTCATCCAAATCTATATCAACATCGCTTGACTCTGAATCATCAGAATCATTAGGTATATCATCGTTTAAATTATAACCATTGTTATTATCTGAATCAGGACTATCTTGGTCACTCATATTAATTTGGTCATTATCATATTGAGGTACAATATCAATATTCTCCAAATCATAACAAATACTATATAATCCAGACATCAACTTATCTAGCATGTCTGAATTTTGAATGATTTTATCACCAATCTCAGGATTATTGCCTGAAATTTTTGCACACTGTTCAACCTTGAATTTAAATTCTTCTAATGATTTTAAAATATCTCTACCATCTTGTGATGCTCCTGATATTAATTTTTGAATTGACTGCATATTATCAGCAATTAGTCTTTTCACATTTTTCACCCTCTATAAGCCTATAATCTATAATCTAAATATACATTCATTTATATTTTATGATAAAAATAAAAAAAAGCAGACTTAAAAAATAAAGTCTGCTTTTCATTCAACTCCACGGTAAATCTTTTAATTTGTCTACCATTGAATCCATTCTTCCGTCTGCTGTGCGCTGATTCTTTTCATTTGCATACACGTTTTTATTATCAGTATAATATTTTGGAACAAAAATACCTGAACGATTTTGTTTACTAGCTACACGTTCTAAAATCTTTGCATCTGGGTCTGCTCCTTGCGTTACAATACTATCCTCAAAAAACTCAACATCCCTATTATCCTCAAATACAGGCAACCCGTTATATGTTAGCCCTTTATAATTAAGAACATGTTCGCAAATATCATCATCAGAATGTGCTTCATTTCCGCAAATAGAACAAATTGCATATCCGCATCTACATCCCATAGAGGTATCTGTTAACCATCTTTTTATAATTCCACTTGCCAACTGAGGAAATGCTTTTTTATCAATTGCTTCTAACAACTCTACAAAATATCCATTTGTATTATAAATAGCATCTAAAATGATGCCACGAGCATCATCCACATTTTCATCATTATGGTCAACGAACACCGATTTACCAATAAATGTTTTATATTTTAATTCCAATTCCTCGTGAGAAAAGAAATCACCATTAAGATTTGCGTTTCTACAAACCTTTGCATAATTAGGAAAATCATTATAATACGTTTCAATATCAACTAATTCGCAATTACCATTCTTATGCTCAATTACATTACCTGCCGAAACAGCACGATTTCTAATATAAATAAAATCATTTTCCTTTGGCGCAATCTGAACTACTTTAGCAGTCTTAATACGCTTATCAACTTTATTTAAAGTAGAACTATCTTTAAGCAATTCTAGCCCTGCTTTTTTGTTTCCATATAACGTAAAAATTCCATTGTATTCTGTGAAATCTTCTATTCGCCCTTTTGTATTATTTCTAAATAACATTTACCTATCACCAACTTTTTTAAAACGTTTCCCAAACGCCTATACTTTTCAAATATCTCTCTACTGTATCTAAACATTCTTGCCAATGTTTTTTTACTTCACCTATTGGACAAACTTCATCCAATAATCCCATCTGTATCTGCTGAGTTAATTCATATACACGTTCACCTGTTGGAACAATCGGTAAATCTGCCAAAATCTGTTTTGCTAACAAATATGATTCATTGCTATTAATCAATCTCGTGGAAGATTTATCAACAATTGAAGTTACAACATTATGCGTATATGGAGATACATGGTTACTTAATCTTTTAAAAGCCATTTATGCTTCAACTCCTATTCAAGTTTCGGAGATTTTTTGTTCATTCAAAACGTCATTTATTGTTTTGCTTTCATGTTTTATTGGTTTTGAAAATTTATATTCATTTAAATAGCTCTTCATCACTTCAAAAAAACGGTTATCTTTAACACCTATTTTTTCTTCCATTTCAACATACGATGAACTTATTTTATCTCCTGTTGTTACCTTTAAATAAGGCAACTCGACTATATAGTTCAAAATTTTATTTAATTCAGAATCCCTTAACGAAACAAAACCAATATTATTATCAATCTCATCAATACAAACAATTGCACAGGTTTCATCATTCGCATTTAATATCTTAAAACTAAACATAATATTCGTTACCGCCTTTCAAATTGTTCTTGAAAATATTCAAATATTTTATTATCAACATTTTTCAACTTTTCAGGCTCTAGAATATATGCAATGCAACTTTCTTTATAATAACTATCTGCATTTTGTTCTGCTAAAAAAGTAATAAATCTATCGTTAGGAAAAATCACATCTTTACTGGTTTTTGAATAATATAGTTCTTTTACCTTATCAGGTGTATCTTTTAAATTCAGAATAACGCTTAACAAATCGTGTCTATAATTATCTAAAGAAAATTTTATATAATACTCACTTTTTTCTTCGTCTTCAACAACCCTTAACATATCTAAAACTTCCTTGTTTACATTTTCCATCTCAAAGCAATCAACAAATTTTATTTTTACTCCCATCTTTATGACTTTATGAAACTTTATTTTCACAATATTATAAAAAGTAGCAATTGATTTCTTATACATTGTTGGTACATTGTACAATTTCAAATCATTTGAAATTAAATTGCTATTATTAAAAAAATCAACAGGTCTTACTAAATATGAATCACAATCGTCTTTCATAAAATGTTTTTTTAGCACTTCAATGTTATTATTGTTTACCAAAAATTGACAAACTTTACACGCTGATTTATGTGCAACAAAATTATAGTCTAATTTATTATCAGTTACAATTATCATTTGAACATTTTTATAAAAATATTGCAATTCCTCATCAATTATTTTTAATAACATTTTTAAAAAATCACAATCTATAGATTTATATTGATTATAATAATGTTCCATTGACCTAAACAAACTCATCGCCCATATTTTACGTCTAGATTCATTTTCTTCAACGAATTTATCAACATTATTATTTTTATCAACAACTCTAAATGATTCCATTGCTTTATATTTAATTTGCGGAAAATAATTGAACAATAAATCTGTAATCTGTTCTGAACCATTCCAAAAATCGCCAACAGAATGAATTCCATTGGCAACTTCCCCAATTTGCAATGCTAACTCTTTAGAAATAATTCTTATTTTTTTATCCATTGTTTAGCCCTTTCTGACTATTATATTATCATTTAACGGCGTTTTTGCATGTCTATTAAAAAATCTATCCATATCAAATGATGTTTGTACATTTTTTGGCATACCAAAATCCTCTGGATTATTCCCTGTGCTTGGTTCGCTATTATTACTCGGTGGTGGTGACGGTCTTGTTGATGGGCTATACTGAAAATCTTCATTATCCTTAGAAGGTTTATTTTCTCTAATTGTATCCCCTGTTTCAAAATCAGTAAGAATATTTTTTCCTTCATTTGGAAGCGGACCAGATTTTGGAGCATTTTCATCAAATACTGTACCACGCTCTTTTTCAAGATTTCTTTTTTCAGTTTCAGGGTCTAATGACAACATAGGCAATACGGTTGTCATGGATACTAATCCTTTATCACGCAAATTTTGAATAAAATTCATAACCGACTGATTACTTGTTAAATCTTGTTGTTGCCAAATTATTTTTGGTACAACTAATTCCATTTCCTTCTTTGCAGCTAAACGACGTTGTTCTTTTTCAGACGTATACCTTGTTGCAATTGCACCATTAACAGGCTTATAGAATCCTTGCACTTCTGCTATTGGTTTATATACTTTCTGTCTTATCCATGATTCAAGTCTAAGTCTATAAGACATGTATCTCTTTGCTAATGTATCAAATCCAACTTGTGCATTTGCATAAGCTGAACCATCACCATTTAACATGGCTTGTGTTATGCAAAGACCAGTCATTAATTCATTTTGAATAAATTCAAATTCTGTATTTAATGGCAATATTTTTCCTGTCGAACCAACATATTCAAAACTCAATCCATAATGATATACTAAGAAAAAGTTCGGGTCATCTTCACCCTCATACAACAAATCCCTAAATGCATCAATATCATCCTGTGATGGCATTGGCTCTCCCGGTGTACCAATTTTTGCAACTCGTATTGGGAAAATATGTCTATTCGCAATAGCATCTTGTGCCTGTCTTAATTTATCTTTATAAATTAAAGTTTTAAAGCATCTCATCATTAATGGAGTTCCCCATGATTCATATGGAGATGCTTTATGTGCAATATGGGAAACTAAACGATTATCCAAAGAAATATTTTTTCCCATTTTAACTTGTGTTAATACATCATCAGGAAATTGTCGATACAAATCTCCAAATTCGCCTGCTGGTCCTCCATTAATAATATTCAATGTTTGGTCATCAGGAATCAGTTCAATTTGTGGTTCGTTTGCAAATATTGAACTGATTACATTAATGTAATCAGGATTCAACAACGTGAAATTTTCCCAAATACCTTCTGACTCGTTAAACTGCCCAAACGGAAAAACATCACCAATCTTCCAATATTCCAATCCAATATCCAACAGCAAACTAACTAAATCTATTTTATCAAATGCCATATAATCAAAAAATTTTCTAATATACGGGTCACTACAAATATTATTCATATCAGAAATTGGAAATTCTGTATGCAAATCCAATGCTGTTGCAACAATTGGCTCAGTTCTATAAAAGTGTCTGCACCATTCATTACGCTCACGTCTATCTCTAGGTAGCAACATATTGGTTGCTTGAAATAATGGTTGATAAAAGGTAGGATTACCCATAACAACATCTGCTGAAGCACCACGAACTATTTTTTTCCCACTACCATTGCCATTTCTTTTCATTTGTCTTTGTATGTTTTTCGGCAAATCATTTTTGTTTACAATACTGTTCATTGCCAAATTACCATTTGTATTTCTACTAGCGGTTACTTTATGATTACGTTTCAAAACTTCTCACCAAACTTTCAATAATATATCTACTCTAACAATGATATATTATTACCGACTTATTTTATATTCACAATATATTTCATTTCATTATAATATTATATGATTTTAAATAAAAAAGAACCACATTTTTTGTGGCTCTTTTTTATGGTTTTAATAAAAGTTAAGCAATCGGAGTTGTAGATAATGTACCATCATCCGCAACAACCAATTTGAATTTCTTTCCACCAGCAGAAGTTAAAACTACATTATCAACTGCATCTGCTTTCTTAGCATAATCACCCAACGTCGTAGTCAAAGAAGTCATGCTAACATAATTACCTAACGTTGTGGTCAACTCTGTTTTATCAACTTTCAATGCCAAATCCGTATTACTAGCTTTCAATGACAAATCAGAAACAGAAGCATAAGATTTTAATTTCTCATCTACCTGAGAAGTTGTATATACTGTCGTAGAATCTGCTTTTTTAGCAAGTAAATTATCAGATTCCGTTTTTGTATATACATCAGCAGAGTTAGCTTTCAAGTCAACTGCACTTACTTGTGCATATTTCAATAAAAGCTTATCCAACTCAATTTTCTGTACATACGCAATCAAATCATCATCGTCAACTTTTTTAGCAATCAAATCGACCAATTCTGCTTTATTTCCTTTATTATCCAACTTTGCATCAATATCTGCTTTCGTATAAACTTCAGCTCTATCTGCTTTTTGTGAATTAACAACATTAATAGAACTCAACGTAGCATAATTTGCAAGTTTAGAATCAATTACTGCCTGAGTATATACCTGAGAATCATCAGCTTTTTGTGCCAACGCCTTATCAACGTCTGCCGTATTAGCTTTCACATTCAACAACGCATCTGTCTGCAATTTTGTATATCCATCTACAGATTTAATGTAGTCACCCAAAGCCAACGTAACTTCGTCTTTCTTGATATAAGGATTGAACTTAACGTCAACCTCTGTTTTATCATAAACATCCGCTGCATTTGCTTTTAATGCCAACTTATCATCCGTATCTTTTGTATTATAAACATCAGCTACATTTGCTTTTAATGCCAATGCCTTATCAACATCGGAAATAGAATAAACATTTGTTACATCTGCTTTTTTAAGCAACGTAGTATCTATATCACTTTTGCTATAAACATCAACTTTATTCGCAAACTTAGCATCTGCATCAACTTTACTATAAACGTCAGCTATATTTGCTTTCAAATCCAATGCTTTATCTGAATCAGCCTTTAAATATGAATCTCCAACATTAGCTTTCAATACGAGTGCATTATTAATTTCTGTTTTATTATATGTATCAGCAAAATTTGCTTTCAACAATAATGCTCCATCAACTTCTGATTTATTATAAACATCAACAAGGTCAGCTTTCAAACCTAATGCTTTATCAGATTCAGCTTTTACATATGAATCTCCAACATTAGCTTTTCCTCCCAACAACTTATCGGCTTCTGCTTTCAAATAAGAGTCACCAACATTGGACTTGTTAACCATCTGCAAATCCATTTCAGATTTCGTATAAACCGTACCAACATTAACTTTTCCTAACAATTTAGCATCAATTTCAGCCTCAGTATAAATAGTATTAACATTCATTTTACCAGCCAACATATCATCAACAGCTTTACGATTATACGTATCGCTAACATTAGCTTTCAATGCCATTTGTGAATCAACATCAGACTTAGCATATACATCGTCCGTGTTAGCCTTGCTATCGATTTTAGCAAGTCTAGGGTCATTATCCCCCACAGCTACCGGATTAAATGCGTCTACCGGGTCTACAGAGAGTTTAACAATACCTTTGGTGCTACCTGTTGCTGTTTTCAATGAACCATCCATGTTCAAAGAAGAAATAAAATCATTCCACGTAATACCATCGTTAGTAAATTCCCAAACTGATTTTTTTTCGTTATAACGAATTCCTACTGCGTTTTCGTCACCACGATTAACTGAAACACCAACATTGGCAAATGGTGAGCCAGTCTGTGCTTGATTCAAAACAAAATTCGTAGCATTTGTACCTTTTACGTTATCAATTTTGTCATCAACTTTTGTCAAATCAGCATATTCAACCTTTGCATCCAATTTTTCTTTCAATCCACTAATTGCTGAAATTGGATGGCTATTAGCCAAATCCGTATTTTCCAACAACGCATGGTCACCAGGATATGTACCACTTGCAAGGAATGGACGAACATCAAAAACCATATCACTTGTAATTTTCTTACTATTTACACCAAGATAAATAGCAGCTAATGGCAACTGACCTTTTTCGATTTTCGGAAGTTCAGGATTTCTTGCTGCTGGAACACCATTTGTTACAAACAATGTACCCACTTTATTAATACCAACAATGACCCATTCGTTTCCTGTCGTTGGAGCTTGAATAACAGGACTATTACCACCTTCAAACTCAACAATATTCATTCCATCAACGTAGAATGAACCCTCATTAACAGAAACCGTCATGTTTGGGTCTTTTTGAGCAGACACACGTAACTCTTCCATAACTGCACCAATATTTCTATAAGTGCTTCCAGAGACTGGTTTATTCATCTCAAAATCACCTCAACTATATATTTCTAATTGCACGTTATTTGCAAATAACATGAATATTTTTAATCCATGCCTATCTTTTAAATATATTTATATATTTTTTTAATATTTATGTTTTGCCCTATAACAATTTAACATGTGTAATCATGTTATTGTTTTTTTTATAAAAAAAGGATGAAAAATCATCCTTTTTTTATCGAAGTTGATATTGCGCTTACAATTGTTCCATCTTGCATTTGTAATTCATATACTTGTTTATAATTTTTTTCATATGGGCCATAAATAACTGTCGCTGGCTTTTTTCTATAAACCACATTATCCCCCATAGCAAATTCTTGCTCATTCTTTTTTTTCTTTTTTATAGTTGTTGCTCTAGTTTTTCTTGTGCTAATATGCGCATCATTTAAACTATCCATAATAGTATCATCATCAATACTCATTTGGTCTTCATGCGTAATTTCTTCGTCTTCATCTTCATCATTCAAATATGATACACGTACTGGTGCTTCTTCATAATCGCTTTCATCATAATCATAATTAACATTATTAATACTATGTCTTAATATCATTTTTAAATACCTCTCATTTTTTAATCTTCGGCTAAAAAATATATTAATCAATCATATTTATAATAGCAAAAACAAAAAAACTCACGAATTTTTATTCGTGAGTTTTTTCAAAAAAGAAGAGGTTTTGCAATTTGTTTGTTTTGATTTTACGTATCCATATAGGATAAGCCAACAAGCAAAATGAAGGTTAAACAAACATCTTACATTTAATATTATATTATATAATTTATCTTAAGTCAACAACCTCTGCCACTTTTTTATTATCATTATTAAACTTAACGTTTGAAAGAACTTCCTTTTGCTTAAGAAAATTCCCTAAATTATCCATTGACATTTCATTTCCGTGCAAAGCACAATAATTCATAGCATCATTAATAATGTCATCTGTTGGTTCTACTCCCATCATTTGCAACATTTCTTTAACAGAAGTATTATCATTAACCATTGCGCAAATGTTAGTACCATGAATCAAATTAATTTCATTCATCTACAATCACCTATCCTATTTACTTTCTTGCAAAAATTTCTTTTGTTTTATTATTAACGGCATATTCCTGTCCACATTTTGCACATTTTACGCCAACATAATCACCAATCTGTGCTACTCCTTGCAATGATTTTCCTTCTTCACAACAAGGACATACTTGATTCATAAATTCTTCCAAATCTTCTGGATTTTCAAGCATGATAACCACATCATCAGGATTGCTATCGTCCTGAATCTCAACAGCGTCTTCTTCTGTTTCTGGAGTTTCTTCAACAACCTCAACATCGTCAGGAGCTTCAACATCCTCTTCAATATCAACAGGTGCATCTACTGTTTCTTCAACCATTGGTTCTTCTGCAATATCTTCGGTTGGCTCTTCAATTACTTCTTCAACTTCATCATTTTCAACAGGAACATCATTTCCAATTGAAAACAACTCGTTCAAAAAGTTTTCATTCAATTTAACTCTATCATTCATATTTGACAAATCAAGTTCATGTTCTTTATCAATAATCTTCTGAGTGTCTTGAGCAGCTTCCTCAAAATGCTTTACTTCTTCATCCTCAGAATGTAAATCATAAGCATCATTTGGAGTTTCCGTATGAGCATATTGCTGTTCAGAAAAAGCGATTAATCTTTTGCTCCCATAAATATGGTCTCCCTGTGACCATGAACATGCTGAATCCCATGCATTTGAAATTGCATCACCAACACTACTTACTGCATCGCCAACACCATTAGCAATATCTTGGAATCCAGTGCTATCACTATTTTCAGAGTAATCATCTGCTTTTACACTTTTACTATTGGCTTTCAAATTACCAGTTGTATCTGGATTATCATCAACAACTGTCATTTCTCCACCAATACCTGTCCCAGGGTCTGCATCTGAATCTGGTCCAGGCTCTGAATGACCATGCCCCATACCATCTTCTCCAATACCATCATCAACATTAATTTCACCAATGGCTGATTTAATCGTTTTTTCAAGACTGTTAATACGAGCAACTAATTTATTAAAACTAGCTTTTGAAACCATTCTATCATTAACATATTTTGCTGGTAGTGGTTGTGGTCTTTCATCTTTACCCTCGCCCTTTGATTTACATACGCAAGGATTTTTTCCACAAATAGGACATACTTCTCCAGCTGTTTTCAAACTACCAGTAGTTTCATCATCCGAACTTGAATCAGAGGAATCCGAATCAGATGACCCACCATCCATTGGCCCATAATTAAGCAAACTTGGAGCTTCTTGTTTATCAGGATTTCCACTATCCATCATTTGATTCTCAATTGGTTCATATCCACCTCCAGGAGTGCCATAACTAAATGCAACCTGTAAACGTTTCTTTGATTTGACTTTTCCTGTCGTACCATCAGAACCACTATCATCAGAACCACTATCAGAACTTGAACCATCAGAATCCGTAGCAAAACCGAATCCACCTGCGTTTGGCGGAGTCAATACCTGTTCTTCAAATGACTGAATGCTACTACCAGGCTTTTCTACACCAAATGCAACATTTTTACGTTTTTTATCATCCTTGATAGAAGCAGATTCGTAATCAATCCCCGTATCGTCAGGGCCCTCCGGTTTCTCTGGGTCTTCAGGTTCCATTGGCATAGGTTCTCCCGGTTCTTCAGGTTCGCTAGGCTCTTCAGGTTTATCAGGGTCTTCCATCGGCATATATGCTTTTTTAACGTTTGCTGTGCTTTCATTACTTCCCGGTTCTAATGAATCAACTGACGGCATTCCACTCTCGCCCTCAATGTTTCCACCGCCATCAACTCCACGAGCAATATTATCATTGTTGATTCCACTATCCATACCAGGAAGTTCTGGAGCCTCTGCTACTTTTTTCAATTCATTTTCAAAGGAATCATCAATATCAGCCGTTACATCAGCACCAGTATCAACACTTGAATCTTCAATATCCTCATTACCAACAACTGTACGGTCTGCCTCTTTATCATTTTCTTCCTGATTAGTAGAAGTTTTATCTTCATCCTTATCTTCACAATCAGTAGAATCATTACCTTCAACAGAAGCTACAATTGAATTTTCGTTCAAATACTTATTAACATCTTCTACAGTTTTTGCATCATCAATTAAGCTAACTTCGTTACCATAATCATTATACAATACTGCGCCATCTGGATTAAAATTAACATAAAAAGTTTCATCTTTCCAATTAACTTTTGGCAAATTTTTAACATTAGTTTCGGCAGTAACTTTGTTGTTATACTTAGAAATAAAAGTTTCTAACCACGAAGCCATCTTACCACCATTTTTTTCTATCTTCAATGTTTCTGCACATCCTTTTTTACAATTTTTCAAATTCATTAACCTAAAAATAAAATAAATTTATTTTAACTAATTATATTATATTTACTATATTTTATCTAGTTTTGGTCTTGCAATCTCCATTCCATATTATCCATTGGTTCTTCAAACTTATATGGAGTTGTATATTTACTATTTTCTATTTCCCCATCATTTAATATTTTGTTTTCATAAGTTTCAAAGTTTAATCCAATCTGCATAGGAATTTCTCTATGTGTTATAGGTCTTGCCACTAAACGTTTCATATACAATCACCATCAACTATTGGCAAAATCAGAATCACCCAAAAACAAAGGTTTCATCTTCAGTGTCATATCTTGTCCTTTATCTTTCAAACTATCAATTTTATCTAACACTTGCTGTTTTGTCCTAGCAAAATTTTCAGCAAAATTAACACCCTGTAATGCAAGCATTAATTCACAATATAATTCAAACGATTTTTCAAAATCGTCACCATCATATAAACTTGAAGTTTCAAATCTATCATGACAAACAATAGAATACATTAACCTATTACCCAACAACCTCACTGTATATTCATAATACAAACCGGCTTTAGTCATAAATCCATGTAAAGATAATGTTGGTTTCGATGGCATACTAACTGCCAATGTTTTTCTTTTCTTTAATACAGTTAATCTTTTCATCGTCCTATCCACCTCATAGAAGAAGCCCACCACCCAGGAATACCTGGGCGTGGATTTGTATCTAATTGTTCATTTTCATAATCAACAACATTTTGAGGATTCAACACAAACGTTTTTGCATCATTGTTATCATGTTGCTTTAATTCAAAATTTTTATCACCTTTTGAATTATCACCATCAAAATAACTTCTTTCATTATCTTCTATCATTCTTCGATATTCCATTTCTAAATTATTCATATCAAGTTCAGATAATCTAATCAAACGTTTCATTTAAATCAATCCTTAATAATATCTTGTTATTTCTTTGTGAATTTCATCTAATGATAAATAATCAGTTGCTTCTTCAATTTTTTTAATAATCATTTCTTTTTTCTTTGCAGTTACTTTGAAATCCTTTTCCATAACATTAAGTTCATCAATATATGAAGCCTTAATATCTTTTAATTGCTCATTCGTTTTACCATCTTCGATATTAGCAATGTTTTTGCTATCACAATCTTCCACATGATAATCTTTTGGAACAACTTCAGTATTAATTTTCGATTTTCTAAAATTCTTATCTATGGTTTCAGCATCATATGCTTTCATATTTGAATTATTAATTAATTCTTCTATACCAACTTCACTGGCATATTTATCTGAAGATAATTGAACTAGTTGTTTTTTATCAACAAAATTAGAGATAACCTCATCAATATTATCAACATTGATAATATTTTTCAATTTATTAATCAAATTTCTTTTGGAAATAATAACTTTGCCGTATTCTTTATTATCATTAAACTTATTGAATGTTTTTGTTGCCGTTGATACATTAAACAAACCATCAATAATGTCTTTACCAAAATGATTAATTAACAATTCAGGATTCAATCTACCTTCTCGCACATAGCCAAAATCTTGCTTAATTACATTTTTAACTCCATAATCTTTATGATAAAGTGTAACTTCTGCCGTAACATAATTATCTTTTATATTAACGTTATTAAAAGAAATACATTTAATATTTTTAGGCAATCCACTCAAAAATTGAACTTTAAATTCAGATGCAGTAATTTTCTTTTCTGTCTGCCTTGTATCACAATCATCAACATATTCTGCTTCTAATTTTTTATCTTCAACCTTGCTCTTTTTAAGCATGTTTTCTTTTTTTAGGTTTTCATTAACTTTAATATCACAATGTCTAATAAGCTCTTCAAAATTCATTTCACTGGCATATTTAGTTGATGAAACTTTTGTTATTTTTCCTTCATGTTCTAATTTAGAAATCAATTCATTAATTTTTTCACAATCAATCAAATCTTTCAGTTTATTGTGAAAATCAGAAGTAGAAATAATAACTTTACCGTGTCTATCTTCACCATTTTCCTTAACATATGATTTCAATAAATCACTTTGCGCAAACGACTTAGCTAATCTATTTAATGGTATTTCTTTTCCATATACGTCAAAAACAATATTATCATTTTTAATCTTAGCCATCAAATTACGTTTACTTGAATTATTGCTTTTCAAAGAAACCGTCATATTAACGTTATCTAACATTTTCAACTCATACGAAGTGATATATGAATCTAACATAGATTTTACTTTTTTATACAAATTTTTCTTTTGAGCAAAAGCCTCAACTCTCGTATCATTATCAGAAATATACTGTCTCAATAACGCTCTATAAGAAACTTTATTTCCTTTTTCAAGATTTGCAGTTTTTATATCACTATCGACTTCATAATCACAATTTCTAATTAAATCATCGAATGATAATTTACTAGCATATGTCGTAGAATTTAATTTCGTTATTTTTTTATCGCACTCTAATTTAGAAATCAATTCATCAATTTGTGATTTTGAAATATAATCACGCAATTTTTCATTAAACATTGCCTTACTAATAATAATTTTATTTTCTTTTGATAAATCATCATTTTCAATATCATTATCATTTAAATATGCCATCAGTAATTTACTTTTTGAAAACATATTAGATAATGCCTGTAATGAAACGTCTTTTCCACCAACATTACATAAAATAGCCCCATCATGAATGCAAGCTGAAACATTTCTTTGTTTCCCATTATTTGTTTTAAATGATAAAACAAACTTATCAGAACTTAACATTTTTACATCAAAATTTTTAAAATGTTTTTCAACAGCTTCTACAACTTTGTTCTTCTTAAGCTCAACGTTTTTTACTGCTAATTTATTTCTTGTATCATTATCTTTGGTTTCATAAGAATAGAATTTATCATCCTGACCAAATTTTGCCTGTGCCAATTTTATCTGTTTGATTGCTTCGTCAGATAAAAATTCCACATTTAATTTTTTAATTAACTCGTTCAAACTAAATTTACTAGCGTATGTCGTAGAATTTAATTTTGAAGCTAACTTCTGATTTTCCAATCCCTCTAGCATCAAACCAATATTTTTAGGAGAAATTAAATGTGATAATTTATTTCTAATTGTTTTTGTGCTATAAACATATCCACCAGCAATTTGCTTATCCGAACCGTTCAAGTATGCAACAACTTTTTTATCTTCTTCTCCAAATTGATTCATTAACTGTGCCACCGTATAACGCTCACAATTATTATCTTCAATATAATTTAATTTTGAAACTTTCTCCTTATTAATCGAAAAATCAAAATTAAACGTGTCTCTAATGTTGTTATGCATAATTTCAGCGGTAACAAATAATTTATCCATATCTCGTGATGCACGAACTATTTGCGTAACTGAAAAAGTCTTATTCAAAATATTTGAAGCTTCTAATGCCAATCTATTAGCAGATTTATTTTCATAACTACCTTTAGCAACTTTATTCGCAACAAATTCTAAAGAGTGATTCTCTTCCCCTGCAAATTTTTCTTTTGTATCAGGAAATAAATAATTCAAATCATATGTTGAAGCATATTCATTACTGCCAACAGCAACAATATTACCTTCCTCAATATTTTTATTGATAAGTTTCTTAGCTAATTCCAATCTGTTATTGCAACGTTTTAATATTTCGTATCTTGTCATAACCGTATATTTAAATGTTGCTTTTTTTACTTTAGTTGATTTTTTCAAATCAATATTTTTTACATCCTCAATGGAATCTTGAACACCTGCAATACTAAATGGATATTCATTTACCATATCTGCAATACACGTTTTAAATAATGGTTTATTAACAATATTTCCGTCAGTTTCCTCATATTCAAATGTATAATCCATTGGATTGTTTTCAAAATTAACTGCAATTTTAACCTTACCGTTTTTAGCTTCTGCTTTAGCTTGATAACGATATTGTCTTAAAAACTTAGCTAATTTAGCCATTGCATATGTCTTTAACTGAAAATCATTCAATGACAATTTAATATCTCTTACATTACCCAACTCTGAATTTCTTTCAGCTAATGTAACTTTACTATTAATAACCTTGTTATTAAATTCAATATCCATATTTCGTTTTACTGGTTGAGTAAATTCAATATCATTTATCCATTGTATAGGTTTTACTTCAGGATTTGATGTGAACAATTTTCCATCTACTTCATTAGGCATTTGACATTCAGCTCCTTTTATGCCATTCTTCCATAAATATTATTTATGGCTTCATCAACTGTGCTATAAAATCCACGATATTTTACGTCTGACCATTTCGGTTGTTTATACCCTGCCAATTGGCATCTAGCAGAAATTACAACAAATACCTCATCGAGATTTTCATTATCTAAAACAATTTTCCAAACTTCATATACATCAATAATGTCTTTTATGTCAACAGCCGTATAAAAATCTTCTATATTACTTTTCGCTCTATTCTTTTGTTTCCTAATACTTCTAATAGGAACAGGAGGATTGGCAAACTTTTCTTTTAATAATGAACTAACATTATCGCTTGCATTATGGATTACATCCATAACTTCACTTAAAGGAATATTTCCTATATTATCCTCTGCAAAATTTAATCGTTTTTTTTTAGACTCGCATGAGCTACAGGAACTTCAAACTGTTCTGGTTTTACACCATCAAAACCGCGCATATCTGAAATATAATCCCAACCATTAGTTCCACCTTCATAAGGAGCATCATATGGGTCTTGATTTTCACACAACATTTTTTCCATATTGGTCAAACCTTCATTGCTAATGCCAAAATCCTGATAATGTTCTGGAGCTACATCCTCAATTTTATTATTCATTAAATCTGTCGTTAATTCTACTGCATAATCCTGTGGGAAAATCTCCTGATAATAATCTAATAGATTAGAAACCCTTGCTTCTGAAAGATTGCTACCCATTTCTTCAATATCATCGATTTCACCAAAACACAATTTCAAAGCTTCACTATTGCCAAATGCTTTTTTTGCTACTGCTAATTTAGTTTTAAGGTTTGCCTTTGTTGCTAAACGCATAATATTCTTTAATCTCTTAGCATAAAAAGCTCTATCATCCGTAAGAACAGGATAAACAGTATATCCTTTTTCTTTAATTTGTTCAGCAATTGCTTTTTTCAAATTGTTATTATAACGCAATGTGAAACCTTCATAAAAATCCTGAAGAGAACCATCAATACCATTCCATAATGTAAGAATGTAATCGGCTAAAAACTCTGGATGATAGTGCATATTGATTACTTCTTGAGCAGCAGTTTTTTTATTTGATTTATGCAATTTAGACCATTGCTGAAATGCATATGGCTCTAACTGATATCCTTTCAAATAATCATTCATACATGGGTCTGCCAATTCATCTCCATCGTCACGCCAATTCAAATCCAAATCATAATCATATTCTTTTGGTTTTTGTGTCATTCTTTTCATCTCTTGTGACATTAGCGATTTCCCCCTTTTTCTGTCGTTTCAGATTTTGCAATAGATAATACAATGTTTTTTGAAGCATTGTTAAAACCATTCATAATTAATTTTTCTCTAATCTCGGAAACCAAATTATCAGTTACAACACATTTTCCTTCTTTTAATGTTGCAATAATTTTCTTATCCAATTTCTCCAACAAAACCTTGTATTTACCACTATTATTTATTGTATTTGATACCGTATCTTTTTGTTCATTTGAAGAAGCTTTTTTTGTTCTGACTACATCATTTTCGTCATCACCATTAATTTCTTTCACTAAATATTGCTGTCCATCTTCATAGGTTTTCAATGTCCAAATAGAACCTTCATCAAACCCATAATCATACACACCTGCAATCGACGTTTTATTATATGCTTGATATTTATTGTTTCCTAGATTTTTAAAATCTTTCAAAATTTTTTCGTCTGCTTTAAACTTCGGTACTTCTGGAGAATAATACACATTAAAATATTCTCCTGTTTTTTCATAGCTTGCCTGATACCCATTCACGTTCAAATCGTTCTTTACTTTTTTTGCTTCTGGTTCAGAATTTACTACAGAAAACAATTTTTTGTTTTGTTTTTTTAAATTTTTAGCGATTCGTGTAAACGTTTCATTGTCAAAAATTTCATCTGATATTCGTTTAATCACCATTATTTCACTCCCATTAAAATTTTAGTAAATCCTGAAATCAACTTACATTTTTTGCCCTTGCAATCGACAAAAAATCATACATCTATTCAGAATATCGTCTAATTACAAAATATCATAATTATTGGTTAATATTACTTTTGTTCATAAAAATGACCCTCAATTCCATTTTTGAGGGTCATTTTATCCTTTATATTATTGATTGTCATTTTTTGACAATTTATCAAACAAATATTGCTTTAATTCTTCAATATGCATCTCTCGTTTTTCTTCATCAGAATGACTTTCGTCCAATGCCATATATAAATCCCTTAATGCTTTTTTCTTAATAACCGAAACTCTACTTTGACTGATATTTAATTTCTTACCAATTTCTTGCTGTTTAAATCCTTGTAAAGTTAATTTAACAACATCACATTGCCTATCTTTCAATAATGAATAAACATATTCTAGATACATTTCACTATCTACTTCTTTTGTATCATCTACTGTTTGATTCTGCAATAAATATTCACAGTATTCTGATGGCTTTTCTCTTTTTCCTTTAAAGTAATATCTTTGAATATAAGCTCTTAATTTCGTAATAAGATTCTTAAATAAATATCTATCAAACGGATAAAAATGTCCATTATGATACGGGTCATATTGGTCACATAAGGTTGAATAATAAATATATGCCTGTTGCAACAAATCATCTTTAGAAAAGTTTTTCCACCATCCTAGCCAACCAACCAATTTATTTATTTTTGCTTCATAGTAAAACCAAACCTCATTTTTATTTGTTTTTACTAATTCATACAACGGTTCAAATGGGGCAACTGCATCGAAATCCTCTTTTGGAACTCTAGTATCTAACAAATTATTTCACTCTCCTGAAATCAAGCTTGTTCAACTACAACAAACCCAATCTTATTAATAACATTACTATCAATAAATGTCTGTAAATCATTTTTTGTAATACTTTGCAATGTTTTTAAATTCTTTTTATTGTCATATGGCATTTCATTAATAATTTGATTAATTTTATCCATATTATTATCTTCACAAAATATCTCTGCTTTTTTGAAATCAGACAATGTTCCAATCATATTCGATTCGAATTCATTGTTAGTAATTCCTTCTTCTTTTACCTTGTTAAAATTCTCAATAATCAATTCTTTCGTTTTTTCAATATTATCTATATTTAATCCAACATAACAATACATAAGCGCAACATCATTAGGATAATAAATATAACTACATCCCAATGTATAAGCATAGCCATATTTTTCTCTTATTTCCATCAATCTTGAACCAAATCCATCGCCCATAATATCACAAAACATTTGTGCCATAAAATCGTCTTTCTCATTATCAATTTTTATTGGCAAATAAGCTACTAAATGAGATTGTGAACCAACCAAACTTTGTGTAGCATTTGCAATCTTTATTTCTTTAGTATCAACCCTATAATTAACGGAAGAATTTTTAAATTCATAATCTTGCAAATATTCTTTCATGAACTTAACTACTTTTTCATGATTGATGTTACCAGTAATTACAATTTTAATATTTTTAGGAATAAAATAGTTTTCAATATATTCTGAAACATCTTCTCTTGTGATTTCACTAACTGTTTCAGGTGTACCGCCATTATTCCATCTATTTTCAATATCAGGAAAAATTGTTTTTGTCAATAAATCCAAAACAACATGTTTTCCCTCATCTGAATACATTTTCAATTCTTCAACAACAACTGATTTTTCCAAATCAAATTCTTCTTCTGGTAATGTATTATTCCAAACAATATCGGATAATACATCTAAAGCTTCTTCCCAATATTCTTTTAAAATTGTACAATAAAAAGCCGTGTGATTTTCTGCGGTATAAGCATTCATTGAACCACCAAATTTTGAAACATCTTCCCAAATTTGGTCTTTATCACGATTAGCCGTTCCCTTAAATACCATATGCTCTGTCAAATGTGCAATACCTAATTTATCATCAGGTTCATCCATTGAACCTTTATCAATCATATATGCTATATTAACAAAATCTTCATTTCGCTTATCTGTAATTATTTCAAGACCATTATTCAATGTCGTACTTTTCATAATTTGCCCCCTCAATTCTTTTTTTATAATTTTATTATATTTATAACAAATTAAAATATTATATTATATTTGATAATTATTTTTCAAAATCACTTATAAATATTCCATTCGCAACATAATTATCTACATTTATTGTGTATGTTTTTTCATATCCACTATTATTTACTTCTATCACTTTTTCAAATCTTATATCCGTATCTCGTATATCATCTTGTATTTTGCTATCATGATTTTTCAATACTTCATTTGATTTGTTTAATACTGACTGCTTATCTTCTACAATTGATTTCACCTTTTTAGACAAAAAAGTAAAATTCTCTTTTCCCCTAATCCAAACTATCCATAATGGATTTCTCAATCTACCGCTATCCTGTTTTCGTTTGCTCGTTCCTTGTCTTAATTCTATTTTGGAATGAACACCTATCTTTAAAAATGCAAATTGAAGTTCATTTGCCAAATCTTCTCCATTACATGTGAAATACATAACTGGTTTTCTCCCATCCTCAACATATGTATTTGCATCAGAATCAATAATTCCACCTAATAATTCACATAAACTATTTTCATTTAATTTATCCCAATCCTTTGGCAATGTCTTTTTTTCTTTTGATTGTTTATTGATTCCACTAGAAGATAATTTGTTTTCTATATCAACTAAGCTAATGATTTTACGTTTATTTCCTTTTTCATCTTCTTCATTTCTTATAATATTTGTTTTTATACCCTGTGATTCAATATATGATATTATTTTATCATCACATGATGATAATCTTATATTTGATGTTTCATAATCTCCTGCACCAATCATAATACCAATCAATCGTGCTTTAGATAATGTATTTTTTCCAAAGAAAGGCAATTCCTGAACAACGCCAATATTATCTCCCTTTTTTATGTTTTTTAATTGCTCCCATTTGGGAATTCTTGTACTTCTAGGTTTAACAATTACTTTTGTGGTTTCATTACCCTCACAAAACAATTGAGAGTCTAATACCAATTTAATGGTATTAGACTCCGTTTCTTTTGTTGTCCCGTTTTGTTCTATCAATTGTTGTGTGTTATCAAAATCTATAGATATAACTTTACCTTCTGATATTGATTTAATTGGTTTTAATTCTCCATTATATAATTGTATATTCGAATCTCCAATTACACCCATTTTATTATCTCCTATATATTCTTGCATATGACGGTTTCGGCATGTGTCCACGTCTACCACTTAATGCTGCAAAATTAGCCAATACATCCGCATCACAACAGTCATCATGATAACCTGCCGGTGCTTCAATTTTTTTATTAACAGAAAAGCCAACTGTGAATTCCAAATCAGCCCATTCAGAAATCATTCTATGATAAAAACTTACATTATTTTTACCAGCACCTGGACCTTCTGAACGCTCAAAATTCTCTTTTGTCATATATTTGAATTTATCATTTTCTAATTCTTGTCTCCATTTTGCATACATAATATTTTTCATATTCATACCACTATTAGTAAACCTATCGCGAGAATTAAAAATAATACCTTCCATATTCTGTATCCCATATTCCTCTTGCAATGTTTGAACTACTGCTGCTCCGCATCCTGTATAATCCGCAAATATTCTTCTCGTTTCAAATATTGGATGTGGGCCACCAAATAAATGGGAAATACAATACATTTGCTCTGGATAACTAGTATCCTTAAACTCCTTACAAAATACTTTTTGTTTTACGCCATCTCTAGTTATTCTTAAAACAGTAATGTGCGTACTATCTCCCTCTGGATTACTTCCTGCAAAGTCGATTCCTGCCACATAATTTTCACCAATTTTACCATGTTCCAACCATTCAAATTCGCCATCTGTTAATTTTTCGATGTGCTTACTATTCAAATATTTACCTGCACCATCTATGAATTCCAACATATACTGAGTTCTAAAATCTTCTATATCCAAGTTTCCGTCTGTCCATACTTCAGGATTATTCGGGAACATTTCTTGTTTTAATGATTTTGGCATTGCCTGTTCTACAATGAACTTTGAATATGGTCTAACAATACCTGTATTAGGGTCAGGTAAATAAATTGCACCTAATGCCCATGATTGCGCACATTGTGTCCAATCTCTTTTTACAACTGTCCATTTTTCATGTGCTTTTCCCTCTACCGCATCATAAAAATGGTTTCTCGTTTTTGGCGTTCCTATTTTGATAAGCTTCGCATTTGTAGCACCGCCCATTGGAACTATACGCTCTGACCATGTATAATCAGATACCTTCTGTGCCTCATCTAAGCATATAATATCAAATGTCAAACCTTCGATGTTTGACTGGTCACTTGCTGATACTGCTGCAACATAAGAACCATTATCCAACATAACTTTATCTTTTGTCAATTTCACTATTTTATGATTTAACTTATCTTCATTCATTTGACAAAATGTACTTAATCGTCCAATACTAACCTCTGCCTGTTGTTGTCTAGGTGTAAAAATACCAACTCGCATTTGCGGAAAATTATCTATTAAATATCCACTAAAACAAGCGATGCTTTCTGTATTATGCGTTACTGTGTAATCGCCTAATAAAAATAAATGGTCTTTACTATCAATAGTAAATCCATAATAGTTTCCTATTCCTTTATCTATCAATTTTATTTCATAAGATTCTCTTTTTTGAAAATCTCTAGACATTCTATATCCATATAATTTTTTATTTGATTTAATATAATCTTCAACATTTATATTAATAACATTATTATTCTCATCTAATAATGATAGTATGTGGGATTTATTTACAGTATAACTTCCATTAAGACTGTTTACTTCATACATACGTTCTGTTCCACGACCTAAAGAAGTAACAAGCACTCCTTCACCTTTTGGAGACATTACATAATTTCCAACCTCAACATCCTCGACATTTTTTGTTTTGCCATTTGCCATAAGAATTTTTGTTCCTTTTGCAAAACATTTTCCTGCCTGTCTAGACATCATTCCTGCAACCTGTTTCAATTTTGGATGACATACCGCACGTATTAATGCTGTTTGATTTTCATGTAATAACCTTCTGCTTTCAGGCAAATGTGCTCTTAAAACATTTTCACAATACTCTATTGGGTCTAACCTGTTCAAAAACTGATGAAACATAAAATCTTGTAATGGTTGTCCATTTATCATATTTTCCTGTGACGTTGCAACAATATCATTTTTAATTAAATCGACATTGCTTTTTATACCTGCTGTTATTGCTTTTGTTAAGTCTTGTGAACTCATTTACACATTTTTCCTTTCCGTCTTGCTACTCGTTTTACTTCTTTGTTTTGCCAATCATAATCATACACTTTTTTAATATCACTTTTTTTCTTTCTTAAAGCGTTTATCACTTCTTCTTGATTACAATTTTCCAACGTTTCAATAAAACATATTCCTTGCGCAACTTGACCAAATGCTAATTTTTCATTTCCCGTAAAATCATTTCCTGTTTCTTCCATATATTTATTCAATAATTGAGAATGTGTATCTGTTCCCTTATTTCCTAAAATAATACTTCCATTAACATATACAAATGGATAATCTCTACCTGTATATTCAATGTCAAAATCCCTATTAATTTCCGTTTCTTCTCCAACTACATCCTTTTTATTTAACAATTCTTTTGGATTAGATATACCGAAAGATTCAAAAAACTTCTTATACTTATTTAATATTTTATTACAATATGTGCTATTAATAAATTCTTCTGCTAATTCTTTACAAGATGATTCACTTAAATTATTTGATTGGGCAAACCCAGATAGATTTATCAATTGTTCAAAATTATTTTTACAATATTCTGTTTTTTCATCACTGGTTTTTCCTAACAATTCTTCTACAAAATTCGTATATTTGCTATCTGAAAAAGATTCATTGTTTAAATAATTATATAATGAATTAACCATATTTGGATTTGCAACCAACCGTTTCATTATTACCATCTCTTCTTTGCTAATCGTTTTACTTGTGACTTGCTAAATTGATAATCATATATTTTTACTAATTTATTATCGGCTTCTTTTAATGCTTTTACTACATCATCTAATGCACAATTTTCTGTCGTTTGTATAAATGCCATATTATTTACAATGTGACCAAAAGAACACGGCTCATTTCCTTCCAATTCTTTTACCTGCTTAATCGTTCTTACACGTTCATTACCATAATCTTTTGTTTTGAAATAACGATTCAATAAGCTTGTATGTGTATCTCCACTATTATAACCAAATACTACGTCTCCGTTAATATATAAATATGGATAATCTCTATTGTGTCCATCTACACTGAATTTACTTGTCGTTTTAGTTGTTTCCCCTACTTCATCATCACTATTTAATAAATCTTCTGCATTATTTATCTCGCTAGTATCATCACTATTATTATTTTTTTCTTCTAAACCAATAGCATTTTCTATTTTAGAAACAACTTTAGCAAATTGAGGATTCGTTTTATTGTTTTCCACAAAACCTTTTATGGAATTATCAAAATTAGCTCCACAAGAATATTTATCATCTAAATTCAAGTTAGATAATATTAGATTTCCTAATCCACCATTTTTTATCATCTTATTAAATATTGCATATATATCTACAATGGTTAATCCATCATTTTTATCGTAAATGCTTTTTAATTCTTCTGCGTTTCCCATTCCTTCAAAAGCCATATCAATATTTTCCGCTATGGTTTCAATTACTGAATCACTACAATTTTCTTTTTGAATTAAATCATTAATATTATTCAATTCTTCTTTTGCCAATCTTTTTAATGATGGCACTTCAAAATCATAATCATATATTTTTTTGTAATTTCCTTTTTTCTTTAATGCGTTAACAACCTCTGATTCATCACAATTTTCTAATGTTTGAATAAATGCTATACCATCCATAATGTGACCAAATGCTATTGGTTCTCCAGCTTCCAAATCATCAACTGAATCTACAGAACGAATACGTTTTCTAGGAACATTTTCATTTTTGAAATATTTATTAATCAAATCACTGTGCGTTTCATTTTTATTTCCTACAATTATTCCCCCACGCATATACAAAAATGCACTATCTCTATTTCCTAAATCTATATCAAAATCCTTTGAACAAGATATGGTATCTCCTACTTTATCATCATTATCTGATAATTCTTTTACATCAGAAATACCCTCTGCTTCTGAATTGTTATGTAAATACATAGAATACGTTACTTTTAAATCGGCTTCTAATTTTTTCTTTACATCCGCATTTTTATTAATTACTGTATCAATAATATCAATTACATCAAAACTTTGGTCTTCTGCTTCATTTGCTAGATTTTCATCATCATTAAATTTAGCTACTGCCATTAAATCATACATGAAATTATCCTTGAATTCAAAATCATCCGATGCAAAATCAATCATATCCTCTACAGTAATTGATTTTGCATCTTTTTCTTCTGCCAAATCTGAAAATATATCAGAGTCTTGTAATTCACGACCAATTGTTTCTTCTACTGCATTTTTCATTTCTTCAGGCGTAAAATATTTTAATGCTTTTTCATATCCTAAATCTTCACCTGCTAATCGTTTCATTACACATGTCTCCTTATTTCATTCGCTTCATTTTTCTTTTTGCTAAACGTTTTACTTCAAATCCTTGATAATCATAATCATATATCTTGTCAAAACTATCTTCTGATTTTAATGCTTTTGCTACATCTTCTTTTGTACAATTATGACATTCATCAATAAACGCCATTCCATCGGCTATCTGTCCTACACCAAATGGCATATTCGGGTCTGCTCCATCTACCTGTTTTAAGTTTCTAGTACGTATATTACTATCTTTATCTGTATTGAAATATTCATTGACTAAATCAGTGTGGCAAGAGCCTTTTCCACTACTTGACCCAATTAAAATATCTCCATTAATATACACAAATGGGGCTTCTCTGTTTCCTCTATCTATATCAAATCCAGAACTTAATTCAAGAACATCCCCTACTTTATCATCATTATCTACTAAATCACCTGCTCCTTCAGGTAATCCTTCTTCTTCATCTTCCCCTTTTGAATTAACCAAATCATCATGAGTAAATTCATTATATGACATTTCTATATCACTATCAAATTGATTCTTTAATGATTCATCATTGCTAATAATATCTTCTATTAACATTTCTATATCGCATTCAATATCTAAATATCCATAATATTTTTCGATTCCATCCATAAACATTTCAGTTATTTTCTCACCATTTAATTTAAATGCTTCAAATAACCAATCAGAATAATCAGGAGCACTATCAATGTAATCCATATTTTCAAATATTTCATAATCGTAAAGCATGGAACTATTTCCTTCAATTAACTGCTTTACAATATCTTTTAATTCATCTTTAGATAAATATTCTGTTAAATCACTATAATCGTCTACTATTGGGTCTACTTCTTCATCTTCTACTTCTTCAGCTATAACCAATCTTTTCATTTTTCCATCCCCAAATTCTTTAATTCTTAATCAATAATTTCATTAATCCATTGTCACGTACAACCTGTCCACTTTTCCATACATAATCCATAAAACATATCGGTGACATATTATAGATTGCAGGAGGTGAATATGTTAATACTGAATATTTTGCTTCGGTTTCGTTCGCATTATTTGATTCTATAAATTTCATAATATAATCTTCTAACATTTCTTCTTTTGTATCGTATTCATGAATTCCACGATTTGATTCCCACGATGATTCTATTACATAAACTTTATTATTTGTCTCGTAGCTTAACCATGTATGCGTTGGTTCTTCAGGTAATCCTGCCATTTCAATGTAATACAATTGACAGAAAATATTTTTGAAATATTCTTTGAAATATTCATATTCATAATTTGCATAATCCCAACATACACCTATATGATATTTGCTAAAATCTATAGGTGATATTGTATGATAGTTGCTGAAATCATCTGTATATTTCTTTCCATTCCAAATAAATCCATATTCTTGATTCTTATTTAAATATTTCAATAATTCATTCGGCGTATTCGCTACTTTTGGTAACGAAATTCTTGTCATTACATAAAATTTATCACCATGTTCAGGATTGTTATTTATATACGTTATTACAAAACCATGCTTTTTATATAATGACAACGCCTTGCTATTCGTTTGTAAAACATTTAATACTAATTTATGACTTCCATATTTATTAATCACAAATTCTAATAATTGTGTGCCAATCCCTTTATTCCTGAATTCATCCTTAATAAAAAATTTTGATAGTCCATAAAAATCTTCATCTTTACTATGCGTTACTTTTATTCTACCAACTAATTCATCGTTAACAAAATACCCATATGGATAATTACCACTTTGATTATCATACATATTTGGATATTCTTCTCGACTTAATAAACGTATATTGCTTTTTCCTCTTTTTATAAGACGTTTCTTCATTTCTTATATCCTTTTCAATAAACGATTTATTCTAAATTTTTATTCCCAAATGTTACATCATAACTGATATTTCCTTTATCAATCAGCTTTTTCGTTTCATTATCATATAACAATAGACTCATCGTATGATTTCCTGTATTATGGAACTTTAATGAAAATACTTCACTATATCCACTTTTCGTTAACTCTAAATTCTCTATCATAAATTCATTTTCTCTATATTGCGGTACGTAATTCGCGCCATATATCGTTGTGTCATTACAACGTAAAAATAATGTGCATTTCGCATTGTCATTTAAACTATCATATGATTTTATCTTTATCGCTACTTGTACAAAATCTTCTTCGCTTTCATTAACAATGTTTATCGTTTCATTGTTATATATGAATTTGTAATCTTTATGCGTATCTGTATCATCTTTCTTTGGATTGTCATCATAACCTACTCGCGTTATGTACGGTTCTCCACTATCTTTGAATCTTACTATATATTCTAATCCACTATCAGATAAAACATGATACTCTTTTTTCGGCTCTAATGCTAATTTAATTTTATCTAATGCTAAATTTACTTCTTCATATTTATCATAAAATTCTTTTAACTGCTTTCTATCCGCTTCACTGAATCCTTGTTCCTCTAATGAACATTTACAAGTGCACGTCGTATCATTATCGCCACTATATGTATAAATTTGTCTTAAATCATATATCATATCATTTGTTATCATCGCACTAGTAGCACTTACTTCTATAATGCATAAATGAAAACAATTGTTCGGCAACGTCGGTATCATTTTTTGTTCCGTACTTTGCACCCCATAAGTATAAACTAATTCTCCTTTTTCATTGATGGATAAAACAACTAGCCAACTACCAATTCTAGGTGCTGTTATTACTTCACTGTCTTGCTCACTAAAATTTATAATTTGATTTTTATAGATGATTGTTCCTTGATTAATATGTACCGTCATATCAGGACAATCTAATTGTTCTACTTTAAACATGTCTATTATTTTTGAAGCTTTAAAATATTTGTCTGAATTTAATATGCTCATTATTTCACTTCCTCATATCTACGCAATAACTACCAATTATTTTCCCTAGACTGCTAATTACTTTGTTCTTTTTTAAAATCGTCTTTAATCGGCTGAATACACTCTTTTTTCTTAAATCAATTATATTCTTCTTCATACGTAAATCAATAATTGCTTTTTTCTCTGTCCTTAAATCTGCTACTACTAAATTATGCCTTAAATCAATAACGTTTTTTTCTTCTTTTCTTAAGTCCGCAATTTTACATTCAATTACTTCACTTCTTAAATCCGCTACTACTAAATCTTTTCTTAAATCAATAACATGTGCTACAATTTCATTCGCATTAACTTCTTTTTCTTTGAATCCTTGCTCAATTTTATTGATTCTATTTATAATCCTAGTCGCATTATAATTTACACAATGATATGCATCGGATGCTCTAGTCCCTTTATATTTGCTCAGTCTACCAAAATATTTGTCCTTACATCCTTCTCCACGCAAATACATCTTTCCATTCATACAATCAATTACTATGCTATCATATTTATCTTCATATTTGCTTGATAAACACACTTTAACATAACTGTTATTTCTTTTGCTCTTTAATTCATGACTCTTAAATTCTTTGTCTAAATAATCTACCAATGCTAATACAAAGTTGTTTTGCTTCGTATCTGTTGGTAATACCGTTAATCTAGCTAAACGTTTCATTATACATCTTCCCTTTTATTTTTTTCGTTTCTATATATTTTAAATCGATTTCGATTTTTTCATCTAATAATAATATAAAATATGCTTACAAAAAAATAAGAACTATATCTCTTTTCTTTTCTTATAAAAATACTGTTACATAAATGATATTTCCCTATAAAAAGTCCTTTTATTATTTTACACATTTTTATAGTATAATTACGTGCCATTTTACACACTTTTATATATAATTACGTGATAATTTACACATTTTCTATATATAAAAAACGCCTACTAATAAAAAGTAGGCGTTAATATCTTCATCTATATTCCAAATCGTTTTTCCCATGTGATTCGTAATGCGTTTATATACTCTTTTATGAATTCTGCATTTATAATCTTTAATTCGTTTATGTATTTTTCTACTACTATTTTTTCTTTACACGTTAGATTTGGTTCTTCTATTTTTACGTTGTTAATATGTGGTCTTATATATGCTGAAAGTATATGATAGCTTTTTGTATCTGAAGTGCACAATCCTATATCATAACTGATATACTCTGAACGTTTGTTTTTATTGTTTTCTTTGAAAAAAATTGATGCATAAAGAAAATCATCTTTATAAGATTCTATTTTTCCACATAAACTAAAGTCATTCCCTCTTATTGTATTCTCCATTATAATAAATCTCATTAATTTTGTTTCTTTATGTTCCGTCAACAAACGTTCTACTATTATTTGTTTGCTGTTTAATGTGATTCCTAATATTTGTAGTTTTCCTTCCATTATTATCATCATTTATTTCCTTTTTTTATCTTGATTTATATATTATATGACTGAACTAAAAAATGGTTAATAGATGGATTTTCGCATGATATTATAAAAAGTGGAAGCCTATATGGAATTATATAAGAGAAAAAGTGGAATACTTATATGGTTATATTAAAAAAGTGGAAGCTAATCGTAATATATTAAACTATATGGATGGATTTTGTTTTTAAAAAGCATATAGACTATATAAGGTTATATAGTCTATATTAGTAAAAGTTGAAACACATATACTCTATAATAGAAAAAGTGGAATATATAAGTTTATATGCTTATAAAAAAGTGGACGGTAATTGTAATATATTAAAAAAGTGGACGGTAAAATGCGTTATGGTTTCATTCCCATACCCTGAAGTATATTTGAAAGCTCACATACTGCTAGATGACTTTGAAAACGCATCTCACAAAGAACACCGCAGTCTGTATCTTGATATTCTTTACGAATCTTTTTACAAAAATCGTTATCACCATTAGGCTTTATTTCATCGTCAAAAATAATGCCACGAACCTCACGAAAACGAACTAACATTTCGATTAGCTCTTTCAACCTTTCATCTTCTTCATCAATCACATCTACATTTTTTGACTTTTTTTGTTTGTGTTTTCTCATTTTATTTATCCTCCTGTTTTGATAAAGCAATTTTTGACACAACTTTTTTAATAATGCCAATATATGCCATCTTAAGTTTGGTGTCGGATTCAATAGCATCCATTTTATTCAATTTATTAATAGACGTTTTAGAATAACCCATTGAAGCACAACGCTTTTTCAAATTCGTAAGCCGTGCATTTAATCGCACATTAGTTACAATTTCAAGTTCATGATATGTTTTTGCGCGTAAATCCTGATAAGAAATCCCATTGATTTTAACGCAACGGTTAATCAATGTATTAATTTCTTGTCTCCAATTTTTATCACCAAGAACTAATACGTCTGATACTGCATTGAATTTCTTTTCAATGTTATCGTTTTTCTGTAACAATTCTTCGTTATCCCTCTGTAACTTCGCCACGCTCATTTGGAGAGCTTTTTGACCATGTTCCATACTGACCATTGCCTGTGATATTTTAAGGCACAGTTCGACCGGTGAGAGAGCCACACTGTATTGTCCTGTTTTACGAATCTGTGGCAAAACAATACTAGTTACCCAATGTTTGAAATCTTTCGCATTAGGAAGCTTACTTCCCAAAATCAAACTATACATACCAGACTCGTTGATGAATACTGGATATTGCTTGCGACCGAGGTTGTCAATGACAAAAAACACAGACATATCAATGGTTTGCGATGGGTGACTGTTTTGTTCACCCATCATTTTATCATCGTCATCAACATGCATTCTAATAGCTTTCTGTGGATTTTCGTATCCCAATGCAGTAGCTACATCTTTTCCGACGAACCATGGATTTCCTTCATCATCAATAATGACACGGACATTACCAAAAACCTCATTTGTAAAAACCTTAATCATTTCATTATCCACATTAAAACCTCTTCCTATTAATAATAGTGAATTTTTATTTATAGTTTACATTATATCATCATGGAAAATATTTGTCAATAAGTTTATAATAAATAAAAAAATGAAACCATTTTTTAATTAAAAAACAGTTTCATTTTATCAGTTTTTCTGTTGTCCCTCAACTTTGCCATTCTATATACATGGCTTCAAATTTAGCGTTTTTCTGTTGCGCTCCAACTACATTGCCCCATATGTGCAATTTCAATTTGAGATTTTATGTGGTGCTGATACACCATATTATTTTAATTACTCTTAATAATTTTTAATATATGGTCAACGCAATCATGAATAGATTCATTATATATACGATTATCTTCTATTCCTAATTTTGCGAAGTTTTCTGGTGAAAAATCTTTACTATCTGTAACAAATCGTCTACACATTTCCACAAAATCACGATTACCTGATTCTTCTCGTGCAAATGCTCTTAACAATCTTGATTCTTCATTTACACATATATGTAATACCATAACTTTTTTTGGATATTCTTCCATCAACTTCTTTGCTCCATCCAAAGTATTAATCATGATATATACATTATCAGATTTTATATCGATTTGATTATCAATACATGTATAATAAATCCATTTTCCATGAACTGTATTATAAGTTCTGCTTTCGATTACTTTACCTGCATTTTTTAATTGATTAAATCTTTTTTTTGTTGTAAAATAATATTCTTTTCCGTTTTTTTCTCCAATACGCATTGGTCTGGTAGTATAAGTGGTTACAGGTACAAGCTTATTAGTACCTCCAATTAATGATTTGAATATTGTATCTTTACCTGCACAAGATTCTCCCACTAAACATATGATTTTCGCCATTAATTAATTTCCTCCATTTTAATAATATTAATTCCCAATTCGCTAAAATAATTTCCCAAAATATATCTATGGCAATGATTATCATGACAATAACAAATCAATGCAATAGATGATTCTTCTAATTTATTATAAATAAAATCTAAAGCTCTTTTGTTATTTATCATTTCTTGTCTATATCTCCAGACATAATCTTTCCACGTAATATTTTTTTTAATTTTCATATCAACGAATAGTTTTTGTGATAGTGATAATATTGACATGTGATGCATATCATATTTTTTCATATTTTTAATTGGTACTCGCGCAATAAAAACCTTTACTATTGACTTATCTAATCTTTTAATATCAGATAACGAGCATAAATACAAATCATGTTTCAAAAATAATTCACCCACTTTTTAAAAAAGGCTTGTATTAATACAAGCCTTGAAAAACTAATCGTCATCATCTTCATCTATTGATTCTTTGTCTTTTTCTTCGTAATATTTAAATCCAGGAACTAATTCCGCACAACGCATAAATTTAAATACCAAATCGTTTGTAATTGAACGACAAGTATTTCTTAATGTTGTTTCAAATCTTGTTCTCAATTTTTTATTTTTAGTTGGACGTTGTATTACTGTTATTATATTATTTTCATCAACATATAATAATCCAAATTCCTTTAAAACTTTATCTTTTGGAATAACATCTGTTGGACACATAATATAAAAATAATTACAATGTGGGAAATATGACTTATCCAATTTGAATAATTTAGAATCACGTATATAATCTTTATAGGTTGCTTTAACCTCAATGACTCTAACTTCTTTTCGTTTTAAGCTTATTCCACACGCATCTGCAATTGACCTTAAATTTCTAAATTTAGTTTCCGTTGAAACTAAATCTGTACAGTTCTTTTTCAAAAAAGCCGCCGCAACTATTTTCAATCTTTTATGTACGTTACCTTCTGCCATATTTATCACCACACAATCTTATTTTAGCATATCTTTAACAATATCAATTTTTTTATTAAGCGTTCTAATATCATCTTTTAAATTATCCATTGTTAATTTATATCTATTTCTTTCATTTGTATTGTTTGCATTATCAAACAAATTACCATACAATTTCAAATCAATTTCTTTTAATACAATTTGATTTTGAAAACGATTTAACGTTTCAACAATAATATCTTTTTTACTTTTCAACGTTTCTCTTTCAACTGATATATTGAAGTCTTTATTATTTATTTTCATTAATACATCTATAATATCTGTTTTTAATGCCTTTATTTCTTTAATTAAATCTTCATTATTGATAGATTCTTTTTTTTCTGAATGAAAATCTTGAATCGTTTCCTCAACATTCGATTCATCTTCAATAGACAAAACCACATTTTCGTTTTTTGTTTCTTTTTTTACAATATTACTTTCATCTAAAAATTTATTCATTTTTTATCACAATCCATATTCAAAAAAATAACATCGTTTTCTATGGTAAATATATATTTGCCAAAACATTCATCGAGCACATTAAAAATGTTTTGTGCACTAGTTGAAACTAATGCAACTTTTTTACAATTATCTGCCATTGTTACATCATTTTTTTCACAAGACTTCTTTATTCTTGTTATATCATTGTATTCAAACAAATTAGTTCTAAAATATCCCATAAAAACAATCACTCCGTTGGTAACTCATATTCCCAAATAACCTTTACTGGAGATTCATAAGCAATATAAGTTAAATTATAATTTTCAGTTGTTAATGCAACGGGGTCTGGTTTCGGAACATTTCCGCTTGAAGAACCTGATGAACTTGAACCACTTGAACCACCACTGGCAATCAATTTATTATATTTAGCAATTGTATCATCTGTGGTTATAACATTATTGTTAGTTGTTCTTGATAAATAAAATTCACCTGTTTTATAATTAACTGAACCACTAATCATTTCAGAATCATTATTCAAAACAAACTGACCTAAATTTTCTTTTGCTCTAGAATCAGTCATTACATTTCCCTTAGTATCTTTTACAGATAAATTCTCTGGTTTTAAACAATAATTCCAATAAAACATCATACTTGTTATAGGGTCTTGAACCCTTTTTGGTTCAAGTAATTTTGAATAAGATTTAAATTCAATATTGTTTAATGTACATGTCTTTTTATGTTCTGCAATTTTATATAGAAACACCTTATTAGCATAATCCCCACTACAAGTACCTAAAACTTCAATGCCTAGCATATCATGTCCTTTTTCGAATATGTTCTTAAATTTACTTTTCATATCGTCAGTAAACTGGTCAGTATCTTGTTCTTCCAAATGTTTTGAAAAAGCTGACTTTGCATTTACTCCTAATCTCCAACCGTATCCCCTACTATTAATATAATCAATGTTGATTTTGTTATTCGTTTTAAAATCATCATAAGATGAAATAAAATCACTAAATTTAGACATACGTTTTCACCTCAATCCAATATTTTTTATATCACTAATCACCATTTCCGCATCAAACGGTGTTATTTCTTTATATTCAATATTATCAATTAAGTTTCTAATTTGCATATCCACAGTCCTTGCAACTGATTCATCACCAACTCGACCATCCGATTGCCAAAAACCATCAATTCTAGTTAACATATATTCAAAATTAGAATACTTGTAATATTCTTCCCAAACCATTTTTTCAAAAGTCTTTCCTTCATTACCATAGATTAAATTCAACAATAAAGGACTATCGCTAACAGCAATTTCCACACCTGACTTTTCCAAAGCACGTAATCGATGTGCTTGATTAGCAAAAAGCCAAAGCTGGTCTTTTAATGCTTCTAAATTTTGTTGGAGAATTTGTTCCTTTGCATATTCTCCAACCAACTCTGTTTTGTACCCTAGTTTTTTTAATTTAGCAAATACTTCTGCCGATATAGTTGATTTACCTGCTCCTGCCCCAGCAAAAAAATTAATAACAATCATCTAATCATTCCTTATATGTGAAATCGCTACCTGTTACAATTGTACCTGTTCTATCATGAGGACATGTTTTACATCCCAAATCGCAAGTTCCAACGCAGACATCTGTAACCCGTGCGCGTTTTAATCCATCTGCATATGAATATTCACTACCAGTTATTATTTGACCTGATTTACCACAGGCAGTACAAATAACCTTATCTGTTATACGTGCAACTTTTAATCCATCATCATAAGTAATGTCACTACCTGTAGTAATAATACCAACTTGTGGGCCGTGTGGACAATCAATTTTTACGGTATCACCGATTCTAGCTTGTTTAGGCAATAAACTCAATCCTCAATTCTGTATGATTTTTCTCTGCCTTTTCTAAAGATAAAAGTAATTCATCTATAACAGAGTTTATTTTTATTTGTTCCATTTTGTGCGCAGATAAACTATCATTGATTACACATAATAATTCGTTTTTTTTCTTTCTTGTGTTTTTCTTCACGTAATTTTTTCGTTTATCAACAAAATGTATAGTTGCTTTTGTGTTGAATAAATCTTCATTACCTGATAGTTGAACCAATAGTGCATCCGTTTTCTCCAACTTATCTTTTATATCCAATAGTTCCATTTTTATGTTTTCAATGCTTTCAAATTGAATTACGTTTTCTTCATCACAAGAAAACATAAAACATTTATATGTCTTCCCAAAATCTTCTAACGTAGAACTATTATCTTTTCGTTCAAAATTGTACCATACCATGTCTTTTAATAAATTAAAATAAGATTCTTCTATTGATACCGTAGTAACTATATTGTTCTTGCAGTCATGAAAAATATTAGACAATACGCTTAATAATTCATATTCTTGAATTCCATTTTGTTCTAATAAAGAAACAACTTTATTGGCAATGGGTGTTAAATTATTTTTTATCATCTTTTCCTATTCCTTCCACTTTTATATCAATTGGCATTGGTATTCCATTTGACACATAAGTTTTATAAGCTAACGATACACAATCTTTACATATAAAATTTTTATTATCTACTGAAAATAATGGCGCATCAATTCCAGAAGGATGACCACAAAAAATACATGTTGGTACATTCACATCTTCTGGTAAATCAAATGGTTGACCGTTCAACTTTAATGTTGTATTGTTTTCAAAAAAAATTTCTGTATTTCCGTTGTTTACCTCTATCTTTTTTACTTTTTGTTTTAACAAATCTTCAATATTATTCTCCATATACTTTTGCCTTTCCATTTTCATTTAATATAACATTAACAACAACGACATCATCTTTTACTGTTTGTTTAGCAATATACATTGTGTTTGTTGCTTTTGAATATACAATATATTCTTCGTGTTTTAATTCATCGACAATAACATAATCCTCTTGAAACTTTTCCAATTTTTGTTGTGCGCAACTTTCTTTTCTTAATCCAAGACCTGCCAAAATCACAAACACAATAATTAATGGCCAGGTTGTTTTTATTAAAATTTTCATAGCGTTATAATACATTTACTATCCCCCACAATCATATTTTTTTATCTATAAATCATATAATACTTTTCACTATATTTATTGTATTCAAACGAAAAAAGACTAGATTTAAATCTAGTCTTTTTTTTTATTTTTTCGTATCTTCATATGTTATGTGAACTAAATCATAAAAATCATACATTCGTCTAGTGTTTGTATAGTTTAACCATGAATTTTTCATCTTGTTTAACATTTTAAACTGAATATAGTTTTTATTATTAGCTGGAACAATTATACCTGAATCTCCAGTAGTACAATACTCATTTGTATTAATTAATCTAGAATAGTTTGCACTTACTTCAGGTAGTTTTTCAACATCTCGACCAAAAATAATACATCCTTTTATTACTTCATTTACATCATAAGATATATTCATATATTTGTTATAAAATTGTATTTTATATTTTTTGCGTGGTTCAAATTTTACCAACATTGCATTTGCTTTATATTTATTGTCTCCATCATAACTAGTATCACATATACCATTGTTATGTGTTGTTAATGTTATACCATTATCCCAATCTTCAGAACCATCATTCGTCCATGTTATTCTTAAATCAAGCCCAATCATAAACATTTTTGTAATGCCACATGTTTGTTGCGGTGTTGTTAAATAAATGCAATCTTCTCCCATTTCCACTCGGCTATCAAAAATATTTCTCATAGCAGTATATAAATAATCATAATCTTTTACATTAATAAAGTAATTATCATTAATAAAATATTCATCAAAAATATTATAAGTAATCGTAGAGCAAATTTGCCATATTGTACCATCTTTATCTTCCGTGTATCTCATTCCACTATCATATTCAGACCCAACAGGAGCTAATGGCAAATATCCATATTCATTGTTACTATCTAATTGAACTTTTACATATTTTGTGGGAAATGGAAATAATGATGTGTTTTTAAATATTACACATTCTATTGGTTTCCCGTCAACTGCATGAACATAAAAAGAATGATAATATACAGGTAAATTTGACTTAACCCTTCTCAATGTATCGTTTCTAGTTCCAATCTCTCTATTGATTTTTCTTAATGTTTCAAACTGTATATTTCTTTGATTGTGAACCAACCTAGCAGTATCATTTTTCAGAACTTCTGTTCTGTGTATTTCTCTTTCTGTATCATTTCTTAAATACGCACTACGATTTACCTGTCTATTGGTATCAAAATCCAAAGTAACACGTATACCCTGATTTTTTCCTTTTACTATAAATATTTTAGGATTAGCATTTATCATTATTTAACACCAGCCTTTATATTAAAATCATTAATGATATTATCATAATCCCAAAAAATCTTTTCTATTGGATGTAATTCCATTATGTCAGAAGTGGTTCCGACTTTAGTATTTCTGGTTAATTGATTTTTATTTATATATGTATCGTCAACAGAAAATTCCAATTCATCAATACTCTTATCTGCATAAGCAATATCAGAAGCAATTTCAATTGCATAAATCACGTCATTATTACTCTGCACATCTACTAATTTTGTTCTATCAATATCTTGAGTTAAGATACTCCCATCTGTATTTGTTTCATAATCCGTCTTAGCTGATTTGTTCCAGTTTGTTTTTATAGTCGTATCCACAATATCACAAACAATATCACCTAACCTTGTATTTCCAATTATAAAATCAGAAAACGCAATTCCATGGCGCAAAGAATCCTCATTAGGTATATAAATTATATTTTTACAATCAATTTTTGTTGGTGATTGACCATCAAAATAAACAACTGCCTTACCTTGATTGGTGTATGCCAATTTATTGTCTATCCATAATTCAATCAATTCTTCCTTGCTGTTACTCTTTAAATGTAACTCATATGATGTTAATTTATCCATCTGAATTGGTTTTCGATATACAACTGTATCCTTACAACATATGCATAAATTTGTTTCTTCATCTATACCCAAATATAAATTTCCACCTAACGTTTGAACCTGAATGAAATCTTTTCGTCCATTCCAAACCTCATTAGTTAAATTAATATACATATCAAATCGAAAATATACACTAATCATACGATAATTACTATATATTCTATGCCAATTTTCATAATCCAAAGGGATAAAATATTGTTTACAGTTTGTATATTTACTATCTGTATTTTGATAATAATTAAATTGACTATCTTCAAATAAGGAAGGGAAACCGGGGTTAATATACAACAAACTCATATTATTTCACTCCCCTTACATAGTAACAATATAACTATCCACCTTTACTGATACGGATATATCTCTCCTTGGTCTTTCATCTACTGATGAAGAAACCTGTAACCAAAAAATCGTATTTGTATCTGTAATATCATCTGTTATTACTAATTGCTTTTGAAAAATACCTTTTGTTTTTGCTTCATCGCCATTCGCAAAATCCTCATCTTTAGCAACCATCCACTTTTCTTGCGTTAGTCCTAGAAATGATATTGAGGTTCTACTACTCTTATATCCCTTTTCTGTTCTAATTGCACACTTAACATATTTAATTTCACTATTAGTTGCATCTAAAGAAACTGTTATTGGTGATGTTTGTACATCATTCTGACTAACAATATCACCATCCTGTTTTCCTTTAGTTACATTTCCTGTATATAAATTTATATATTCATTCACTAATATTCACGTCCTTTTTATTTTAAAAGGAAGAAAACCTATATAAATTTTCTTCCTTTTTTTTACTTAATATATACTGCATATTGACTTGGTGTAAATACCAAATACGTTCCATCCATATATCCGACTTTTTTATTATATAATTTACTTGTAGTTACAGACGTATATACATATTTTCCATTTTTATCTAAGAAGCAATCTTCTCCATCATGCGAATTATCCATTGTATCATATATACCATATTCAATAATTCTCACTGTTCCATCAGTTTTACTATCCTCTATTGCCAAAACAATATTGGAACATGTATTAACAGCTCTATTATCTGCCAATCTATAACCGCCCTTAGAATAATACAATATATTACCTGCCGAACAAGAAACACCAGAAGCCATATTTCCAACATGCGTTATGGCAATACCTGATTGTGATTTTTTCAATGCATTAATATCATCTTGCATTTTAGCAATCTGTGCCAATGTCGTTGGATTAAATGAACTACCATCTATTGCTTTCGCGCTAGTATCAATCCATACTCTGCCACCAGGAATGTGCATCATATCGGTTGCATGAATTACAGGAGAGGTTAAATCGTTATCCTGAACATAAGCATTATCATTATATTCTAATTTATCTGAATCTCCTGAGTTCGTGACCAAATAACGTTTATCTTTATCATTTAACGTTACTTTAACATTTAATGCTGAACCATCAATTGCATCACTCAATGCATATTTATGTTTATGATTATATAATGCATTGCTAGTAACTAAATCCTTACTCTTATCAGTTCCTTGTATACTAAAATCAACACCATGAGAACAAGCATCTGCCAATGTATAACCCTCATATGTTTTATTAGTAATTGCTTGAATATCAGATTTATTAATAACTTCTTTATCATTAGAGTATAAAACACCATTAATCTCATAAGCATTTTTATTACTATACGTATATTCTTTTTCTTTTTGATTGTGCGCTCCAACCAAAAACATTTTTCCTGTATCTTGTGTAGCATTTGTTGTACCGCTTACTGCCTCATCAGGTAACGTATAGGTCTTGTTGTTAATGGCTGTTATTAATCCCTTTTCACTAACGGTTACTTGTGGAACAATAAAATCATCATTCATGGCTAATATTGCATTCGCATTTGGGCCATAGGTGCCAGGAATTACACCATTATTTATTAATGATGCTTTTACCTGTATATTCTTTTGACTACCATCAAATAAATATGAAGCAATAACATCTCCATAAAAAGAAATCATTGCAGGTGTAGTCAATCTATTTGCTGAATTGGCTTCGCCATCTAAGTCACCATGAAATTTATTAGCGGTTATTTCATTATTTTGCATAAATACATTATCATTCTTTTTTAATGCATTTGAATCTGAACCTGCTAAAAACAATTTGCTTATATCGTCAACAACAATTTTTACAGTATTTGCATCTCCACCGGGAATATCACTACCTGCATATTTATGTGTATGCGTTAACATGTCATTAATTAACTTATCAACATCTGCTCTTAGCTTATCTAATAAATTTTTATTTTTATCTTCTTCATCATTAACCACTTTTGTTAGGTCAGCCAAATCACTTTGTAATTTTCTAATATTATTACGTATGTCTGAAAAATCTTTATCATTTTTATCATTTTGTTTTGCAATCGCATCTTTTAGATTTGCTATATCTGTAATAATATTCTCACAAGTTGTTTTCAAAAATGCTGTTCGATTTGCCAATTGTTCATGAGGTATATTATCAAATCCATGTACCCCACCGTGAACATAATCTTGCTCATCGATTTCATATATTTTATCTTCCCATTTGTTTTCTTCCGTAACATTTGAGTTTTCAGTCAACTGGTCTTGTTGTTGCGCTACCCCATCTATATTAATTATTTTTGGCAAAACTATCACCGCCTTTGATTATATATCTATTTCTACTTATTTAATACTTTGCCAAATTTATCGTATTCGTATTTCATTTTTTGCAAATCAAAATAATTATACATTTCTTTAGAATTTGTATATTTCAAATAATTCTTCTTAAAATAAGAAACGATTTTATTTGTGGAATCAACAATGTTTATATAATTTGTTTCTGTGTTATATATAAACCATTTGTTGCTTCTAACCAACGCTATATAATTATCACACGACTCATTCAACGCTTCTACTGTAGTACCTAATACAATAGCATTTTTTACAGGCGCATCAGTAGGATAAACCATTCCAGAATAATTATCATCAAATTCAATTTTAAATTTCTCTCTAGAATTCATTTTTATTAGCATAGCATTCGCTACTTTATGATAATCTCCACCAAAACTAGTATGATTTAAACCATTATCATATGTTGTTAGCTCATAATCATATTCTGTAGTAATACGAATATTTAATCCAATCAAGAACATTTTAGTGATTCCTGCCCTTGAAGATGGTGGCGAAAAATATACACTTTTTTTATCTTCTCCCATTGAAACACGTGCTGTTCCAAAAATACCAACTAAAATTGTATATAAATTTTCATAACTATCTAAAGGAATTATCATATTACCAAATGGGAAATATTTATTAATAATACTATCTTGTCTACCAGTACAGATTTGAAAAATATGACCAAATTTATCTTGGCATCTTGCTCCACTATCAAAATCTTCATTTACATGATTTAATGGTATATACCTATGTTTACCATCTGAACATGCCATTGTCAAATGAACATTTTGTATTGGAAATCCTTGTGTATCATCATACATTTTACATCTAACAATTTTATCCATGAATTTATTATACAAAACCAAATAGTATATTTTTTGTCTATTTTTTCCACCAAAATCATAATCTATATAAGTTAAAAATGGAATATCATCAATAGTTATACCGTGAGAAACATTATATGTAATAAATGGATTGATTTTTACATGTTCAGGACATGTAAAATTATAAGTCAAAAACGGATGTATTTCCGATGGATAACCAACTACAGTTGTATCCTTATCAATTCTTTTGCCTATTCGTTCCACTTGAATATCAGTCATTAATGTATTATTAACATATTGTTTTTTGTGTACATCTATGTCTACATCAATTTGATTATGCAACTGTTTATTTGTTGGATTATCAATAATACCAAACACAATAAAATCTGCTTCTGTTTTTGTAGCATAATCAACTATAGGCATAACATTGTTCAGTTTTGTTCCTATTTGAAAATTACTTGAAAGAATAATCATTGTTTTTGGATTTAAATTTGTCTGTGTTTCATTTGAAAACAATAATTCATTTTTTGGAACATAAGAACTGTCACCCACATTTGTAACAGTTCCATACATTTTTGGATTATAATTTAATTTAGCCATATATTACACTTCTTCTTTTGAAGCACTCGTTACTGTAAATGTAGCATTTTGCAAACTTTCCTTACTCCAAAAATCATTTGTTGCAGGATTCTTAATCAATAACTTTGATTTTACACCATGATAGCTTTTGTTTGCTAAACTCTCAACATCAAAATCAGTTCCGCTAACTCCATATTTTATTACATTGTTAGTACCCTCACTATATGCAACATCGCTTCCCAACATAATTGCATCAAATTTTGTATTATCATATAATGGATTTATTTTATTTAATGCATCCATATCTATCTTTTGAATAATTGTCTGACCTACATTATCAGAAACATAACTATCACCATTTTGAACCCATGTACTATTAACAACGGTGGTTGGTATAATTAAACACTTTTTATTTCCCAACCGTTCAGTACCAACAATAATATTAGAATAATAAGATTCTTCATTATATGCCTGTGTCATGGTTTCATTTACATTTGATGGCATTCCATGACCTATTTCAAAAGTCAATATTTGCGCTTTTTCAAAATATTTTGAATCTGCCGTACTGCCTTTTTTAACATTATTAACCCACGCTTCAATAATATCAAATCCACTTTCCTGAGAGGTGTTTAAATGAATTTCAACCGTAAACAATTCATTATTATATTGTTCCATATGCGGAACAACAAGAATTTCTGTAAATATATTCATCTTATCCAATCTTCCAATATATAACGATTCTTGTTTTAATATTCCGACTAAATATGGATATTTATCATTATCCGTGCCAATTCTAAAAATTGGAGTTGTATTATCAGCGGTATTTATTCCAATATCATAATAATTCGTTCTTTTATAAGCATCAAATTTTACATATACGTCTTGTTGTCTTATATCATCACATACATGATATAAAGCTCCTTTATTTACAACAATTGCACTACCACTAATCGTATATTTATTATCAGAAATATTTTTTTTATTACTTGTTAAATTCGGTAAAAACTGATAAAAACCTGGATTACCATATATAATACTCAATTTTAATCACTCTCCTGTTAATTATTTTTTGCATTAATTAAAATTTTTCTATTTGTTATATCCGTTGACTTGAAATTTGAAGAAGTGTTTGGGTCTTTCTCCAAATAAGTGTTATTATATTTTGTCATATTTGGGTCAACAGAAAAAGAATCAATAATGTTATTACTCAAATATTCTTCAATATTTGTTTTATTAATATCACCATTTTCTATAATAGAAGCTACACCAAATCCAGTTATATCTTTATATAGATTTTCATTTAATAATTCTGTTATCATAAATGTTTGTTGGCTTCCATTAGCAATAATAGCTTGGCTCATATTAGTTTTTAACATTTTTATTCTTTCGTTTCCAATTTTATTTAAATCATTAAATATAATGTGAGATAAACAAACACTCATATTATCTCCATAATTACAATAAAAATTAAATCTATTAATTATGTCATCACCAATTGTGTTGTCAATAATTGTTTGGTCTAATTTACAATTAACATAAACCTCAACATTTGTAATAACATTACGTGTTATATGCAATTCAAATGTATTAATTTCATTAGCATTTACATACCAAACATTTCCAATTATATTGTTGGAATTAGTTAAAATAGCTAACTGAAACTTCGTCGGTTTATATTGTTTATAACACAATTTCAAATTTTGATTTGGTGTTTTATCATTATAAAAATCAAAAACCTTTACCCAATTTGATATTACATTCGTTGAATCAACGTCTTTGCCTATCATTAAATCAAACAAAATATAAAACTCTTTAACATTGTTCAGCATTTTATAAAACACATCTGAATCGTTGCTACTTAAATCAACGTAATATCCTGTTCTACTGTGTTCAAATTCATCTTCTATACCTACACTCAATTTATTTAACGTTTGATATTCAAATAATTGTGGCATTCCTGGATTTACATATTTCACTATCAATCACCCACCATTTAAAAATGAGAAGAAATATTTATTTTGTTTTCTTCTCATTTTCATTATATTCTGAAATTTACTTAATATATATTGCAAACTGACTTGGACGGAACACTAAATAACTTCCCTCAACAAATCCAATCTTTTTACTATATAGTCCTGAAGTTGTAATCGCACCAAAAACAATTTTTCCATTTTCTCCTACATAACAATTTTCACCATCATGTGTCGAATCACCTAAATTATATACGCCAACATCAATAACACTAACTGTGCCGGATATTCCGTCTGTAGCTGATATTACAACGTTTTCACATGTTTCAACAGATTTATTATTCGCCAAAACATATCCATTTTTTTGATATACCAATAATGTTCCTTCAAACACACTCAATCCTGAAGCCAATGGAACAACTCGAGTCTTTTTAGCATAACTACCTGTATCCTCTGCAATATCTGCTTTTCCTGACCATGCATTATCATCAACAGGAACTTCTACAGAATCTATCCAAATTTTACCACCAGGAATATACATATTTTCAGTGGCAGTTAAATCTTCTGAAAATAATCCTTTTCCCTTGACATAAATATTTGTGTTTTTAGTTAATTTTCCTTGTTCATCATTATTATTAACTAAAAAAGTTTTATTTGCATTATCAACAGAAATATTTACATATAATGATTTACCATCAATAGAATCACTAATTGCATAATTGTGTTTATGTCTAGCCAAACTATTACTTGTTACAAGTCGATTATCATCCTTTGTTCCACCAACTTTTTCATCAACACCACGTGCACAAGCATCTGCTAATTCATATCCTTCATATGTTTTGTTGGTTAAAGATTGAAAATCACTTAAATTAACAACCTCTTTATCATTGGAATATAAACTGTGTTCATCAATATAAACACCATTTTGAGAATATACAGAAGACTTTTCTGCCTGTTCGGAAGCACCTAAAACAAAAATCTTTTTATCAGTATTCTTAGAACTAGTAATACCATTAATGCCCATATTATTAGGTAATGTAATTGTTCTATTTCTGATTTTTGTAATAATACCTAATGTATTTACTGTAATATCAGGAACAGTAAATGAACCTGTGCTAGACAACGTATAGTTACCTACCGCTCCATATTCACCAGGAGATACACTCTGCTCTTTAATTGAAGTATTAATAATAACGTCCTTATCTCCATCAAAATCAATACTACCAACAACATCTCCACTTAATGTTATTTTTGGCTTATAATACAATTTCTTTGCATTATTTGCCGTTCCTGTTAAGTCACCTATAAACTCTTGTGCAGTTAATGAACCATTTTCCATACTAATATTAGAATTTCTTCTAATTTTATTCGCAGTTAATGCATTTGTGCCTATTAAAAAATTCTTTGATATGCTATCTTCAACAATATCAACAGTAGATGCATCTCCACTTGGTTTTGCACTACCTGCATAATTGTGAGTGTGCGATAACATACTTGCTTGTAAAGCAGTTACCGATGTTGTTAAACTATCCAATTCATTAACGATTTTCTTTTCATCCATAGCACTACTGGTTTTACTAAGATTATCAACCTCGTCCTGTAATGATTTAATTACTCTTTGAAAATCATTCATATCTTTTGTCGTATCTGTCTTAAACGTATTTATATAACTCTGCAACGTATCTAATGTTGTTTTTAAATATAACGTTCTGTTTGCTAATTGCTGATTTGCTATATCATTATTCGGGTCAACTTTAGATATACTAGGAGAATATGTGTTTATTTCTGTTACTGAAGCCAATGTATCATCACCCCTTATGGCATCCAACTAAAGTTTTCATCTGGATTACCAACTACAATCATTTCTTTATCATCAGGTATACCATTACCATCTTTATCTAAATAATTCTTATCATAATATGGATTTATCACAATATCTGAACTAAAATATTTTTTTGGTGTATGCTGATATAACGCATTGTGTTTTATTGTTCGATTATAATAATGATAATCTTTAAACTTAATTGTATCTTTTCTTGTAAAATTATTAGTGTCTGTATCAACAACTGTTTCATTGTGAACGTGAACATTATCAACAAACGTACACGTCCATTTTGTATCTGCAAATTTCATTTGTTCCCATCTTATAATCATATATTCATAATTATAATAACTACGTTCAAATGACATCCATTTATCATACGTATCTACCACTTTTAATTGAGGTTGGAAGTTTACCCAATTATGTAATCTATCCTGTCTTGTTTTTGCAATCATTTTAAAATCAAAATTTAATGTAAAACATTCCGAACAATCATCATCATGTATCAATAATACCGCTACATCTTTCATTTTGATTTTATCGCACATCATAACATTTTTCTTCCTACAATCAGCCAAACTTATTTTATCCCACGTTGGAATATTGTATTTATCAAAATCTTTATCAGAATACCATTTCCCCACATAATAAAAATCTAATGGATTTCTGTACCATTTATCTTTATCAAACCATGGTCTTATTTTTACAATGGTTTGATATTCCAATCTAATGTCAGGGTCACTATTTTCATATACAGGAAATGCACCAAATACCCAATAACTATTACTTGCCAATCCTGTAATATTTACTTCATAATCATACATCGCATGAATTGCAGGTATATCCACGACTTTATATGTTCCGTCATCATCATCTGTGATATATTTATTATCTTGTTTAAACATAATTCTAACATATTTAACTTTATTTCTAACTTTCAAATTGAAAGTTATTTTCATACTTCGTTTTCCGTCCTCAAATTTTACATTATATATATCATCACCAAATGGTTCATATTGAAAAAATTGAGCTGGCATTGATGTATTCCAAAAATATAAATCAGGATAAATATCATGGTCATTTATCCAATCTTTTTTAAATAGTTTGCTTTTTATATATGGTTTAAGGAAAAACCTTTTTTTATCATCTGCAAAATGATATGTTTCATGATTTTTAAATTCTTCATCTTCATACCAATAATCAATCGAAGGTACGTGGTCTTCATTTAATTTAAAAATCACTTCTCCAAAATCTTTATCTTCTTTGTCTACATCATATTCCGCACGAAATGTATCATATGTCTTATAAGTTAAATCATTTTCTTTTATTAGTTTTCTATGTTTTATAAATTTTAAATTAGTAATGTTTTTTGGAATATGGTCAAAATAACATGGAACTAATATATTTGTTTTCATCTCTTTAAAAACCATACCAAACTCATTCAGATATTGTAATTTGTAATAAAAACCTCTACCATCACCCAATTCAGTATCTTTTGTTTCAAAATACTTATCTGTTTCAAAAAATAGTTTATATCCTTCTGCATCTGTTGTTTCATCTACAATACTATTGTCTGCTTTTTTCCAAATTCTCATTGTATATGGAAAATCATAATCTAATGAATCCCATTTCAGATATATATACTGTTTGTGCATAGGGTCAATTGGTATTTTTAAGTCAACCAATTCACTAGTAAAAGTCGCTCCCTTAAAATCCTTTAAACATTCTGTATCAAAAATATCAGGCTTCCTTGAACCACAATCTCTACAAAATCTACTAAAAATTAACGTTGGGTCTTTTGCTACATATTCATTAAACTTCAGAGTTCCTTTATCCTTACCAAATATATTTAATGCCGATTTTACAAAATCATCAGTATAACTAGGCATTTTTTGTATTTTATCAAATATCAATTTATGCTGAATATGATTTGCTTCATATACATCAATCAAACCATAGCCATTAATCATCATGTGTTCTAATACATGTAATTCATGCTGAATGGCTTCTTTATTTATTGTTTTTTCTTTTGCTAGTTTTGATATGTATTCATATTCTTTATCAATAGCGGTACATAAAGGACATTTATCATTATGCTCCCAATATTTACCAATATCTAATATGTATTTAGACACAATTCACACCATCCTTTACGTTAAATCTTTTCTAATAATAGAATAGCTTTGCCTAAACAAAGTATAATTTAACAAAAAAAATAAGCACAGTTGTGCTTATTTTATAATCCTTCTTGTAAAAATATATATTGTTTCATTTGTTTTATATTAGCATAACCCTCAAAAAACATCACTATTTTATCAATTAATGTTTTTGGAATTTTTTCAAACATTCCATATGCATGTTCCCTTAAATTATATGTTTCCTTAATCGAAAATGTTTTTTCAAAAATAACTTTATGCGTTTTATCATATGCTATTATTTTACAATCAAAATTTTTTGATGCTTCTATATTTTTTATTTTATATGCTATTCGTATAAAGGTTGTTTTATTTATAAAATAAAAGTAACAATTATACGTTGCATACATATCATATTTCCACGTTTTAAAACAATGCACTCCATATGTATTCCCCTTTTTATCTGTATAAGAAGTGTTTTCTTTTATCTCCATGTCTTGTGTCAAACTCAAATTAAAATCAACCCTCTTTTTATTTTTATGCTCCCATAACATTAAAAACAAAATGCCTTAATCCATTCCATGTTTTCTTATCTTTATAAAAATAATCAATCATTGGTGGGAAATATTCATCAAACTTTTTATATATCTTTAATCGTTTATCCATTTTATATCGTCCTATATGATTTAATAATCGCATATATTCATATTTTACTTCTGCCAAATTATTTAAATTTGGTCTTTGGTGTTCCAGGTAAAATAATCCTCGTTTATTAATATTCCCATACTTATCTGTCGTGCCTTTGTAACACGTATACCCTAATGTTAAAACTGTATCGCTATACATTTTAATACTAGCAATTATTTCAAAATATAAAATGCAATCACCATAATCTATTTTATATCTAATTACTTTTCCTGTCAAATTTGTTTGTTCAAAATCTTTTGTTACCTTCATGATTCCTCCAAATGATTATAGCAATTCCATTTTCTATATACTTCTTCGATTAAATAATTCATGTCTTAGTATATCCCATGTTTTTGTGTCTGAACAAAACTCATCAATAATAGGTGGGAAAATTTCATCAAAATATTGATATATCTTTAATCGTTTATCAATATGCGTTTTCTTTTGAACTTCTAATTTTTTCAAAAATTTTTTCTTTATTAATTCCTTATTGCATAATTCCATATTTCTAGTTTGAATAAGAAAAATCGACCTATGAATATATTTTTCATTATCTAATTGATAACAAATATATTGAATATCAAACAACTGATTACATTTTTTACTTATTGTTACTTTTATATCCAACATTAAATCAAATTGGTTTTTTTTAAAATCATAATATATAAATACATCATTTAATTGTGGCTTTATTTTTACCAAATCCATCTTGTTCACTCTCCTAAAAAAACGGGGATTAATCCCCGTTTTTCATCGCAATAACTACACCATTTTTGGATTTTCCTGAAAGCTTCGCCATCGCAGTAAGTCTTTTATCTACTTTTTCCCTCAATTCCTTACTTCTCTTTAAAACATCGAAGTCATCCTCGCTATATCCTCTATATTCTTTTGTAATCCTCACCATACCCAATTCTGTATTAATAAATACAGCCATATCATTTGCATCAGAACAGTTAACAAATACATAATCATCTTCCATTTTCATGGTTAAAAAATTAGACTCTTTACTCATGTATTCATGTAATGGCAGATTTTTGTGAATAATATCTTCTAGAATTCTAGAAGCAATCAATCTGTTTTCTGAAGTATTGTTCTTCAAAACAATTGTATAGCAATGCCTAGTATCATCATTATACCAAATATTATCATTATGCACCATATTATAATGATAATTCATTCCCAATACAGTATAGAGCTGAATTGTAACGTTTTTATGCTTATAAATAGGTGTAAATATGCGTTCAGATTCCTTTCCCAAAAATATTTTCAAATCTTTCTTGTTTTCTTCTGTGAGTTTATTCATGTTTTTAAATAACAGAAGAATCTTTTTCTTAAGCTTGATTATTTCTTCGTTTTCACAATCTTTCAGCATCTTAAAAACATTCGTTCTGTTAATCAAAAAACACTGTTCATTATCATAAATAATAAACCTAGCCGTAGGAATGCTTTCTGTCGTTCTTTCGCTTGTTGAAATAACAGGAGATGTCAATACTACTGCAAATGCCTGATTACCATTCCTTACAATTACCTTATTATAAATAACGTCTTTTTCTGATTCTGAATCAACTACATGTTTCGTTACGGAAAGACCATCCTTTCCCTTGCGTTTCATTTTTTTAATAACGTCTTCCCCATGATAATACGTTGGCATCGAATCCATATCGTAATTTTCTCCATAAAAAGAAACTTTTTTTCCAAAAAAATTCTTTAAACAAAATACGGTACGAGAATATTTTGTACTAACTTTTCCTGTCATTAAATCAATTACCATAATATTATAACATTCAATCTGATTGTCATTTTTGCTACCTTTAAAAATAACAATTATATCATAGGTATAATACGTATAAATTTTGTGATATATTGTGTTATCAAAACTATTTTCTCTAACCTCTTCTTGTACTTCTTGTAAGATTTTATTCAATGCTTTCATAACTCTGCCCCTCTCTTTTGATTTTATTATAACACAATATATTCATAATGTCAACAACTTTTTAACTTCATTATCATAATATTCTTTTTCGCAATCTTTACAATCCTTTTCGAAAACATATATGGCGTTTCATTTTCTAATCTTTCCACAGGAAACTCATATATATTTTTACCCAAATATTTAAAATAAAAATTTTCATTTTGAGTATAAGAATTTGATACCTCTAATATATTAACGCCAAACCTATCATATGTAATTAAAACTACCATTTTTATATTCCTTTCATTAAAAATATTTTATTTAATAAATACCACTTATATTTTGTTTCCATATATTGAACCAAATATTGTCTCAATTCATTATTTATATTTATTTTCGTTCCACGTAACATTGAATTTATATTTATAATAAATTCCTCATAAGTCATTTCATCGCTATTGAACCTATAATAGGATAAACCTTTTTTCTTTTTATTTGTAAGATTTGAAAAAGAAAAACGTATGAGAGTTGATTCAGAACCATATTCATTTAAATACCCAAAAACATATGAAGCAATACAAACGCTATATAATGATTGTTTTGTTTGTATCTTTAATGTCAATTCATGTAATGCCCTATCATCATAGCTTACAGAATAGCTATATAGTTCTTCACAAACACCATACTTCATTTCTTATATCCCTACTTTTTTAAATAACGACCCTTTTATTTTATCCTTCGTAAAATACATATCCATTATTTGTTCTACTTCTTTTCTAATTTCATTTTTGGTTTCATCATTAATAATGATATCATCTATATATTTATGAATGTTCTTTCTGAATTCTAAATCTTCAAATTCATTATTTTCTTCGTCATTAAATGCATAACTTCTTTTGTGCTCATAATAATAATTCGTCTTATTCTCTTTAGAAAAAGATTCATGGTTTGAATTAGTGTAAAACTGATAATAATTTATCTCTACACAATAATCTTTACTTAAATCTAAAGTGGAATCTTCAAAATAATATGCCAAATATAATTCCATAGTTATTTCAATTAATCCATTAAAATCGAAATAAAATGTTAAATGTCTATCATCATCTTCGGATTTCTTTGATAAATACATGCTCATATTTTTCTCCCCTTTTATTTAATTATATCATAACTTTTCATTTTTGTCAATAAAAATAAAAAAGCTAACCATAATTGTGGTTAGCTTTTAAACACCATCTGCCAAAAACAATATATGATTTATTTTATTCTGATTCAATAATATCTGTTTCGCCAAATGTTTATCTCTCGAATCAAATAAATCTATTACCGTTTCTATAATATCACTCATAATATCATCTCTTACTGTTGATATCCATTCTGTCGTAAATGGGGCTTTGAATTCATTTTTATAATCAATATACCACATTAATCTTAATCGCCCTCGCAAATCAGATTTCTGTACATTATAAATGATATGTAATTCCAATTCTTCTTTATAATTATTATTTTTCGGATTAGAATAAATAATGTTTACAATGTGTTCCTTGAAATCTTTTTTTGAATAGTAATACATTTTTATTAAACCCCACTTTGTAAAAATATTTTATGATACATTAATCCCTTATATTTTTCTTTTACATATTGTGTTAAATGTTCTCGTAATTCACTTTCAATATCTATTTTTTCTCTGCTTAATATTTTTTCTAAATTCAAATCTAATTCTTTATCAATGAGCCTTTCTTGAAAAAAACTATAGTATACAGATGTTATAACTCTTTTTGTTTTATCATCTTGAAAATAAAAACGTAAAAATACTAGTTTTTCACAAGTATTAATATACGAATTAATATTTAATTCAATAATAACGTTATATGACATTTTTTTCGTTTTAATTAGTAATGTCGATTTATTATATATATTACTATCTTTATATTTGCAATCCTCTTGCTTTTCATCACATATTCCATATTTCATCATATTTCCTCTAAATTCCTACTTGTTGAATAATATATTTACGAGCTTGATTAATATAATTTTTTCCATAAATGTAATTGATGGTGGCATTAAAACATTTATCATATGTTTTATCCCATGCATGAATCATATTTTCCCATTTTTTCTTCTGCCTTAATTTAATTACAATGCTTTTTGTATCAAACCCTAGTTCCGTTTCTATAAACGTTTCTACCAAAGAATCCTTTTCACCATCATTCATTATAATGGTTAATGTGATTAATGCTAATCCTGGCTTAATTGAAATTAATGTTACTTTCATTTTATTATCATTTTTTAATGGTACATATATTTCCATTTTCTCCATATCTTCGTTAATGCGTTCTTCCAAATCTTGCCTCACTGTTTTCATCTCTTTTCTTTTCGCATTAATATACTTTGGAACAATCCTTATTTTTTTCTTCCATCAGTAAGAAAATATAGTTTTTGGATTATTTCTCATACTTTAATGTGTATGTCCTAGTAACAGTAGCGGTTTTTTCCTACTGCTTATCTTCTACTTACACAATATATTGCAACTATCAATCTTACTCTTAGTAGTATATCAAAAAAATCTTTCTCTCTAACAACAAGAAAATATATTTCGTTTTCTTCTCTATTAAATACCTATTTCTTTTTTGACTTCTTCCTCTATCATTCTTGTTAAATAATCTAGGTTTTTGGTGATTGCTTTATCTTCAAATTGATTATATAATTTTTCCTTATCTTGCTCATTCATTTTATTTAGTATTTTGTGTATTTCATCTTCCCTATATTTAATGGTGGATGGCAATTGCTCCCAATTATTAAAATCTTCTCTCGCACGTCTTAATAATCTTTGGATATTATTGTTATATACAATATCCCCATAAGCCCACATATCGTTATTTTTATAACTAAAATACATACATATGGATTTCGTTTTTAGGTCATATATGCTTAAAGTTAAATATATACAAAATGTCATTGTCTTATTTATTTCAATGGATATTTTTTTTGTGCATTCTTCTTTTGTTAATATTTTGTTTACATCCCAAAAGTTATTTCCCATTTCCTTCGCTCCCCTTTCATCATATCAGAATATTCTTCTTCCGTCGTTCTAGAACATAATTCTATGAATCGCTCTCTTTCTGCTTTCCTTAATATCGTTATATCATTTATCGCAGTTCGTATATCTTCAAATGATTCATAATTAAAAAACTTGCTTAAAAAATTATTATGCGCAGTAAATATTAATAAACGTACTTTTGGAGAAAATCCAAAAGTAGTATATATGTTCATATATATGTATTTCGTTCCTTCTGAAATAATTAACGTTGATTGTATCGTAAACTCTCCATCTTCTATATAGTCACTTACTGTTTTTAAATGCCTATAATAATAAATTTCTTTTTTTATATGTACCCATTTCGTTTCCATTTTTCTTGCCCCTTATTTGGAGATGAAGAACTAATTGCCATGAAGTAAAAAAATTTCATGCATTAATGCTTTTACTGTGTTTTCATAATCTAAGTTCATTAATAGCTTTTTCGTTTCTCTTATCATATTATAAAAATGCTCTTGCTTTACAATTCCTTTTTCTATTAGACCTTTATGTAATCTTTTCCTGGTTAAAATTAAACTCGTTATATCCCCTATCAGTTGAATCGGTAATAATTCTTCCTTTACTTGATATTCTATTTTACTTTCTTCTATACTGTAATTAAATGTGCTCATCATTTCATGTATTTTTTTATCACCTATAATTACTCGTATCATTAATCCTTTATATTCATAATAACGAATATAAATTTTTATTTCCCATTCTTCATATTGATATGATTTGCATGATTCTATTATGCTCCATCCTAATGGCTTTGAAGGTGTAAATAATGTCGGCATAAGGTTCATATCCTCCGTTCTAGGGGTTATTTTATATCCCATACTTTTTTATATAGGATTTTTTAACTGATTCATGTATGGATTTTAATCTTCGTATTTCATTCTTTTTTTCTGTGGTTAATAAATCATTTAATTTCATCGTTCCTATAGTTTGCCCATTGGTCACTTCTAAATTCCATAACTCATTGAAATTAAATGGTTTTCCTTCTTTATCTAATGATGACAAAATTATCTTCTCTATTAGACTACTATCATATCTTTCATTCTTATATATAATTATAGAAGTGGATAATATACCTTCTTTCGGTGTTACTATACTTTCTATTAATATAGTATAATTCTCTCTTGCTTTCCATCCATCTATAATATAAAATCGTTCCCCATTCCATACTTCTGTCCAATTGTTTTTGTTTACATTATATGTCGATATTCCAAATGCCATTCGTTACACCCCATATCGTTATATATATGCTATATAGATAATCCTATATAATGTTCTTTTTTTGACCGGATTTTACTATATTTATTATAACATTTATAATGATTTTTGTCAACTAATTTTTAAAAATAATTGTTGACTTACTTAGACCTTCATAGAGCGATTTTGTTTTATAGGGTATATAGTTGTATGGATTGTGTGCTTAAATGCTCTCTATGCTAATTCCTCGAAGTATTATCGCTATAGTACGATTAATAAAAAAGAGAACTGATTCAAAAAGTTCTCTTTTCTTTGTATATTTATTTTTCTTCCCCATGTCGCAAAAATAAATGAATTAGTATATATATATACTAATTCTAAAATAGTGGATGATTGTTATAAAGTATATTTAGTGACTGAAAAATGGTTCTTATATATAAGTGAAATTATAAAGTACATGGATTCAAAAAGTGGAAGTACATAAGTAGCTGATTATATAAATAGAGAAGTATATAGACATAAAATAAAAAAGTGGAGGCAGATGGTAATATATTTAAACTATATAGATTGATTAATTTGTTTTGCATTATTTATAAAAGTATATAGAGTAAAAAATTCTATATAGAAGTGGATGATAAAAAAGTGGAGGTATATAAGCAAATAGATATAGGTTTATTAACCATGGATTCAAAAAAGTGTATAAGTGGAGAAGTATGAAGTGGATATGTATAAAGTAGAAGTGTATAAAAAAGTGGAGGATAATTGTAATATATCAAGTATAGGTAAATTCATTTTTCATATATAGATATTACCTTATCATAATTAATTTCCCAAAAAACGGCTTGTATATTCTTTTCTTTATATCGGCAATAAGGATTGTTATCATTCAAATCAAAAACCTTATCCCATGAATTTACTATTTCTTGTTGAAACATTTTAGCCATTCCTTTTTCCTGTGGCGTTAAAGTTTCTATATATTGTGGATTAAATATATCCAGCTCTTTTAATCCACATTTTTTTATTGCATCGCTAAAGTCATCATCTTCTTTTTGCGAATCAGAAATATATGCGCCATTTAATACAATTGTCCATATATCTGCATCAGACAATAAAACCTCATTGTCATTTTTGATTAATTCCAATAAAACATTATTTTTTCCTATTGAGTAATTTGGTATTGTATCTATCCATCCTTGACCTTTTTGTTTGCTATTAACACCATCTATTGCATACCATGCCCAGCGAGGATATTTAATGGAAAATTTTGGTTTTGTTTTTTCTTCTAATTTTGATGCCATAAAATCATATGCCATTTCAAATTTATAATATTCATTTGCCATACAGTTTTTATTTTTATCATCGCATACGAGCCTAGATTCTCGCTCTAACGTGTTTAATTCATCTTTGGTAATAACTGTCCATAGGTTCAAATAAATCACCTTACAATCAATATACGGCTAGATAAAGGCATGTTATAATCCATAATTGATAAATGTTTCATGTTCTGAACATTTTGGAACAGATTCAAAAATATAATCAATTATATCATCGATTGTATTAAAAATTAAGTTATTGTATTTTTCTTCTAATACATTGCTTTTATCCGTTATTTTAGAATGAATTATTTTATAAAGCATATCTTTTTGTGCCAAAACAACCAATGGATTATATATAAGATTGAGCATTACTCTGGTTTTATTTGGTAACATTATGGTTGTTTTAATTTTGATGCCATGACGTTCATTTAATGGTTCTTGAAAATGAATTTTATCAATAATAACATCTATGCATTCCTTTTTATAATGAAATCCACAGCGTTTATAAACATCAATATTTGATTTTTCCTCTCTAATTATTTCATTCATTATAATCCAACCTTACGTAAATATTTTTGTTTAGCTTCTTCTATTAAAAATTCTTTATTCTTTTTCCATGTCGGAAATGCAAAATTGTAAATAAGATTATTAAATTCTTGTTTGCTACCGAAATTATTTTGATGGTTATAATACATGAAACTTTTATATAATTCTTTTTCCAATTCGTTTTCATCTTTATTTATTTTTTTATAAGAAGTATATGATTGTTCAATGTCATTAACTTTTAATACCATTTTCATTGTCATTATGTTATTGGATACTCTCATTTTAATTAAAAGTCCAGCAACAACAGGAATCTTTATGTTTTTTTGAAAAAACGCAGAATGTTTTATTTCTTTTCTAAAAAATTTTTTAACAACAACGGTATAACAATTCAATCCAATCACCCTTTCATTTATATTATATCATAACTTTATGTTATTGTCAATAATATAAAAAAATGGATTGTATAAATTACAATCCATTGGTTATAAATATTTTTCGTTTCCATTCAAAAAAAGAAATATTATTAAACAATTCATTCATAAAAAGTTTAATGTCATTCTCTATTTGATGTTCTTCTAGTATTATTGTGGGTTTTATTTGGTTAAAATCATCAAATAGTTGTTGCTGAAGATTGCAAATGGCATTAAAGTCAATCATGTTTCTATTAGCATCTGTAGAATTATGATTATGAATACGGTTATACAATAAATATCTACTCATACGTGATACCGTTTTGAAAACACTTATAGAAATATTAAATCTTTTGTCAAACAATTCAATTTTATATATAAACAATCTGTCTATATTGTTTATTGTTACGATACCAGTTAAGGTATATTCATTTTTGCTTTCAGATTTCATTATTTGTTTTATTTTCATTATTAGATGCCTACATATTGTGAAATAAGTTTTTTTAATTTTTTTTCATCATAATATTTTGTCATCAATTCTAAAAAACAATTATAGACAACAAAACCAATAAATTTAGAACTCATACAAGTTTTTTCATTACAGTTTTTTACATTGAAAGACTGTAATGAATAATCAATGAATTTCAATAGGCTTTTATAATCAAAATCACTCAAATAATTAAACTCGTATCCATGTCCTTTATATTGCACCCGGTTTTTATCTAATACATTTGGTGTTACTTCAAAATAACATTGATAATGTTCTAATTCAACAAAATAAATAATAGAATACCCAATTGTGAATTGAACTTCATCATTTTGTTTTATCTTACCTGTATATTTCACTCCAATATGGGTTAATTCATTTGGGTCAAATCCCATATATTTTTTTATTTTTCTAGTTCTAACGTTGGAAATATAAGTTCCATCCATAATTACACCTCAAATTCCGTTCATTCTTCGCTCATATGTTCTAAACTTTTTAATATCCCAAAATTTAGTATACCATTCGGACATTATTCTTTTTAATTCTAACTTCAGTGATTCACTAGAAAAACTTTCAGAAATTAAAGATTGGCTAGTTAAATATATATCGTTATCTTTACATAACTCGCAAACGATGTTCATTAGATTGTCTATATTAATATTATCGCCATAATTAAATTTAATTGAAATCCACGCAACTGGATTGTCATTATCTTCTTCAAAAAAATTAAAGTCTATCAGGTTTTGTGAACGATTTGCATCTATCATTAATATTGTTGTTTCTAATTTCATTTTTTTTCGTTCAGCCATTATATCATTCATATCAGCATAATATAAATAAAATGTATATTCTTCTTTGATTATATTCGGAAAATGTTTAGAATTAACGTTTTTGTTTCTTTTTAGCATAAATATCACCTGTATTTGTTAAATATATTTATTCATTACTATGTATTATGCGCTTTTACTATTATATAGTATATCATATAATTATTCTTTTGTCAATAACATTAAAAAAAAGGCTATTGGAAAAACCAATAGCCTTTTCATTAGAAATCAGAACTACAGTCACAATTACAATCGCAATTACAATCACAGTCACAATTGCAGTCACAATCCGTATGACAATCACAGTCGCAGTTACAGTCGCAGTCGCAATCAGTATTGCAATCGCAGTCAACATTACAATCAGTGTTTATATCTTCCGTTCCCCAATCATTAGAAGCACCTGCTCCACCGCTAGACCCATCATCAAAACCCATTGACATGTCATTATTTTCTCGGTCAAATTCAGATATTTGTTGCTGATTTTCTTCTTCATTCATACGATTAATATCTTCTTGTTCTCGTTGGTGTCTTGCCATATCATCAAGCATGGTATCATCGTCACGATTATGGTTATTCAGCATTTCATTTGCAACCGCACCTGCAATTGCTCCACCTGCAATTCCTGCCATCATGCTACCAGTTCCATATCCACTATGTGAACTACTATCATTATGATTCTGATTGCGATAACTCGAATGATTATTATTAGTATTAGATTTATTGTGTCCATTAAATGATAAAGTATTACGTCTTGCTTCATCATATTGAATCTGAGAATAGTATTTTTTGTGTTGTAATTCCTCTTGAATTTGTTTATCTCTAGCATAATAAAATGTATCTCTATTGATTGGTTTTTGCATATCTTCTGGACTAAAAAATGATGGATATTCACCATATTTCAAATAAGAATCTAAAATTCCATTTTCAATCTTATCCAAATATGTAGATTCAGGTTCTTTCTGTCCAGTAGCATTATACCAAATACGTTTTAACCAATTAAACATTAAAAACACTTCTTTCTTTTTTTTCTATTATATTAGTTATTAAGGTAATTAATTAAATCATTTTCATTCATAATGGTTATTTTTAATTCCCTCGCTTTTTTGGCTTTCGATGAATTTGAATCAGGATTATCAGTTACTAATGCAAATGTTGATTTACTAATAGCACTAGCCACTTTATCTCCATTATCTTCAATTAGTTTCTTAAAATAACTTCTAGGATGAGATAGTTCTCCTGTAATTACAAAACTATTTGATGTTTTATCATACTTCTTTATATTTACATCAATAGGTGTTATATATTTTTTTAACTCCTTATATGCAGATATAAATTTATCCGATGTTAATTTCTCTGCATATGTTTTTCCTATACCTTTTATTTCAACAAATTCATTTACATTCTTTTTTTCTAAGGCTAATAATAGATTGGTATAGTTCATGTATTTATTGGCAAGCATATTTCCAACATCTTCACCGATACCTATAACGCCACATGAAGCAATGAATTTGTTCAAAGGAACATCTTTTCGCGAACCTTGTATTGACTCGTATGTTGATTTTGATTTCTTATCTGAAAATCCTTCCAGCTCTTTAAAATCTTCAATAACTAAATTAAACATATCCGTAATACAATTTACCTTACCTTGATTGATTAGTTTTTCAATTGCTTTTATACTTAATCCTTTTGCGTTAAGACATTTCTTTGAAAACACATAATTAATATTTGCAATTAATTTTCCTTGACAATTTGGATTATCACAATACAACTCAAAACCGTTTTGCTTATCAGATATTCCTTTAGTATTGATTAACATTCGTTTCTTTAATGGTTCATGACAAGAAGGGCATGTGGTTGGAGGTTTTAGCTCATAGCCATTTTCGTTATGCTTAATAACGTTTGCAATATGAGGGATGATTTGATTCCTTTTTTCAACAAGGATTGTATCTCCAATCATTAGTCCCAAACTTTTAATGATTGCCCAATTACTTAATGATGCTTCTTGAACTAATGTTCCATCAATAATTACACCTTCAAATTTGGCAAC